ATGTTTCTCGTGCTCTGCTTTGATTTTATCATATGTTTTCTGCTCAATATCCATCAGCTTTGTTTCTCCGGTTAATTTTTCGAGATTATCCGTCTTTATTAATGGTAACAATTGATCAACGTTATCTGCAGTAATAAACCGCATCTGGACATTCATAGTCAACAATTCTTGATATAATAATTTAAATGCATATGGCACATCAACAATGCTGAAACTGCGACCAAATCTACTGATAGGCACAACATTTAACGAGTTTTCTAAATTCCCCACAAATTTCAGAGGACCATCAACCATTGGACTTAAGAAAATATTGCGCGATGCATTATATACCGCTATAGTGCCAGATTTATTACATATTGCCATTCGAAATTGATCTCCACGAACCATCATTGATTCTCGTAAAAATCCAGACATTCCGTGCCCAATAACCGCGTCGCGGTCCATTTCTCCAATTCTCAAGCCACCATCATTCGCCCTACCACCCACCGTTTGTCTTGTTAATACAGAGCGCGGTCCACGGGCTCTGTAATTAATTTTATCTTTAACCATATGTTTTAATCTCATATAATATGTTGGACCAATGTAAATCTCTGTTTCCAATTGTTCACCAGTCATTCCATTATACATAATTTCAGTTCCAGTAGAACTATAACCTTGTTTTGTCAATAAATCTCCAAATATCTTATCTTTCGGACCTTTATTCAAAAATGCGGTGCAATCGCCAAAACCACCATAAACAGCACCGACTTTGCCTATCAAAGATTCTACCAAATGACCGATAGTCATACGCGAGGGAAATGCATGAGGATTGACAATTATATCTGGTCGAATGCCATCTGCTGTTGTTGGCATATCAGCTTCTTCTAACACAATGCCAATTGTACCTTTTTGCCCTGCTCTACTGGCAAATTTGTCCCCTATGGCTGGAATACGAATATGTCGTATTCTTACTTTTGCAAGACGCCTGCCTTCTTCGTCTCTTGTCATGAAAGACTTATCTATGTAACCTAATGTCCCTTTCTTTGGTTTTATAGATTCATCAATATAAGCATCAGAACTACTAACTGTATTTGTTGCCATTCCGATTAATATGGTTTTTTCGTTCACTAAGGAATTTTCTTTAATAAGTCCTGACTTAGGTTCCAACATACTGTAATCATATCCTGGTTTCTTTCCCACCACATTAAAATTATTGACATCCATGAAGTTTTTATCAATAGAAATATTCCCAATCTTGGTTTTTTCCTCATTAGCTTCATATGTTGACATATAAGTAGTTCTAAATAATCCACGGTCTAATGCATTTTTATTAATAATCACAGCATCTTCAACATTATATCCTGTGTAACACATTACCGCAACTATCGCATTCACCCCATATGGATGTTGTTCTTTAGTTACATAATCTAAGTATCGACTTTTGACTAGTGGTATTTGTCCATAATTCAGGAAATAAGAGGTTTTGTCCATGCGATTTTGATAATTTGTGTGAAAAACGGACACTGCCTGTTTACTCTGTCCACAAGAAAACAAATCACGAGGATATGGATTATTACTCGGATAAACAATTTGGTTTGCCATTACACTTAAAATAGCTGATGGGTGAATTTCCTTATGGGTAATTTTATTCTTAGTATAATTCGATTGTTCCTCCGTATACATGGCCAGTTTAACACCTTCCATTTCCTGTGTATCCAAATATTCAATAATTGCTTCGCTTTCTTTCAAATTAGCATCTTTACCATATAAGTCTGTTTTGTTATAAATTCTATCACTATTAATATTAATTTTTTCTTTTTTATTCCTTGTTCCTGTAATAGCTTCTTCCCAAGTTAAAGTGTCCGCTGCAATTTTATTCATAATTTGTTCTTGTTGGTAACTAATCGTATTTCCTTTTACATGAAATAAAGGATGAGATGGTCTGCCTGCCCCTGTTAATATTATTAATTCTTGTCGTTCAATATTCCAGCTAATACTTATATATGGACTAAATAACCCATTTCGTCGTTGGGTCTTTAAAAAATTATATAAATCCACAATATTATCTGTAGCACCAATCCAGGCACCATTTACAAAAATCTTTGTAGATTTGGAGAGAAATCCTATAGAACTTTCCTCTAATAATGTGACACCCAGGGATCGCAAATGTTTAATAAATGGATATCCAGATAATTTCGGGCTAATTCTTGTAAATATTGCCATGTGTTTGTGAAAACCAATATTTCCACCATCTGGTGTATGGATAGGACATAAAATACCCCATTGTGTACTGTTTAACCAACGAGGACCAACAATCTTCGCACCATCCGCATCAATGTGGATGTTTGTTTTTCTCAATTGTGCTATAAAACTCCAATAGGATAAGCGACTTAAATCTTGCAATAAACCAGGTCGTTTTGTATGTTTTTCCGAGCCCCAATCTCCTTTAAAAGCTTTACGAAATCCTTTTTCAACAACCCTGTCTCCAAATATCAAAGGTATGTTTTCTAAAATCAAATTCATAAAACCAGCTTGTTTATACTTTGCGGTTGATTTATTATAAAAATGTTCGTAATCCATTTTTTTATAAATGGATGTTTGTTGCAATTTATAATATTCCACAAATAAATCTCGTATTAGCATTCCCGAAACTTCGATTCTCTTATATAAATAACTGTCTCTGTTTGTGGGTTTTTCTGTACCAGTCGCTACTTGTAATAACCTATTAACGATATATCCTAAATACAGTGCTTTTTGCTTAAAATTTAATTCCCCAATATGTGGTAAAAAATAATTCATTAAAATCTCAATTGTATGACTATTTGATTTACCTTTTGTTAATGAAGCAATATAACCTAGAGCAGCTTGTTGTGTAAAAACCAATCCTGCATCGTGGATAGATGGTCTGAATAAATCAAGTAAATTTTCATTTTGATTAATATCCAATAAACAATATTCAATGATTTCTTTATCTGAAATAACACCCAGTGCGCGCATCACTATAAACAACGGGACCGGTTTTCTAACATTAGGAATAGATACTACAATTTGCGAGTTGGAAGAAGATGGTTGTTCCGCCACCATTCTTATTGATAATGTTCTTACTGGTTTTGAGGCATCTTCTGAAACAGACCGTATATTTGCAGAAAAACTATACATATCCGACGCTTTCTCTTGAATGTAAAGCGTATTGTCAGCAAATTTTTCTTGACAGATAATCACCTTCTCTTTTCCATCAACGATGAAATAGCCACCGTTGTCATTACGACATTCTCCCATATTATATCTTACTTCTGGAGAGAGGCTTTTCAATATACACATATCGGATTGAAGCATGATGGGAAATTTACCTAAATATATTTTTGGAATTGTTACTATTTCACTATGTTCATATACCACGTTATCACTTTCATTATATGATTTTATGAAAAATTCTACTTCTATATCAACATGGATTGTAAAAGCATAAGTCATATTTCTTAAGCGTGCTTCATTTGGATACATTATATGTTCATCATCATTATCGTCATAAATTACTGGTTTTCCATAATATAGTTTATCGGCGTTTTTCCCACCAATATACAAATAGGCTTGATGTTGAAAATCTTTACTTTTTTTGTGTTGATCTTTAATAAAACGAATTGGATTTTTTTCTTTTAGAACTTGTTTAATTCCATTATCGAAAAAAGCATTGTAAGATACTAAATGATGATCGATTAAAGCAGTTGGGTTATCTCGAAAATACGTACTGATAATTTTCCATGGTATATCATTAAATTGGTCCATTTCTGATATAAGTAAAGCATATATTTTTAAAACCATTCTTTATCAAATTATTAAATAATCAACTTAATAATTTATTGAGGTTGCGTCTGGATACCTGGTCGTTGCGATTTTTGAAAAGCGGCAACTTGTTGTGTAACGGCTTTTTTATTTTCAGTAAGTATTAACATAACTGCGCCTATCATCACAAACATAAATACAATTGGCAATAACACTAAAAACCAGGCAATACTCATAAATCCATTGTCGCATAGATATTTAAGAATATAAGTCCATATGACAATACTAATTATTTTCATTAAAAATGTAACAATATTGGTAAATGGAGTTGGAACTGAATAAACCCCAATTCTATAAATACGACTTTGCATCGCATTCTGACTCATAATTGCTAAAACACTAAACATTGATAAAAAAAAATATATTTGTGCAGGTGTACACAATGATTTAACCTGATTCTCAAAATTGTTCATTTCTTATTATAAATAGAGAAATAAACTTACGGGGAGTATTTTTTAGCCGATAATGCGCCACTCGCCAAAGATGTTGGGATATTAACAATTTTTGGTTTTGCTACCTCATTGTTTCGCCCGATTGGTTGAACGCCAGCACTAGTATTATCCGCCTTATCATATCCAAACCAAGTATTATAACCATCTTTAAGGACTTCACCTCCTTTCCAGTATACATCACGGACATCTGAAAATCCAGGCACATTATCTGCTAGAAATGTTGACATATTACCTCCGCGCTTGCGGCGACCACGGCCTCCCTTACGACTTTTTCCTCCTTTACGACTTTTTACTCCTTTACGACTTTTTCTTCCTTTACGACTTTTTCTTCCTTTACGACCTCCTTTAATTTTACCATGGTTGCGGGTGAAGCCACTTCCATAGGTATTTTTTGGAGGTGCAATAACAGCCTCTAATTTACCATAGTATTTTGCATCATTATTAACGCCTGGTTTATACATAGGACCAGGTGGGAATGCTTCCATTTTTCCTCCCCATCTTCCGTTGAATGGTTGTAAAGGTGACGTTATTGCAATACCTGGCAAAGCACCACCTCGCATTCTATGCTTAGTTTGACGTCTTTTACGAATCTTATGGTGTCTTGTTTTTGTTCGTTTATGTTTTTTGGTACTTTTGTGCCTTCTTCCTTTGATTGTCATTATATATAAGCTAGAGAAATTATTCGATATCAACATGTGTTAACATATGTCTACGACAACAAATTTTATTAAGACCCATTCTATCTAAAATTTTTCCTTCTGCCGTTTTTTCCATATTTGATTGGGTTAAATAAGTTACTTTACTAAAGTCATCGTTGGAGCTCTTAACTTTACGCACCTCTCTCACATAAAACCTATATTTATCTCCTAAAACCTTGCCACAGCTAAAACATTTTACTGGAATAATCATGATATATACTATACACGTATATCATTATCTATAAATCAATTTTTAATTGTATTTCTAAAGTTAGTTAGTTGCCTTTTTAACATCAGGTGCAGGGAATCTCTTATTTTTATAATAATAATCATCATAATCTTGTCCGTCATATGTGGCGCCACCTTCATCTCCACCAATACAGCTAAAGTTTTTACTTTTTTTCTTTTTAGCCCAAATACAACAATCCGCGCTGCCACAACTATCTTTTGTTGCTAATGCAATACAAGCCTTATTTTTATCTTGCAACCCTCCGCTACAAAGATTGATATTTTGAGTGGTAGTTTTAGGTTGACTAGCTTCTTGTTTTTCTTCTGCCTTCTTTTGAACACCGGATTCAATTCCGGAAATAGTGGCACTATCTGGCTCCTCTGAATCTTCGTTTGTATTTTCTTCAGGCTCTTTCGCCGCGTCTTCATCCATATTATCTAAATTCTCTAAAACTACCATTCTTTGCAATTTTGGATATGATTTTGGAAAGGTAATATTATTTAATACAATATAAACCACCATGCAGAATAATAGCAACACTACAAGTATGATATCTAAAATATGTTGTTTAATAAAATCAAATGCCATTGGAACAATATCTTTTGTCATTTATATATAAATGTATTTTTTTATTCTCGTTCCAGGAGTTGCATACCCTTAGTAGTTTTTGTTCGTCGTTTTTTTGTGTCATTTTTTGTTTCTTTATTATGACAAGATTTACATAAATTCATAATATTCGCTTTGTGGTTCTTATGAAATGTTCCTATAAATCCATCTTTATTAGCTAATTTTTGCGGTACTAAATGATGAGCATCAACGGCTTCTTCGCCACATTGTTCACAGTCCCCCTTCAGTTTTTTTCTATTATAACTCGTAGGATGCCTTGATAACACCGACTTATCATTGTCACGCTCCTTTCTTATATTATTTGCCAATTCTAAAAAATCATCCGGTAAATGCAATGATTTACATACTTCTAAACCATACATACTTATTCCTGGTCCATCCTGTAATTTTCTATCATATATTAAACAATCTGTTTCAGCATCATAATAGACTGCCATATGTTTAAGTGAAAGATTTGCAAGGTTTTTTAATCTATTTTCGTGTGTTATTTCATGAAAATGTGTGGCAAAAATAAATGACGCTTCTCTATTATGTAACTGAATAACACCCGCCATAAATATACTCATAGCTGAGGTAGTTTCTGTGCCACTACATAATTCATCTCCCAATACTAAACTATTTTTCGTAGCGTTATTAAGAATAGTGCGCAACTCAGACATTTCAACCGCAAATGTACTTAGTCCTTTAAAAAGATTATCATTTCCCAATATTCTTGTAAATATGGATTTATAAGGTTTATATATAAACTCCGAACAAGGAACAAATAATCCCGCTTGCGCCATAATAACGCAAATGCCTATAGAACGAATCAAAGACGATTTACCTACTGCATTGGTTCCATATAATAATATACCATTTTGATTTGTATCGATTCCCAATTCTATATCATTAGGCACATAAGTTTCATCCTCTTGCAAGTTTTCAATTAATATATGTCGCATATCTTTGGCTCGTAAAAAAGACTGTTTTGCTGAATCATCAATGACTGGCATACAATAATTGAATTTCTTAGCCAAATAGGCTTTTGTTGTAACCATATCTAATTCTGTTACATACTTAACAATCGTCTCAATTTGTTCACTGTATTCTTGTAATGATATAATGAATTTTTTATATACCTCCGTCAATTCTTCTTTCAAACTTTCTTTTTCATGAAAAATAGAATGATATATGGTATTAAGTTGAACACTGTCTAATCTAAAATTACTTTTCGTATGTTTAATGTATTGAACATTATGCGGGTTAAATACGAGTTCTCTCTCCTCGTTATTATAAGTTGAAGTATATTTTATTGGTTTACCCTGATATGTTTCTTCTTTTTTAAGTGTCTCCTTCAAAATTTTAGCGCGATTTCCAGTTATAGATAAAAATAATCCGTTTTTATCCGTTTCGTGAATTTTGATCATTTGATTTGTCTTCTTTCCTTTATATTTTACTATAAATCTCTCCAAATATAATCGCAAACACTCCAATTCATCCTTACTTTCTTCATATTCTTTCTCGAAATCATCTAGCTCTGCAAATATTCCTCTTTTAAAGATGTTAACATCAAACTTAACTGTTCCAATCTTGGATGCTGCTGTGAGAAGTATATTATCATCTAGTATTTTCATCAATTCACCACACTTCGTGGAGAGATTAGGACATTTAATATGTTCATTTATTCGTTCATCAGACTTTAAAGTTGTGTATATCTTCAATATAATATTTAAACTATTATGAAATTGACTGAGCTCAGCAGGAGCAACGCGCTGTAAAATCAGTTTTCGATATAATCTTTCAAAATCACCAATGGTTTTTAACTCGTTTCGTATATTTTCAAATGTTTCGTAATTATCACGTACATATTGAGTAATAGCATATTGCTTTTGCAAGTCTTCACTATTGCTGGTGGGGTTAATCAAAGTGTTGTGAAGTTTTCTTTTTCCCATAGGAGTATTGCATTTATTTAAAAAATTACTAATTGAAGATAAAACGCCTCTATGTTGTTGATTGCTAATTATGTTCAACTGTTTCAATGAATGATTGCCCAAAATAAGACGGTCTCCTTTATTATCGAATAATGGTTTCTTAATTTTCTTAACAAGATTAGGATTACATCCATAAATAAAGTTTAAATGAAAACAAAAAGCTTGCGTTGCTAGCTGATACTCATCCAAACGATGTGTCTGGCAAAATACATGATACTCTTGAATATCGTAAAATTGATGCAGTTGTTCTTTGATATAGGTTTGGTTTTCACATTTTTTAGCGATTGGTTGATGACTATTATTAACATCATCTAATCGAATCATATGAATTTTATCACATTCAATTTGCGAAAATTGTAAAATATCCCTAATTTCTTCATCAGAAGTTTCATATATTACTAATATTTCACTCGGATTATAGGAGGAATAAAATCGTTCTATTTCATCAAAGGTAGTTGGATTATGAAAATATTTTTCTCGATACTCGAAAATGTGCGTATCGCCTGTTAATATATCTATTGCAGACATTCCGCAAATTAGTTCAGGTGTTTTATTCAGAAGAGTTGATTTAGTTTTTTTTATCCACATACACATACTATAATTTGTAATATTCTTGGTGATATTATCAAAATCGGTGCCTGGTGAACAAATGCATTTTTCAAAACGAATTTTTGTTGGGTCGTCTGCTTGAACCCATATTACTATTGTAAATCCTTCGCTAGTCATCTTTGGTACATATTTTTCCAAACAATAATCAGGAAACCCAATCATCCACACATCAGTTCCTTTATATTTTATATTTTTTTCCTTCATACAAAAATCACATATCCTACTATATTCGGTGTAGTATTTGTTAAGAAATTGCCCGTCCTTTTTATACCCATATGTTTCAAAAAAAGAACCGCACTGCAGAAATACCAATGTTTTCTCACCATATTTTTTGCGAGCCTTTGTTTCAATATCGTAAAATTGTTCGTGAATACCCATCTAATATAATATTTGGATAGACTTTAAATATATTTTATTTATAGTGTTGGTTGTCTGTCTGCATGTAGTTATGTAGTAAAATGTCAGCATTTTTATTATAAATATCTCCCGCCAGAAAGCTATCCTCATATAATTTCCTCAATATATTTTCAGGGGCGGCAGTGCCTGCTTTTATTAAATTATGTTTGCGCAGATAACTTTTAACTTCTAATATACATTTGGAATGTAGTATTTTATGTTCTTCTCTTATTTTCTTTCTAGTTTTACCTGATTTCACTAACACTCCAACTTTATCTCCTTTTTTCCCTAATTTAAATATTTTAATAGTGCGTTTCATATTAACAGTTTTCAATATAATTTCTTTTTTAGGTACCGCCATAGTTTCCTTTAGTTTATTAAGTTTTTCCCTTCTCTCCAATACTTCGGTAGTAGGAGGTGGTTTTGTTGGTAATACTAATGTTTGTTTTTTATAAGTATTATCCTTTTTAAGTGTTTTTATGTACTGCGAATATGTTGGCTTTGTTCCGTTTTTTAAACAACCATACGGTAGCGCAACAGAATCATTTGACTTTGTTTGAACCAATTGCGGTGGTTGTTGAATGAGACTATTTGTCGCAGTGCTTGGAGCCTGTGTAAATGGTTGCGTATTTATTATTGGTGCTTGTGGTGCTTGTGGTGCTTGTGATGCTTGTGGTGCTTGTGATGCTTGTGGTGCTTGTGATGCTTGTGGTGCTTGTGATGTTATTTTTTCTTTTTTCTTGATGGTTCTTTTTCGTTTATCTTCTCTTTTTTGTTTAATCATAGTTTGTAGATAATTTAAGGATGAATTAAAATCATTTTGGAATTTATCTAGATTATCAGTGTCAGATTGTTCACTTGTTTTTTCGCGTGTTTGTTGATGATTTTTAATTCTAGATAAAAGTTGTTTTTTTAAATTATTAGGTTTGATTGTTTGTCTTAAATCTGATCGTTTTTTTTCTTGTGCCTGTTTTCTGGTTTTTGTTCCTATTTTAAAAAAAGCAGGGTTGATTTGAATTGTTTTTCGTTGTTTTTCCATTACTAATAGTTATAAACAGAAAAACAATGAATTAATAACCCAATTAAAGATACATATGTTCAATATGACCATTTTTATTATCGCGTTCTTTAACTTCATTATTATCAATAAACATATCGTATCCTTTTTCAATATCCTTCATAGTAAGTTTCATTTTTTCTTCTTTCGGTTTACAAAATACGCGACGACCGTGTGCAATTTTGGTCTTTGATAGCAAAGTTTCCATATCTCTCCCATAAAAGGTAAAAGTATCCATTTTGGATTCGAACCATTTATCGTGTATTTCTTCTTTGAGGGTCCAACCGGCATCATTAATCTTTTTCTGAAATATTTTATTTAATTCAGAACCATTATAATTATCTGTTTTAAATCGCCAAGGGAATCGTGAATTTAATCCTTGGTTATAGGCAAAGAAACAATTTTTAAGGTCTGTTTCATATCCTGCTATAATAACCATCAATTGGTCTTTATGGTCACTTAACCCTTCACATAATGTGTCTATGCACTCTTTGGCGAAACTATCTCTTTTTTCTTTATTTCCTAAAGCATATGCTTCATCTATAAATAATACACCACCCAAAGCATCTTTTATGACATCTCTTGTTTTGATGGCAGTTTGACCTAAATATCCTGCAATTAAATCAGTTCGTGTTACTTTTTTAAAATACTTTTTTTTAAGTATTCCTAATGAAGAGAATATTTGCCCCATAATTTTAGCTATTTCCGTTTTACCTGTGCCAGGAGGTCCATAAATACAAGTATGCATAAAATCGTGATTTACCGCATCTTTATTAATGTGTAAATTTTGTACGAAGTATATAATTTGGTCTACGATGGAATCCTTAAGACCATTCATTCCAATCATCTCATTCAATTCAAATAATGGTGCTTTAATATTATGAATGGACTCCATATTGATATTATATTCAATGTAAGGAGATATAGGATTATTTTCTATAAGCTCTAACAAATCAGCAATTCCATTGACCTCGCGATCTATAATTCTGAGTTCTTTTTTAATTTCCGGAGGAGGAAACGGTATAGGTGTGTTCCAATCAATATTTGGTGGGATATATATCGATGATGAACGCCCATGTTTAAACTTATGAAACGGTGGAGGAGGAAGTTTTCTTTGTGGTACAATTTGTTTACTATCGGGTGACGAATTATTAGCTGAATCATATTTTTTTGTTATTTGTAATAATAAATCATCTAGGGCATCTCTTACATTTAAAGTAGTATTAAAGGACACTTGTTTTTGGGGATTTGATTGCTCATTTAAAGTTGATTTTAATTTGAATAGATTGTCCATTTTTATATTTTGTGCATTTTGTTTTCTTTCTTTGCGAATATCATCAATAATTGAATCTAGTCTCATAGTAAAACTATCACCCCTTTTTTTTATATTATTATTATTATTATCTTCTAATAATAAAGTATTTTTATTCTTCTCCCAACCCTGTAGGGGGTCAAAAAGAGGATTTATAACTATGTTCCCACTATGATCTAGAAACGGATAATTGTTTGAGATATCTTTAATAAAAAATAGTAGATTTTTTTTAAGATTCGTTGGATTTTTTGGCGAATTGTTCATATATATCTACTGTTATATTAATTATGACAAATAATTTAACTAGATTCATAAGTTTACAACAAGTAAGCTATCACCAATTATTTCTTTTTTTTTGCACAGCCGTATCAATTTTTAAAATCGAATGATTCAAACCATACCCTTGTAATTGGTTCTTTGCTTCCAACGCGTCAGATTTCGAAGAAAATGAAATAAAAGCAAAACTACCATTTCCTCTGTAATCAGTCATTAATTTGACACGTGTCAATTGACCGAATCGAGAAAACAAATCACCAAGTTCATTTTCAGTTGTCTCAAGACTAACGTTGGTAATCCGTAATGTATGGAAATCCTTTTCTGTAATTTCAGCACCGTATGCTATTTTTTTATCCGCACCGTCTCTTTGTCCAGGCGGTATATAACGGTTATTTGTGACAAGCAAGTCACTTTGGATTTTTTTCATAGAACGTTCCATTCTTGTTTTTTCCATATTTTGCAACATACTTTCAGCTACATCTGTCTGTTTAGCGAAGGGCGATTCGATGAAAACATCTGTTGTTGTATATATTGTGACAGCAGGATCAATTCCGACCTTATTTTTAGCAGCACCAAAGTGACTCATATTATTCTTACGGTGCGTTATCCTTCCCTCTCTTGCATTTTTCACTCGTTCTTCTCGTGTGCTCATTATGATTTCAAATAATATATTTATAAGAATACATTGGATAGTTCAATTTTATATTGGTTTAGAATATGGCATAAAAGTATAACTTGAATAAGAAGTGGTCTTTCAAATATTCAAAACCATTTAAAGATAAATTGAAATATAAATTAACCTGATAATGAATGATAATCCTCAAATGTCAAGCAAAAGTAAGAACAATGCAATGGAAGAAATGCCTTGGAGTATAATTGAATCTTATTTTGATGGACAACATTTAACAAGATGTGTTCGACATCAATTAGAATCATATAATCATTTCGTAAATCACGAAATTCAAAAAACAATAGATATGTTTAACCCTGTAACGATTCATTCTGAACACGATTACGATAAACAATGCGATAAGTACACATTGGAAATGGTTGTTACATTCAGCAATTTTCATATTTATCGTCCTCAAATTCATGAAAATAATGGAGCCACAAAACTGATGTTCCCCCACGAAGCTCGTTTGCGCAATTTTACATACGCGGCATCGATGACCGTAGATTTAAATCTTAAAATCATTAGACGCTTTGGAGAAACTCTTACACAAACAGAAACATTTTATAAAACACTTCCCAAAATTCATATTGGCAAAATGCCTATTATGGTAAAATCGGATATATGTGTATTAAAACAATATAAACATCTAGATCATAAAATTACTGGTGAATGTTATGTAGATGCTGGAGGGTATTTCATAATTAATGGTAGTGAAAAAATTGTAATTCCACAAGAAAGAGCCGCAGAGAATAAAATATATTGTTTCAATATTAAAAAAAATAATAATAAATGGGAATGGTTGGCAGAAATCAAATCAGTTCCCGATTATAAATGTATCTCTCCAAAACAAATTAATATGATGATTGCTCATAGAAATAACGGATTTGGTCATCCTATTTATATACAAATCCCCAGGATAAAACAACCTGTTCCACTATTTATCTTATTTCGTGCAATGGGCATTGTATCAGATAAAGCTATTTGTGAATTGATTATCCTAGATATTGATGATGAGAAAATGAAACAAATGTTGTTCGGACTCAAAGCATCTATGGTCCAAGCAAATAAACATATTACGCAAGAAGAAGCTCTAATGCATATTGTTGATTTTGCAATGTATACTCCAATTAATATGGAAAAAGAAGCGGGGGAAAAGAAAAAAAAAGAATTTACAATATCTGTACTAGAAAATGATTTATTTCCACATTGTAAATCTGATATTCAAAAGAAATATTTTCTTGGATTGATGACAAATAAATTATTATCTACCAGTTTTGGATGGATTCTGCCTTCCGACCGCGATTCTTATATTAATAAGAGGATTGACCTAGCTGGAACACTATTAAACAATCTATTTCGTAATTACTTTAATAAACTTGTAAAAGATATGCAAAAACAAATTGTTAGAGAAATTAACAATGGCTCTTGGAAATCTACTGAAAATTATTTGAATATTGTAAACCAAACAAACGTTTATAAAATTGTAAAATCAACCACCATTGAAAATGGCATTAAACGAGCATTGGCTACTGGAGATTTTGGAATTAAAAATACCAGTTCATCAAAGGTTGGTGTGGCACAAGTATTGAATAGACTCACATATATCTCTAGTCTATCACACGCGAGAAGAATAAATACACCCATTGATAAAAGCGGCAAGTTGATTCCTCCTAGAAAATTGCATAATACACAATGGGGATACATATGTCCGGCAGAGACGCCAGAAGGCGCACCTGTTGGTGTTGTAAAGAATTTAAGTTATATGGCTCATATCACTATTCGTTCTAATAGCAATCCTTTGTATGAAGTTATGGAGGGATTTATTACACCAATTGAAGATATGGGTGTAAAAGAGTTGTTTAATAAAGTAAAAGTTATTATTAACGGTAACTGGATAGGAATTGCCAAAAAACCTTATGAATTATATGTGTCTCTGCATAATAAAAAATACAAGGGTATTATTAATATTTACACTTCCGTTGTATTTGATTATACAAATAAAGAAATTAGAATTTGCAATGAGGCCGGTCGTCCTACACGCCCTCTGCTTAAAGTAAAAGACAATAAACTTATTATTACACCGGAAATTGCTGCAAAAGTCAAAGATAAAAAAATAAAATGGGCAGATTTGCTCGTAAATCATGAAGTGCACGAATCAATATTGGAATATATAGATCCCGAAGAGCAAAATTTCGCGATGATTGCAATGACCAGACAACATCTTAGTAAAATGGACAAATTCAATTATACTTATACGCATTGTGAAATTCATCCCAGTACAATATTTGGTATCCTCGCTTCGTGTATTCCATTTCCCGAACATAATCAATCCCCCAGAAATACATACCAGTGTGCGATGGGAAAACAAGCAATGGGGATGTATGTTACTAATTTTAAAAATAGAATGGATAAAACAGCATATATTTTGAGTTATTCAATGAGACCATTAGTAGATACTAGATTGATGCAGTATATTAAATTAGATAGAATTCCGTCCGGCGAAGTTGTCATGGTTGCAATTATGAGTTACTCTGGATATAATCAGGAGGATAGTATTATATTTAATCAAGGTGCGATTGACCGTGGGATGTTCGCTGCTACCATTTATCATACGGAAAAAGATGAAGATAAAAAAATTCATGGTGATGAAGAGATTCGTTGTAAACCAGACAGAACAAAAACAAAAGGTATGAAATTTGGCAATTATGATAAATTAAATAATAAAGGTGTCGTCGCTGAAAATACTTTACTGAACAATAAAGATATTATTTTAGGGAAAGTAGTACCCATCAAAGAAAATAGAAACGACCATACAAAGGTTATTAAATATCAAGATCAAAGCAAATCATTCAGAACAAATGAAGAATGTTATGTTGATAAAAATTATGTAAACTGCAATGGCGATGGTTATACATTTGCAAAGGTTAGAATTAGGGCTTATCGGAAGCCCGTCATTGGAGATAAATTTAGTAGTCGCCACGGACAAAAAGGCACAATTGGTATCATTTTACCAGAAAAAGATATGCCCTTCGATGAAAATGGGTTAAGACCAGACATCATAATTAACCCTCACGCGATTCCTTCTCGCATGACAATTGGTCAGTTGAAAGAAACTTTACTAGGATGTGTTCTATTAGAATTGGGTTTGTTTGGCGATGGAACAAGTTTTAATAATTTCCCCATTAAAGATATTTGCAAATTGATGACGCAACATGGTTACGAAGCACACGGAAACAAAGTATTTAATAATGGAATGACTGGCGAACAACTTGAAACAAGCGTGTTTTATGGACCAGCATTCTATCAAAGATTAAAGCATATGGTTAAAGATAAACAACATAGTAGAGGTCATGGTCCTATGGTGGTGTTGACGCGTCAACCAGCGGAAGGTAGAGCACGAGAAGGTGGTCTCAGATTTGGCGAGATGGAAAGAGATTGTATGGTTTCGCATGGAGCTAGTAGATTTACCAAGGGAAGAATGTATGATTGTTCGGATAAATTTACTACTTATTGTTGCAAGAAGTGCGGGATGTTGTCCATTTATAATGATAAAAAAGGAATTCATTTATGCAAAACTTGCGATAATCGAACAGACTTTGCTCAGATTAATATTCCATATGCTTGTAAATTGTTATTTCACGAGCTTATTACAATGAACATTGCTCCAAGAATCATTACTGAATAATTCTTACATAATTTAGGTTATAAAATTTTTAATAATAAAATAATTACAATATATCAGATGCAAGCGGTAACAATTACAGCTAGACGATTTTTTGAAGATGGTAAGACTTATTTAACACAACATACGCGATTTAAAGATAAACATACTTTTGAAAAACGATTATTGGAATCCAGTAGAATTATGGAAAAATATCCAAATAGGATACCTATTATTTGCGAATATGTGGGGAGAGGAGTTCTGGATATCGACCGGAAGAAATATTTAGTACCTTTAGATTTATCAATGGCAGGATTTCTCTATGTGATACGACAAAGAATAAAAATAAAACCTGAACAAAGCATCTATCTTTTTGTTGGAGATTCTGTTATGGTCACGGGCAACCAAACTCTGGGAACGGTTTATGAAAAGTATAAAGATTTAGACGGTTTCCTATATACCTGCTATAGTGGAGAAAATACTTTTGGATAAAAATAATATTGTTTGTATATATATAAATGCCTTGTGGACAATACCCCTACGGACTTTGCAGAACAAATAGACAACGAGGGATTGCTAGCCGCCCTTCCATCGGTCGTTTAAGCTATTTACAACGCCAAACTAAACCGATGCCAACACGAAATTACGGCAGCGAAGATGCCCGGTCACGCGCCATCAGACGACGTGTAGCAAGAATTAAAACACCATCTACTGATCAATATGGTAACTCAGTTAACTATGGATATGGTCCTCTTTTCGGATTAAGAAAAGGCATTGGTAGCACTTGGTTGCCATCAGGTCAATGCAAGTATGTCTTTAGCGCAAATGGTGGGTCGGGCGAAGATGTCACCTACTGGAAACGCGTGATGGGCGGATCTATGAATATTGTAACCACCGGAGGTGGTGGACCAAACTCATGTGGATTGGTTGTTTGTATAACCGGAACTCAAACCATTGGTCAAAACTAAATCATAATTTATTCTACTCTATTATTATAATGAATAAGTTATTAGCAGAATTTTTAGGAACTTTACTTTTCTTATATGTAATTTTAGCAACAGGCTCAGCTATTCCAATCGGTATTGCATTGATTGTATCTATTATGATTTTCGGACCATTCTCTGGTGGAAACTTTAATCCAGCTGTTACGGTTATGATGGTAGCCAAAGGAGCCCAACCAGCATCCGATTTGCTCCCGTACATTGTTGCTCAAGTGGCTGGAGGTTTAGCAGCTTTGGAATTATACAAACGCGTTAAAATATAAATTCTATATATTTTCTAATCAAATATATATAATGGGAAGAACAAGAAAAGGAGGTTCCAGAAAAAAAAGAGGAGGTTTTTTGGAAGCACTTAAAGCAGCGGCCAATAACCAAGCAGCTCTTATCTCAAATGACTTGAAAGAAGCAGCAGATAAAGCTAAAAAAATGGCGATGGACGCACATCGCGGCGTTATAACAAATATAGACGACGCACATCGCGCTACTATAAAAAATATAGACGAAGGGAAAGTCAAAATCGAACAAACAGTCCATGATGCAACTACACAAGCACAAAAAATCGCGTCAAAAACAGGAGCCACAGCATTGACAGGCAATACACAAGATGTATCTAACCCACTTCCTGCAATAACAGGTGGTAATCGCCGCAGAACTCGCCGAAAACTCCGAAAACGCAAAACTCATAAGAGAAAACATCGTGGAAAACATAGTAGAAAACGCAAAACTCATCGGCGTCATCATTAAATTTATATAATTTATTTTAGCAATTATATATATATATATATGTCAGTTTTCAAACAACCTTTAGATTCATTTATGTCACGCCCTCCGGTAGCAATACCACGCCCTCCGGTAGCAATAATACCAGTAGCAAGAAAACTTACAACCGATGATACACTAGCTAATCTTAATGAAGCACAACGATTACATTATGCAGCAGAAGATGAAAAAGAAAAACAGGATAAACAGTCTGCCGTAACCAAATCGCGAAATACATTAGCAGCAGCATCGGCTAAAGTACAGGCAGCAAAAGCATTAGAGGGTGAAAGAAAAGAAGAAATGAATGTCATCCCAGACGACGAAGAGAGAAAATTGGCGGTTATTGAACAACATAATGCTGCAGTAGCAAAATTGGCGGATGCCAAGGACGCTTATGCAGCAGCAGAAGCGGTGCACAAAGCTGCGCTGGCCAATGCCCCGACAGGAGGTAGACGTAGAAGACGCCATACTCGCCACAAAAGAAGAAAATCTAAACATCGTAGCCATAAAAGACGCACGAAGAAACACCGCAAAATACGCACGAAGAAACACCGCAAAATACGCACGAAGAAACACCGCAAAATACGCACGAAGAAACACCGCAAAATACGCACGAAGACACGTCGTCGGTCTCGTCGCAGATAGGTTTATTAACTTCTAATAATTACTATACATGTTTAGAGTAATTATTAGTTCAATAATAATGGTTATATCATTATTTATAGGATTCTACCCTCACACGGAAAATTGTGGCATATTAAAACTCGTAGGTTATCAACAATGTCCGGGATGGAAATTTCATATCATTTTAGGCAGTTTATTATATATTTTAGCAGTTTTCATATCCCAGAAAGATAAGTTTGATTTAATTACTTCTTATGCATCATCTTATACATCAGATACACTAAAAGAAGTCCAAATCCAGTAAAATACATATTTGCAAATACTGGTACTGCAGTTTTAGATTTCTTTTTTCGCTTCTCTCCACGAAGAATTCTATTTCCTGATAAAAACCCTTCTGATCTCTTTTGGTCAGCCTCATACTCATTAATTTCTGCTATAGCTACGTGTCCACTGGTAGGGTGATTGGCTCTATCGTCTCCTTGCACGGGAAATTTAACTTCTTTACAATCAGGTGTCGCTCCTTGCTGAAAGGCAGAAAACATACTCATCGGGTTTAAAGATCCAGCATCTTCTAAAATACCAGGTAAGAGACCTTTGAATTCTGTAAAATTCACACCTAACCCCGAAGATATCAATGGTATATTGCCAGTGGGCACATTATCAATATAGATATATCGAGGAACAACTTTTTTAGTTTGTACATCTTTGCAGTTACCGGCCGTTTTAACATAAAATCTAGGTCCTAAAGGTCCACCAGTATCAGAAGCCGGTCCTCCTCCTGCCACCAATAATTCGACATAGTTTATAATACCGGCGATATCTTTTGCCATTGCGTCCATATTGCCAGCACTACTTGCACCCATTGCCCCCGGCGTTCGAATATGTTTATAATATTTATAATCGGGTCCGAGCATACTTTGTTCGAGACCTACTGCTCCATTTGCTATTTTATCAAAGAAATTTGCCATGCTTATATAATAGTTATATAAAAATGTCTGTTATTATATAGCTATATGGAAACTCAAATAGAATGTAGAATTTGTATGATAGGCGGCGATGAAGAAAGTTTAATACAACCGTGTAGATGCAGCACTTCTCACGTTCATGAATCTTGTTTGCAAAAATGGAGAAATCTAAACACCAGTAATGAAAAATATATAAAATGTGAAGTATGTAAAGCATACTATGTTATATTACGAGACTATCCAAACGAAACATTTGAAATAATAACTAGACCAACCCGCATTACCTGTCCGTTATTTTGCGTATATACTGTGTATTTGCTCTTGGGGTCAACGCTGGTATATGCGCTGGATATGTTATGTGGTCAGGCATCGTTGGTTATATTAAATGGAGGAAATGGCAATGATATAATTAAAGTTGATAATATTAACTTGTCTTGGTTTATTTATTATTTAAGCTACACGTCATATATTTTTTGCATGATATTTTTTGTGCACATTTTATTTGGGGTAAAAAATCATGTTCACAGAAAACAATTTTATATAAAAAAAACAAGATGTGATTTCTGTGCTTACTTTATCTTGTCTTGGTCATATTTTTACAATTTTTACATATTTTATAAAGCATTCAACATGGCTGACCTATATATGTTTACATCATTGGCGAGTGTTCCCATAAATTTTTTCATTATGAAAAGAGTATCGCAAATACACGATAACACTATAATGGAATTGAATACCAATAATGTGGAAACCATTAGGTCTGTAATTTATAATCCTTTACTAAACATTATAATACCTGAGGACGAGAATTAACTGCCCGCAGCTTTATCTAATTCTTCTGCTTTTTGATTTTTTGCATCATTAACATCTTTTACAGTAGATTTTATAGTAGTAGCATTTTTTGCTACATCTTTTTTATTTTTGGTAATCTGCGTATTAAATCCTTTTACTTGGGTTTGTAATTCCGATAGGCGCGCTTTCATATTTTTTTTAAAATCATTTATTTCCGTTTGTTGTTGCTCTACGGTAGCCGTGTTTTTGTATGTCAAGTCGTCCTGATCTTTGTTGCAGTTGGCTAAACCTTCTATATCAGTATTTATGAAATGTTGAATAATTAAATACATCATAAAAAAAATTAGAATTAATGTTAGCGGCATTTTATATATAAATTTATTATTTATCGGGGTTAAGTGAATCGGCCATTTGTGTAACGTGTTTTACATTTAATTTAATACCTTTCGTATTATTATTCATTTGGGCTTCTTCTGATGTTATAAGTTTAGACACCTTGTCCATTAAAGCTAATATTTCTTTTTTGGTATTTGCCATTATTGTTTTTGTGTAGGAAGCAGCTTGTATATTTTTTTGCACAGCTACTGTTTTACATCCACTACCCGTATCAGATGGCGTTTTGCAACTATTTTCTAAACCTTCTTTAGTTGTTAAAATAAAATGATTTATGATTAAATAAGAAAACATAAATATCAAAATGTATACTATTATCTTGTTCATAGTATATATTTATTCGATTTTTATTTTCTCCACTGGTTATATATGAATAATGTCAAGAAGAACAGAACCGGATTAAGACTACTAGGTTCAGTCAGTGGTAATTATAGTCGATTTACCATGAATAAAACCCAACAAAATCAACCTGTATATTCCAAGGTTCAACCAAGATGTCCCGGGATAAAAGGGCAAAGAGGTGAAGAAAATTGTGCAGGATCAAATACTAATGTAGGCTGCAAAACCTGTTATGGATGTACTTACACGTTTGATGTATCAAGTAACGCATTTGGCGGAGCTTACCCCTCCTATGGTAGTTTTGCTAGTGTAAATTTAATTGTAGATAATAGTAATAATCCTCCATGTGAATGGCAATATAATGCTATTGTAGAGGGTTTCAATGTTAATGGTGGTCAGCAACCTTTAAAAAATGCAAGCGTGACAATTAATATTGAAAATAATAAATGTGTAGGTGATATTTCTGGTGTGTATTTTTATGCACCTGTTGGGGGTGCTAATGGTGTTTATATAGGTCAATTTAAGAATTGTAATAACGAGACAGAGGATATTTCAGGAAATGAAATGTCAACACCAATAGCAAATTTATTTGCTATAACGGCTAAAAGAATGGGGGCGCCTTATAGAAATCCTATTGCAGGATGGAGAAATAGTTTAAATTGTAATTATAAAGATTGTTCAGGTGGTGTTGACGGTGGTACTTCTAATTGGGGTAAACAACCAACAAATACCGTATATAAAGATAACTATTCGGGAGGAATAGTTAATAATATTAGCGGTGGTGGATGCTGTGCGAAAGATTGCTCCAATAACATAGTGCATCGACCAGGTATTGAGGGACGAACACACAGACCCATTATTCGCTCCGGTATGCAAGAGAAAAGACCGTGTTGCATAGATATAAATGGAAAGTGCAACAAAAAGAATGATTATAGTTTTAGCTATCAACAGTATCTAAATAATAGCCGGTGTATGTCGTATGAAAGAAGTTTGGAGAAATATGTAGTGCACGGATCTGCCGGGTGTGGGATTGATAAAAATGGTAAAAAATACTGTAAAAATTCATACAGAAAATCGTCGTGCTGTGAATGTGGTTGTTCAGTATCCCCATCAACAGGTGGGTGCAGTAACAAAGCTGAAACCAAAACAATATACAAACCAAGTAACAAAAAGTTTAGTCATCAAGGTGCCGTTTCTTCTGGTAGTCGGTTAGATAGACTTAAATTGGATGCCATAAGAGCTTCTAATTCTAAATGCGTCAAGGGCAAAAGGTGCGAAGTCATTAAAAGTAAATTTACTGATGGTGGTACATATGAAGTGCCTAATGGTAAATATGATGCTGGTAAGCCTCGATTTACTGGCTGGATGTTTAACGGACATCATCAGGAAGTGAAAGGAAGAGTGTATAATATGGTTCGCTACAATCAACAACCATTGGGCATTCCTCAATTAACAGCACATAGACTCACTCTTTCACAGGGTGGTAACGGGTGTGGTCCCAAGCAATGCTTCCCTCGCACATTGAATTTAGGTTCAAATCGTCCAACTGCTGCTGGTAACAGAGCAAGAATTCCGGGTTCTAAATGTCCTGATGGAAGTGTGAATCCATGTAATAAATGTGGCGATAATTCTATTGCTCCATGCAATAACATACCTAATCAAACTGGTCAAGGAGTGCCTTGCTGTTAGCATTAATTAAAACTACTTAAATATTTCAACTAGTTTTAATATATAAATGGGAAGCTCCGCATCAGTAATGAAATCTAAACTTATAAAACCAGACGATTGTTCACAAGAAAATTGGAAACAAATTCTACGACTGTTTGATAGATTGGACAGCGACGGAACACAGTCCATAGAGGATGGAGAATTAATGGGGAATATTGCTATTCTTCATGTGGATAATAATATTAAACGCCTCCGCGATAATAAACGCGCGTTGGTCAATAAATTGGAGTTTGCGAAAGAAAAAATACTCTCGGATTTAGAAATAAATATCAAAAAATTACGCAAAGAAGCCGAAGAAAGTATTAAGATTTTAACAGATGATAATTATAAAATCACCACCGGAACGGACGCCTCTATTGCAGTGTTAAATAATATGACATTAGAAGAGAAAAGTCAGAAAATTAGGAAAGCAATTTGTGGAAATAAAGATTGTATTGAATTTTGGGATTTTTACAATTATATGAAAACGCGAACGGATGATATTCCAAATATTATTTGGTAAGATTATCATTTGTATTTTCTTTGTCTTATATAAATGTGGCGTATAAAACGAAGAAGAACAAAACCAATAGAAAATAAAGCAAAAACAGGCGTGATATATCCAAAGTTCAACGCAACATCAAAACCAAATCGATATGTAAATAGAAATACTTATTTAGATGTTAAATGCAACAAAAATCTAGGAGCTGGATGTACTATTGTCGGGTGTCAGTGTTCAGGTCCTGGTTCATTAGGTTATCCCTCTCCCAAAATTATCTCTTTCTCTGATATTACTGATGGTAGTGGTACCGGTGTGGCAGATTATAAAAATCGTGTAAATACAATTGGTCCAGCTACATTTACTGATATTACGACATGGTATGGTCCGGCTATCAATCTTGGGACGACCTACGAAGGCGTGTTTGGGGTGACCAATGGAAATTTTAGTCTACTGTTGCCTACTTTTTATAATCATATTTCTATTACATATAATAATCCCCATCCTGGTAGTGGGTCAGATGCTGTATATATATTTATAGGTGGTGTAGGTAGTGGCGCATTACCTATTGAAAATCCGTCACCTGGACAGGAAGTGAATAAAATTACAAATGGAACAACCGGTGCATCGCAAACTTATGGGCAAATTTATCAATCTGGAGACTATTTAAAAATTCAAGAAAAAGCATCTGTTATTACTACAGCACTAGTTATAGAATTAACTTTTATATCAAATACTTATTGTTGCAAAACTACCCCTTATCGCAATCCGATTTTGGGCTATAGGAAGCATTTGGTAGATTGCTCTGGTCTTTCAGGATGTGGGTATACCAATGATGTATCTGGAAATGTTTACAAAGACAATTATGCAAAATCTTGCACAAATCCTTTAGTATGCTATAATCCAGTAATTAAAAGAACACAAAATCGAAATGGTTGTGTGAATGAATCCTATAATTATAGTACAAATCAATACTTAACTCGTCGTTGTCTTACCTTTCCTCAACAAGAATTTAATTTCCAATCCCAAGTGCCAGTAGATGCTAGTGGATGTTGTACAAAATTTAGATCTTGTGCAAATTGTCAATATAAAACGGACGGTTGTGATTGTTCATCAAATGGGTTCTGTATCGGAATCAATAAATTACCTTGTGAAGTTAAAAATACCAAATGTTTTGCTATTTATAAAAGAAGTAATTCTAAATTTAACAATCAAGGTGCCGTATCAGGTGGTTCTCGCATTAATAGATTAAAATATCAAACTCGAGTCGTTGCTGCCCAGCGCAGAAAAGCGAATGGTAGAAATAATGTGATTAATGGTAGAGGTCCAGCAGCTTTATATACAACGAGTAGGCCACCACAAATGAATGCACCCGGCTGTTGGCTTAATAAAGATAGAACAAAGAGTGGTCTTGCTCAAAGATGTATTGTGGCTGATCCTTGTTGCCCTACAACTTCTGTAGAAACTCCCAGCTTACCTATTTATACTATAGAATTAGATACATATTTTACTCCTTATACTGACGGATATCTATCTTCTCCTCCTCAGTGGTATATTGATTTAGGATTATCGGGATATCCGTGGTATCATTTTCTACCACCATTAGCTAATAATTTTACAGAATATGTAAATCAACCTTTCGTTCTTCAAATTAAAGTATCAAACCCAGCATATGTGTTTATTCCTGGTTCAGCAGGAGTTGATGAGAGAATATTGCTATATGGTTTATATAATGGTACTAATTTGGGTGTTCCTCTCCCGCTGCCCCAACCTTATTGGGATAATCATGTTAACCAAATAAATAATATTAAAGCTGTATATTTTGATGACAGTATGCTAGGAACTACTTCGCCAAATTTTACTGATGGATTAACCAAATATTTTACTGACATTGGAAATAATGACCAAATGTTTAGGTATGCGGGAGGTGAAAATCTAAGAGTTATTCGTCTCCCTACTGGCTTAAATCCTTCAGATGAAGTTTTTCCTCGTCCACACCTTCCTACTTATACTCAGGGAGGACAGACACTATTCTTCTTTAACCAAAGAAGTGGTAATTTAAAATTCCTTTTTTATGGCAGTAGAATTTTTGTAAATTCTTCAGGGTTTGGGCTCCAAGGAAATAGAGGTGGAAATGGATATCCACAAAACCAAACCTGGGATGGTGAAGATTGGGGAGAAAATAGAGAAGATGGTGGTACTATGAAAGATTTTACAGTAAATCAAATTGCATCGGCGAATGCTTTATTGAATTTACCATATAATGCAACAGATGCAGAAATTACAGCTGCAGAAAATGCAATTTCAAACTAGAAATTTCCTAAAAAAATTGAATTTATTTAATAACCTTTTAAAAAGATTATTAAATAACTCTCAATTATGCACAAACAATTGGACCATTATTTGCAATGCGGGAAAAAAAGCACCATAGACAAGTATCTCCAGCTATTGCAGAGTGTCGGTACTAATTCGTTGTCCCATGATTCATACGCACACAAGGCGGCAGTTCTTATACAGCAAAACGAGTTCACTAAAAAAATGAGAGAAGACACGTCTTTGTTATACTTCATGGCAGATTTGGAAGAGTTTATGCATTGCGTGGAGAGAAAGAATGGGTTAATTGACTATTTTTCGAGCCTCACAACCAGTCGTTATACTTATGAAAATACATTCAAATTCCACGAAGAAATGATGATAGAAAATATACTTTATTTAATGGAGAACCAAAAAATCATATTCTTCCAAATGGGCGTTCCTGATTATATGACCAGTGAAACACCCCAAAAACGCGTGTATGATGCGCACGCTCTTTGTATCATTATGATACCAAGAAAAGATAGTTATGATTGCTATTACATCAACTCTCACGGGCACACAATAAACATGCAGCACCACTACGAGTTCATTATATCAAGCAAAAGAACAAGAAAAATGAAACTTTCAGAGCCAGCAGATGTTGTGTTCATGAAGGCTTTGGTTGCTCATATTAATAATAAGAGCGACATTAAAGTCAATTACGACGGAACTTCAAAACATACATACAGAGGTGCAAATTTACAAGCAGGGGATGCGTACGGTGTTTGTTTTATCTATCCTCTGCTTATTTGGTATCACTTTGGAAAGTTATATACAAAAAGTCAAGTTCTGGAAACAGAGTTTGGAAAGATTGAAGTTCCTACGGGAAAAAGCCTTATGAAATCGGGAAAGTTCACCCATTTCGTCGAATCAATGTTTTGGAAGTTTTGTCCTAAGCATTTTGAAATTCTGTGTCATCAACATAGCTTGGGTGTACCTCAACAAAAATTCTCACAAGCGATGGAAACACATCTTGAAAAAGATACATACCGGTTTGTTAAAATGTTAATTGGTCCATACATATCATATATCCAACAACCTGGATTTAAACAGAAAATTAAATAATTAACAAATGAACAATAAAAAGCGTAAAAGAAAGAAAGTCAAAAAAGAAATTGTGTATCGTACAAAAGAAGAGAGACAGAAAGAAGTTAAAACAATTCTTGAACAATTGAGCGCTTTAGATTTAGATAGCAAATATGAACCTGTAAAAAAATTATATATGTTATGTAAAACCTATATAGTCGAAGGGAATAGAGTGCTGGTCAATATACCATTTCCAGAAATAAAAAGGAGAATAAAAGGGCTTTTAGCTATTTCTGTAAATGAAGAAGTATGGATGAAATTAGAAAAGGAATGATTATTTTTTATAATACCTGTTACTATTGGAAGCTCCTAAAAATATATTGCCAGAATTAGATGTATTATGATAAGGGACTTCGTTTTTTGTGCACCAAGTGATGCATTTTTGGATATTTTTTGTAGTTAATTGCTTCAATTTCTCTCCTTTCCGTTCTTTATTCTCGATAAATCTCAATGTTGTAAGAATATTCTCCATCTGTTGCTGACCCAATATTGCATTTATATCTATCAACTGGGAAATAAATCGTTGATTTATAGGCATGTCTAAAATAGTAGATATAGACACATTTTTAAGATTCATATTATTTAATACACTGATAATACTATGTAATTTTTGTGCTATAGTTGATGTATTATGGTATTTGAAACCCACGCAAACAATGTATTTCTCCGAATTAGCATATCGGCTTGTTTGAGGTTTTATAATGTGGACATTTTTATAAAATGCAGCCAAAATATAGAGGATATCAATGGACGGTTTCATAAATGTATCAAAAACTTTTAATATAAATGTCCCACCATATCTTTGTAAACCAATGGCATAAGCTACTTGTGATAATATTAGACGAAATGCCAATTCTTCTTGTTTATTAAAATCAATCGAAAAGTCAAATCCCCCATCACCCGTTACTATATCCATAGAATTGCCATAATTCTCAATACAATGACTAAAATTTTCTGGATTATATAAATTACCCGTGCCATCTGCACCAGACTCGATAACAACGTTCGGATGTTTAGCCAAGAAGTTTTCGCTTTTCCTCCATCCGGGCACATTTGTATTATCTCGGTTGATTAATGTCATTCCATAATAGGTATCCTCGTTGTTCAAGCGCAGCAATTGAATCGCTTCAATGAAGCCACCGGGACCTTCTGCCAAATGAAATGATCTGATAGACCTATTGTAGGATGCAAATATATCAAAAATATTTGCCATTTCTATAAATTTGAAAAATGCCCGTGACAGTGGCTTCAACTTACTAATAGGATATTTACTATTAGGATAGCAGGTATGTATATATTCATATGGATTCGTATATTTCTTGATGTTATCCCAGTCATCGCTATGTTTATCAATTTGTCCTTTTATTTGATTAAGATATTTCGCAAGTGTTTTATTTATCCACTCTTTATTGGTATCATTGAATTTTATTTTAAAATTTGATGAATTAATGATACCCGTTACCAAGGGCAATGTGTAATACGACATGTTATTGATATAAACCTGGATGTATTTATATCAATTTCATGTTAAGACATATTATTCATTTTCTATTGTAGGCGTTTTAATCTTAATTTTGTAACGTTTGATTTTAATATTTGGTTTCGAAATGCCAACCTTTGCTTTTTTTAATTTTAATTTTCCTAACTTCTTAACACGAGGCTTATCTTCATTTACTTTTTTAACAACTTCATCCAATTCTTTATTTGTTTCGGCAATTGTCTTTTGTTGTTCTTTATTTAAATTTAATTGGATTTTTTCAACTGCTGCAGCATCTACATCTCGTATTTTCTTAAATATTAAGAATTTATTTAGAAATGATACTTTCTTTTCATCAGATGTCATATTTAGCGCTGTCCCAATATCCGCTTTACGCAATTGTTTACTTTTAATTTGATGTTGCATCTCTTTAAATAATATATCAAAGTTACCTATAGAGGTAGGAACACCCAACTCTTGGCACTCTGGTACGGTCAGTAATGCAAATCCATATTGTTCGAGAATGCGAATCAGATAGTCATAATTTACTAAATATTCCGGAAATATTTTATTAATAGATTCTTGATACACATCTACTTGATAACCTAAACATGATTCATTGTTATCAAAAGTGTCACTGTCATATCGTTTTGTAATCTCCCACATTTTTCTCTCTTTTACCATAATTTTAATACTTTCACCCGGTTCTTTATCTTCCAATGCACGAAATACCTTGGTTCCATCATAACTAGTTCCTATAAAATAACCACCTACTTTGCAACATTCGCTCACATTTCGCAAGAATCCATTCAAAACAGTTTTATTTTTAAAGAAGTAATGAATAGAGAATTGATTAGATACAATGTTAAACCCATCTTTACCTTTGCCATATTGTTTATACACACCGCTCCCCAATAATGTTTCGTCTTTTGGACCTTCGCCAAATACAGCTTTTGTTATTTGTTTGCCTTTATCTGTAAAACAAGCAGGGCAATCGCCATCTTCACTTCTGCCTCGTATATTCAAACCACTATTCGCTGAAACAAATAATGCTAATGGCATATTTTTCCATTTTTTCCTGTAATTTAAGAATCTAGCGCAAGCACCATTCATTCTATTTTGAATATTATCCTTTGAAATATCCAACCCAAATACAAATGATAATTTTGCAGCAATCCATTTTGGAAAATCGCCTCCTTTTCCAACAGTCATATCAATTAGAGTATCACCTCTATTGGCAACACTTAATATTAATATTCGTTTTACAAATAAGTTATGAAAATCTCTCATTGCTCGAGTAATAGTGCTATCACTTTTTCTATTATAATATACATCATCTTCCGCCAATTGCGACGGTATATTATTACCAGATCTAATCATATCTTTTGTGACTGGATTATGAATAGAACGCCATACACTATTTGCAACATGGTAAGCATTGCCAAAGTTATTTTTACCAGCTCTATATTCCGCTGTTTTATTTTTTCTTACCCGAATAGGAATCCATTGGTAACCTTTTTCTTTATTTTTGTCATATTTGAATTCTACAATAGTACCATTCTCAAATGATTCTGTTCCCTCTTCAATTAACATATAATTGACTCCATTTGTTTCTGCTAAAATAATATTGCACAAATATCCAGGATAATTTGGTGTCGGATCAGTAGGATAAAATGGAACAGGTTTATATTTAGATATATCATCGCGCCCATATTTAGTGGGTAGATTCCCTTGTATTATATCTTCACACGGATTTAGATATCCGTGGTTGCGTTCACTAAAACCGACGCGCAATATCAAAGTTTTATACTGCGTCAACTGCACGTTATCAATCATATTTGTTCCGTCTTCAAATATATTACCGATAAAATCTTCACCAGACTCAGTTTTTTTTGTGGTAACGAGGAAATCTACAGTATTGAACTCCGGTGGTTTCCATTTAAACGATTTGGTCCAAGTCATTTTTGTCGGAGGTAAGGTTTCACCAATTTTGTCGCTTCCAACACCCGTATTAGAGGGTGTAAATATTAAACCATCTGTTTCGTATTCAAATAAACCATCCGCTTCATTACTAAGAATTATATTGCAATTTTTAAATATGTCACCCGAATGAGAGATATAAAATGTTTTTTCTTTAATAGTTAAAGGTAATTTTTTTCCTAACAACGGTTGAAAGTTTGCTTTTGTTACTATATCATGTAAGTCAACAATGCGGGTTTTTTTGAATATTTCTTCTGACCCACCATTAGCCAATGGCTGGCTTCTTATATCACCGCGTCCCAAATAATATGCATCAAACGCTAAATAATAATTAATAAAAGCACCATATTTGTCGTGCAGAACATGTTCACCATCAATTAAACTTTCGTGATAATCTTGGTTACCAGCAATTACACCTGTAAATTGCACATTCATATTGACATCTATAAAATATACTTTGCCATCCTTGTTAATATACAATAATTTTCTAATACCATCTGCTTTTTCTGTGACTGTGTAAGGATTTCTTATATTGGCTACATCTGATTCCTCATTTATGGGTGTAATATTAGGTATTTCTAATGAGATAGACGAAAATCCCACAAAATCTCTACTATTTAATCGTCGGTCAGGTGGTTTACCTTGGTATAACATTCCCATATAATTACGCAATACTGATTGTTCTTCCTTAGTAGAAATGGGGAAATTTGAATTTTGCAAACCCGATAATACAGCTTTAATGGTCCTCTTAAATAATTTCAATACATGAGTTGGGTTGTGAAATTCAGGGTCTGTACGACTGGTGCCAAATGAAACTGGAAAATTTGACTTCATTAGTTCTATCTCTATTTCATATGATTCGGGATTATTAAATACATTAGAGGTTTCAATACGGTATTCCGGAATTAGTCGGCGTCTAATTTGCTTTGAAGCTCGAACAATACTGCAATCTATTTTTAAAGGATAATCTTCTTGTATAAATGTGAAGCGTTTGATTAATCGAAATATTTTTTTAGATTCATTCCATTCATTTATCATTTTTTCAATAACCCTTGAATGTCTATTGCGTTTACTTTCTGTTTTATAATTAATGCGAAAACCAAAATCTTCGAAATCAATTGCTTGCAGAGGAGTATCATCCATCATTTTTATATTTTTTTGAACAAATACAACATCTCTTACAATTTGACTAGTTGCATCTAAATCAATCGTATTTTTTTTACAATATTCTTGGATATTAGCCAAACCACTAAGTTCAGTACGTATGTTCGAAATCTTAGAATATCCTGAATTCGGGTCATCATATTCAGATTGAATTGTTAATCGATATGTACCTGTCATATTTTCTAATGTGAAACCCAATGATTTTAATTTTGCTATAACATCCTCAAATTGAATTTGTGTTATTGGTTTTCCCGTCCCAAATCTAGCTTCCAATTCATCTATTGTATTACCACGAGATGTGCTTGGTTGAAGGTATACGCCTAGGTATTTTATTAAATTTTCATTTGGAGTTCCTTCCTTCTTAGACATTAATATATACTAAACAACAGATAATTTTATATGTTTTTTCAATTTTTATAAATTTTCTTGAATCATTTGATATAATAAATTCTTTTTTTTGGGCATTTTGTTACCATTATTTATATCAATATGCAATTTATGACAAATATCCTGTAAATCCTTAGCTTTATAGCTGGAAATTCCACGAAGTGGTTTCTGTAAATTATCTATTTGCCATAATTGTTCTCTGCTTTGTATATATTTCTGATATATTTCGTCCTTGCTGCCCATGAAAATACTGTATCCATTGGAAGTCTTTTCTATTATATTCAGATTTGTGGTAATATCTTCATTATTTAATAAAGTATACATTTTTTTACCATCTATGTAAACTACATTAAAATTATTTATTGCACAAATGCACATAAAAGCGGATTCGGATATGGTTTTATGATTCACCAACTCGTCTTCTATTGCATTTCGTTTCCACTTATTTTTTTTTAGTAGTTCTTTATTGTCTCTTACAGAATATACCAGTTGAATTTTCATTTCCAATGAATCTTTAAATCCATCACCATGTACAATTTCATAAGCACTGATTCCATTGCAAATAATATAATAACACCAGAATAAAGTATCGATAAACCTAGGCAATAAAAAATGAGTATTCTTAGTAATGACTTTTTTAATTTCTTTCTTAGATTTAGTTGATACTTGCTCAATACCTTTTATCGTATGTTGCAATATTTTTTCAATATTTCGTTCATTTAAAACGAAATCTTGTATAATTGAAATATCAATGGTTTGCTTAATGGTGTGTTGTTTCATATAACTTATCCAAAGGAATTCTCTTTATTATCTTTATAAAATTCTTTTTGATATTTAGCTTTGATATCCTCCACAGACTCCAACTGCTTTTGTTGCAAATCAACATATTTAATGAAATTCCCAATATGTTTTAATGTGTCGTTATTCAATAATGTCATATTAATAAAAACACCATTATTGTTTTCGGTATATTCTATTTGATTTTGTTTTAAAATTTTGAAAATATGAACTTGGTGAATAGAATCCATAATTTCAATGTGGTCTCGAAGTCGTTTTAATTCATTAATATCAGTCATATATATTAATTGTACAAATTATGTATTTAATCTCATTTTGCACCAATTATAATTTTTGGTTTTTGTATACGACTAACCTTGATTTTTTTATTTGCAACTAGTTCTCCAATGATAGATATATACTCATCATTTAATTCGTATCTAATCCCTATTACCCTAACATTCACATCATCCCCTTCTTTTAACAAGGCGAAATCTTTACTTTTATAATGATGATCGCGAGCAATAAATACTACCACCGGTGATTTTGATTCATTTATTTCTGCTCTAATGCCCGCCTTTGTTACATTTTTAACTAAGGCTCGGAATCGCATGCCCTCTACTGGTCTACAAACTAAACATTCAAATAAAATATCAAATATTACATTATTCCCAATAATAACCCCAGCAGAATAACTAACAATTTTTATTGAATTTGGTCTAATATATCCTTCATCAATACATTTGCCTTCGATTTGCAAACTAAGAAATTCTTCAATATTTTCCTTGATATTTTCTCCTATCGAGGTAAAAGGAAGGTGGATTTTTCGTGAAATTACATTTTTCATATATATACCAATACCTTTCTTACTTGTATGTTTTGATTTTTTCGAACTAGGAGGCATTGAATACATATATATATATAATACATTATCTTTTAATATTTTTTCAATTTATTTACTTTTTCTTTCCCATTGTATCAATATTATTAATGATTGTGCCTATAGAAGAAAAGAACCATCTTTTTCCATTATTTTCAATGCTATCAAAATATCTAAATAATAACTCTTGTTCAATGCATAATTGAAAGGCATTGAGTCTTACAGTTTTTGAATTATTTAATTTAAATCCAGTATTTGATTTGATAAATGACCCGTCTTTATCCATGGCATAAGGATGTTGTTTGATATGTTTACCTTTTTTATCATATATTTCTGTAATAGTTCTGGCACCTTTACCTGTTTTTGCCCCCATAACATATTTAATATCACTTCCATCAGGACTCAATAAATGATTGATATTATCAATTAATACTTTTTTATCTGCTCCTCTTTCACAACTTGAACCCTTTGTAGGTCTATCTGCAGAACTTAGATATATACTTTTAACTTTAAAAATAAGATTGAATCTTTTTAGTTGAGCCATAAAACCTATTTTGTCATGCATATTATCAATATTTATAGTGAATTTATCCAATACCGCTTTCCCTAATCCCTCTTCAATAGCAAAAGAATCTACAACCCATTCATCATCTTTTTTGGTTAATATTGAATATTTGCTCTTTTTATTAAAGTCGGTAATAACTATGCCTTCATATTTACTTGTATTGACTTTGAATTTATCAAAGTACGATTTTACAAATGATATCATCGATTTATCAACACTGTTAATATTTCTTGCCAATAGTGTTTTCTCCTCATAAGTTAATATATCTATAATATGATGCATTGCTAATGTTTGTAAAATGGTATAAAAATCTTTTTTTGATTCGCCAAATTTTATAGCATTATATGACACTAAATTATTAATAGCCCACGCACAACCCATCGCCCAATTACTTCTATTAGAACTAGTAATTTCTTGTGGCACAAGAAGCAATTGATATGTGTTTCTTAATTTTATTAGTATCTCACCTATATCTGAAGCCCCTTGTTCACTTAAATCTGATAAAATAAAAGTTAAATGGTCACGCTTATAAGGAACAGGTGTTACTCTATCATACCGTGATATGTGTTTATTTGTTAATTCAACGGGTTGAAACATATAATAATTTCCAATATTAACCAAATTTCCCATACGACCCAAAGTATCTGTGATAAATTCATTATCATCATTAATTAAATAGCTAAGGGCGGTATATATTTGGTCCAATGGATAACTTTTCATCGCCGTCACTTCTTTTAATAGTTCTGTTTTTTGATAAACATATTTTTCTTTGAATAAATTTCTAATTCTTTGCAAGATTTTATCTAAGTTCATAATTATAAATGTCTCATTATATGTATTTCTATCAATTTCACCGTCATCTATTGATGGAAAACATTTATATTCACAATCTCTAAAATCGCAAATTAAACTACCGTCCTTATCACCCAATGTATACTCAATTATAGGTCCTGTAGATAATTGTTGGTGAACTTTATTATGGTCAGGCGCAATTGCAGTTATTGCTTTTTCAGAAAAATCCAATCCTTTTCTATTAAGTAAACAATCAATTGCTGTCTCTTTTAATACACGCGTCACATTTGCAATTAAAAGCGCTTTTCGTTCAGCTACTCTATAAATATATAAATCAATTGCTTCTTCCTCCTGATTGACCAACTGTGTTCCATATAAATAAATTTCTACATTTCGTTTCGCGTAAGGCAACATACAATGACTTTTGCTTCTTACAGCTCTTCCAATAATTTGTTCGGACCTGTTCATATTATACCAAGGATCCAAAATATGCATTTGCCTTATATTTTGGAAATCCAAACCTTCTGATCCTGCACGCGATACAATAATAACCTTGACTTTTTCACCATTCACATTACCAACATCTGTAACTGCTTTCAACTCTCGTTTAACATCCGGTGTTAGAGATTTTTGACCCGTTATCATGATATATTTTGCTGGTTTAAATGCTTCATTACCTTTTGTAGGTTTCATAGTTAATACATTTAATGCAGCTGTCGGTGCTTTCTTAAAAAGTGAAGGCACTGTTCCATATCGTGTAATTCCCATTGATTCTAATGCCAATGCTATCGGCACTGCACCGCCATCAATGTATTGAGAATAAACAAATACTATTCCTTCTGACTTTTTTATTTTATCGCATATATATGATATTTTGCCGGAATATTTCCCAATTTCTGATGGAGAAAATATCTCTCCAAAATCCTTCAGCGTCTTATCCTTATACATAAAATTACTTTTGGTTTTGGGTTCAAATTGCATCACCCTCGCCAATCCTTTGCTGCCATAAATGAACGGGATAATATCGCTGTCTATTTCATCCTTGTCCAATCCTTTGTGTGGGTATATCATATTAAGGGCTTGGAGAGGTGCTTCTAAAATTGTAAAAGATATGGATTTGGAAGCGGTTGAAATATTAGGAGGTGGTTTGTTTTTCAAATAATCCACCAATTTTTCATACCCCATATTTTGATACTCGCCGATGTTGTTGATTACCAAATCTATCAACTCTATTGGTTTTATTATCTCGGCGCCATTAATTTGATGTTTGGGGTATTTCCAAATCCCATCATTCATTAAAGAAAAGAATGATTCGGGGTTTAATGCAACTTGAGGCCAAATTCTATATGGAAATGTAAATGGATTCTCTCCGCGCACATATGACACATATCCTGTTGACTTTCTTATTAGCAGGTCTTTGCCAATTTCTTCACCTTTTTGTGTTTGAAATTCACCTTTTGCAGTAAAAACTTCGCGTTGCGTAAGAGGGTATCGTTTATCATTTAATAGAAGCAAATTTAAAATCCAAATTATCTCACTATATGAATCAAACATTGGCGTTGCTGATAATAATAATAATTTTAAATTATTTGTAGCTTCTAGTAACTTTCCAAGATTGTCAGAACTTGCTTTTACTTTACCTTCTTTACTTAATCTGATATTGTGAACTTCATCAATGACCAACATTCTATTAGAGAATTCTTTGCGTAAATTTTTTTTACGAATTCGTTCACGTACTTCAGTAGAAGACCCTGAAGGTATACTTTTATTCATTATTTTTTCTATATAATTCGCGAATTCACCATAACCTGTGAATAAATATGATTGTCTTATTAGTCTTTTAATTTGTCTAATTACTTTACTGCGACTTAAACCTTTCATATTCATTGGATTTATTTCATTGATAAATTTATTACCTATGCAGGCTTTAATATTCCATAATCCATTTACTTTTCGCAATTTTCTCTCATCGAACAATTGCAATTTAAAATTTTCTTGGACTGCCGGAGATGCTACAATGATTAATCTCTTTGTTATACCCATCTGTTGCAAATAAGTACGCATTTCCTCGCATACAGATATGGCGGAACAAGTTTTACCAGTTCCTAAACCATGATATAATAACAATCCGTTATATGGTGTTTGAAAAGACATAAAATTCCGAACAAACATTTGATGAGGATCTAATTCAAATTCAGTATTATCACATAATTTTTGCGTATACTCTTCAATATGTTCATAATCTTCTGCTACGTGTTGTTCATATCTTGTATCAAAAAATTCCTTTTTATTAGCAATTTTAACATTATAATTTGTATCATCCATATTAGGATATAAATAAGCGAATTCACCTTTATCTTCGGCGAGTTCTTTGCGGTCCTTGTCACTCACGCATTTTATCAACTGCTGATAATCAGGGACACTGATATTTTTAGGTATTTGTCCTGTATCATATTCTGAATACAAAGTATCACACGATTTGATTTTTTTAATACGTATCTTTCTTTTTTTAAGTGTAATAACTTTAGGTTTTACTGTACCTGACATTCTATTAATATATTATTAGGTTATTAATTTATATTTTTCTAATAAACTATTAATTTTACAAATCATATCTATCTTTTCTATATTATAATCTCGTATATATTGTTTGCATTCATCTAAAGAAAACCACTTCATTTCACTAACTTCGCTCTTTTGATATGTTTCCAAAATACCTGCATTTGATTCCATACATCCTAAAAAATAAATATGCTTATACGATTTCAAATTTGAACCAACAAATGTTTCCTCAAATGGTAGCAGATTTTTAATAATAGATACTGATTGTTTGTCATAACCGGTTTCTTCTTCAAATTCCCTTAATCCACAAGTCAAATCGTTTTCTTGATAGTTGCGTCTACCTTTTGGAAAACCCCATTCTGGAGTATTCCAAGATGTGTCACTTTCTTCAACAAGACTTTCTAAATTATATCCTTCTGTGTCACAGATTTTAATACCTCTTTTAATTTGAAGAAATTTATCCTTTGCACTTCTTTCTTCTCCTCGATATTGTAAACCAACGAAATCTCCCCATAATACTCGCCATAATTCCGAGAATTCAGTGATTAGTAAATTCCGTTTTTCTTTAATAGTCATTTCATTAATCAATGTAAGTATATAATCCTTATTGTACAAGGGGTATTTCCCCCTTAAAAAATCAACGTATCCTAAACTATCTTTTCTGCAAATCATTAAATATTCGAATGTTTTAGTATTTTTTCTAAAAGCAACAATACCACTACTTATAATGGGATTTTTGCACTGATTATATAAATGACCTTGTTTTCCACAATTATTGCAAAACTGATATGTAATTCGCGATGACATCTATATGTTAAATTCATCTTCTTTTTATATCATTTCCTATATAATGGGATTAGACCCGAAAGTTTGGCTTCCGCATTTTCAATTCGTTATGCAAACAATGGCTATTTCATATCCAAAACATCCCAACGATGTATCAAAAAAGAAATATTATGAGTTTATTCAAAATTTGCCGGTATTTTTACCTGATAACCCAATGGGAACTTATTTTATAAAATTATTAGATGATTTTCCGGTAACACCATATTTAAGTTCTGGAATGTCATTCATGAAATGGGTTCACTTTATGAATAATAAGTTAAATAAAGCTATAGATGAACCAGAAATTGATTTTTATGAAAGTTTAGAGAAATACTATGAAGAATATAAGCCAAAAGAATTAAAAGAGCAACAAGTTTATAAAGAACGCAAAAAGTATATACAATTTGCAGTCATTTTGGCTATGATTAGTTTAGTTATTTATTCTTATGGAAAAAAATAGAAGATTTAATTTTCTAAGCGAAGTATAGTCAATGGGAAAAATATATATACCCGAAATACCTTTTTATCAAATGAATCTAAATGAACTGAGAGCATATTTCATTAAGATTAATGGGAAATTGGAGAGAAAAAGAACAACTAAACGAAGAACTAGGAGCAGAAGAAGAAAGACTGCTAGAAAATAATATACTTTAATTCATAATGTCAGGTGGAGTACCAAAGCGAATTTTAATAACACAAACACAAAGAAATACACCCTCTAAAGCAGAAATCCTGTTGCCAAAAAGGCAATTATATTATGTAATGGAGCAATATCTCGCAGAGCTATGTGTAATTATGTTAAACGACGAACACATGCCGAAACCAAAAAGAAGAAGGACCACTAGGACCGCTAGGAGCATACTACTTTTTCGTAAATATATGAATTTCCTATAAAAACATATATTTAATAATTATATATGAAAGCTGGATTAATGATTTTAGCAATAACCACATTTCTAGTCGTAAATACCTACTACGACGGAAAATATACAAAAATGTTATCCATCAATCAGAAATATTTTAAAATGGCCATGTTTGGATTTGTAGGTTTTTCTATGTATCTCCTTATTAAGAAAAACCCCAGTGGTTCTAAATCAATGCTTCAACACGCAAATGCACTAATTAAATATATGCCTGTGGATAGAGAAACAGCTGATTTAATCTCTCCAATTTTCGATTTTACAAACGCAAAAAACAGTTTAGATTCTCTCGGTGAAAACCAAAACTACGCAGCTTACAATGATACTCCTCAGCATAAACGAATGCTCCATTCGGGTGACAATACTACTACTCGTTCAGTCAGCGAAACAAAAAAGAAATATGTCGCTGCACAACAAGAGTGGAAATGCAATAATTGCGCGCATCAATTAAACCATACATTTGAAGTGGACCATAAAGTGGATTTAAGATATGGGGGAACAAATCATGTAAGTAATTTAGTAGCTTTATGTAGAAATTGCCATGGAGAGAAAACTCTGCAAAATAAACTAGAATAATTTAATGTCAAATTAATATAACAGAATGGATTTAATAACAGGAATTATATCATTGGTAATTTTATTAGGATCATTGAGTATAATATTAATACCTTTAATCCGAGGAAGACCACCAACATTTGGATTTATTACGACATTTGCATTTTTCCTTGGGTTACTTGGTGGTATTATGTCGCTGTCTAAAGATTGGAGTTGGTGGTGGACAGTACCGTCTGGATTAGTGGGAATATATGGGATTTTACAGATTATTACACAAGCTATATCATCTACTCAGGCGGCCGCATTTTTAAAGAAATTTCTTCCCCTTTCAACACTTTTATCCGTAATGTTAATTTTGATTAGTGCTATACCTGGTCTTAAACAAATATTCGCTCCAAATATATCAACAGGTGTAGCTGGTTCAATTTGGGCAATTTGTGGCATAATGATATTATTTGCATTATTTATTGGCGTGGGATTAGGCAATGTAATTTTAGGTCTTTTTACTGCCGGGGATATTATTTCCAGAAATTGGGTAAGATTAGTGGTAGCAGCATTGAGTATTGCTTATGTTAGTTTTTATTTCACTTATTCAACCGAACAAATGTATCAATGGTTTACTGGTGTACCACCAACCAACACTGTTTTATTATGGGTTTTACAATTAATAACTTTGGGTATAGGAATTATTTTAGCAGTAGCTTTTTTTGCTGCTACTTTAACTAATTTTCCAAATAGTATGGGTTTCGAGCGAAGATTCAAACAAATATTCACAGGACATTGGGCAAAAGTTATATTCAAAGGATTCTTCGCCGTAGCATTGGCGGCCAGTTTAATTTATGGGTTGGTACAACTAGGTTTAGTACAATTTCCTTATACGATTGGTAATATTATTACATTAATTATACAGATAATCTGCGTTCTAGCTGTATTGTTCGGAGTATTCCGATATATAATAAACAATCCTAGATTGTTAGCATCTATTAAAAATAATATTTTTATAAGGTTACTCTTTACTATTATTATGGTAATTCCTTGTATGTTGGTATATTTAACACAAGGCATGGTATCAACAGCCGCAGCAGCAACCGCAGCAGCAGGTAAAGGGGCATCGTTCGCAGCAAAAGTACAGGTAGTATCCCCTCCTAAAATGGTACTAATGATTTTGGCTGCTGAAATCATTTTGGTGTCATCTTATGTTATTTTGCCCATGTTTCGTAAATGGATTTATACTTTTACACCTGGAGGAGGAGAATACAACATAGATACAGATGAAAAAGTTGAAGGTATTCAAAGTGCTATAATGGCAAAACGGAAAAAATTGTATGATGATATTACCATTGGTACCGCATCATTAAATAATATTGATTGGGAAAAAGTTTATTCTGAAAAAATGTATTCGACTGGTGAGGAAAGCACACAAGCATTGACCGTGTATTTAACAACTTTGGGATATAAAGAATCATATAGTTTTTTTAGGGATAACAAACTTACAACAGAAGTTTTAGGAAATCCAATTACAATAAAACAAGCCATTAGTTTTATTCAGACAACCGGTCGTGTCGATGGAATTTTAGAAGAAATGTTAGATATTAAAAATTTTAAAAATAAATTAGTTTTAGCACAAAAAGATACAGACGAGGGAGGTCCCTCTGATTCTACAATATTGAATAATAAACCAATATATATCAATAAAAAAACCGTTTTTGTGGTAAATTCAAAAATGGGGTCATATGAAAATTTAGAAGGGGATGACAAACTTAATTATAGCTATAATTATGGATTAAGTTCATGGATTTTCTTAATGGCGCAACCACCAAGTTACGGGGTTGGTTATTCTAAATTTACGAAAGTATTAGATTATGCGGGCAAACCTACTATATGGTATAATCCTGAAATTAATACTTTAAAAATTACGACGAATGCTTATAAAAAGGACAATAGTACACCTTATGAAAAGACAGTTTATAAAACTACAAAATTACCATTGCAGAAATGGAATAATATAGTTGTGAATTTTGTTGGTGGAACTTTGGATGTATTTATAAATAAAAAATTGGTGGCATCAGTGTCTAATCTAATTCCTTATATGTCAAATGATAATATTTATATTGGAGACAATCCTGGCATTAGCGGTGCTGTAGCAAATGTTACATATTTTTCAAGACCAATTAGTCAACAAAAAATTAGTTTTTTTTACAATAATTTAGTAAATAAAGACCCTCCGATAATTTGATATAATGGTAAGATAAATTTCTTCGTTTATATTATATTATGGACGCGCACAAAATCGTTATTGGTGTTGTAATTATAGTTTTGCTTTACTTACTTTATTTATACTTCTTTGGAAATAGTGCCGCTGTTTTAGTCGGTATACACGATACCACTACCGAAGTTAAAATCGGTTCTGGTTCTATTCCTCCTGGACCTACGCAGAATTTCACATACTCAGTCTGGGTTTATGTTAGTAACTGGAATGCAGGAAATGAAAAAATTATATTCCAACGAACTTGCGAATCTAGCTTCTGCCCAAAAATGGCATTTGATCAAAATATGAATAATGTTACCATTACTTTAGCAACTTATCCATCAGATTCAGGAAGTCAGGTTGAAGCTACTTGTCAAATTGAAAATGTACCTCTACAAGCCTGGACAAATCTTATCATGACCCTCAACGGCAATGCTTTAGATTGTTATTTAGATGGAAAATTGGTTCGTACCTGTTTGATGCCGGGCGTTCCAAAACTTTCCGGCACTGGCGAATTAGTTTTAACACCCGCCGGTAAGTCATTCCAAGGGTATACTGGAAATTTCCAATACTTTTCCCGTGCTATAAATCCTCGTGAAGCATATGCTATTTATAAAGAAGGGTTTGGAGGAAGTAATTGGTTATCCAACTTATTCAACAAATACAGAATAAAACTTGCCTTTATGAAAGATAATACAGAAGTGAATAGTTTTGAAATCTAAAATATTTATAATAATATATAGCAATGAATACTGGATTTTTAACAGGTTTGCAAAACAGGATAAACAATGCATCGGGTACTTCTTTAGGGCAATTTAATAATTCGAGCGTTGTACGCGGTTCAAAAGATTTTTTGAACTCAAATTCTTTAGTAGCTAAAATTGTTTTTCTTGTATTAGTTATCATCGGTTTTGTGTTACTTATTCGGTGGGGTTCCCAACTTATAACATGGTTTTTAGCACCTTCAAAGAACCCAAAACTAATATCGGGTATGAAACAAGGATATATAGCAAAAGTGGTGCCACAAGATCCAGCTATTGCAGGCGCAATGCCTGTAATGAGGTCTAGTAATCAGCGCGATGGTTTAGAATTTACTTACACTGTGTGGCTGTTTATTAATCATCTTCAAAACACCGGTACAAGAAAACATATTTTCCACAAAGGCAGCGCTCACACTGGTAGCAGTGATAATGGTAGTTTCCACCCTAATAATGCCCCGGGATTATATATTCATCCCACCAGAAACACATTGATTGTTATTATGAATACCTTTAATAACATCACAGAAGAAGTAGAGATTAATGATATTCCAATGAACAAATGGATTAATGTGGCAATTAGAGTTGAAGGTAATAAAATGGATGTTTACATTAATGGCACAATTGTATTGCGTCATATCTTCAAGAGTGTTCCAAAACAAAATTATGGAGATGTATATGTAAATATGAATAGTGGATTTAATGGACTGTTATCCGACTTATGGTACCACGATTATGCACTAAGCGGAACACAGATTGAACAAATTGTAGACGCTGGTCCAGATATGACAATGGACGACACAACATCGGTCTTTCCACATTACTTCTCGCTCAATTGGTTCTTTGAAAATGACCAGGCGCCGTCCTCCGGTCCAAATGCAGCAACTTGGCCAACAATAGTTAAAAAATAATTTCATTTAATAAAAAATGATATTATTGTCGAAGCGATGGATTAATACAGATATCCTTAGTAGGGAATATTTCACCAGACATACATGTATCACTTTCATTTACTTTAATACAAGATCTAAAAGTGCGGTCTGTGCCCACATAACACCAACCCTTTTTATTTTTTTCTTGAACGTTACTATCAGTTTGGTCTGGTTCATGTTGAGGGAAATTATTTAAACCCTTAAAATTTCCTGCATCTATAGATTGTTCTAGTTTTTTATCTCTTGCTTTCCAGGTTTTTGAGGCAACGCCCGTTTCTCTGGCTGCTATCCCTGTTTCCTTGGTGACAATTTTTTTAACATCTTTAATAGATCCTGCTGCAATATCTAATCCTAATGCAGTTCCTTTTTCAGTTAAATTTAATGTTTTCTTAATGTCTTCAGGTATATATTTACCGTAAGACGCCATAAAATTATTAAAAATATCTGTGCCTTTTGCTAAATATGCAAATACATTAAATCCGAACAATGCTAATATCACAACAATTAAAAATATTTTTACTACTGTCATCATATCCCAGTCGTCGCTTGTTCCCGCAAGCGTTTTAGGTGCTTTAAATGCCGGTGGTCGCACATCATTCATTTTTACTGGAGTTTTTCCAGAATTTATGTTTTTCACAGTATTTGTTATTTTAGTAACTACGTCATCCATATACAGATTGCAGATATTAAATTATTTTTAGAATATAAACAAATGACTTCAGGAAAAAAAAAGAAAACAAAACGTAAAAAGACCAGACGTCCAAGAAAAACCAGAAGAGGCAACTCGAAAAAGATTACTGTTCTTAAAGATACAACACCAAAAGCGATGAAAGAATTAAGACATATGGTTAAAAAAATGGGAAAAAAGAAATATCCCAAACAACCGGAATCATTTAGTCCAACTGTAAATCAAATCATATCATCACTAAAAAGCATCAGTCCACATAAAGAACTTGGTTTTGCCATGTGCCAGGAAGATCAATTGTACATTAAAAAAGACACTCATAAAGGACGATGTTATGGATTAAAAAGTAAAATTGCTCAAACTTATATGATCGACAATTTACTAAGTAAAAAACCCGTCGATTGCAATGCTATTATTGCTCCAAAACAACTTCAAGGTAATTGTTGGTTTAATGCTTTCTTTATGGTGCATTTTATTAGTGATAAAGGCCGCAAATTTTTTAGGTATTTGCGTTTAGCTATGATTACAGGAAAATTACCAAATGGAACGCAAATTTCTTCGGAACTTAGAATGCCATTATTGATTATGAATAAATATATTGAAGCGTCATTGCTTGGCGTGCCACCAGACGCAGATCCAAGAATATCACTAGCAACATTGATGGATACAAATAAAATTATCAGAAAAATTGCAAGAAATCTTGGAAAGGAGAAACGAATGGAATTGAGTATAGTAAAAACAAACGAAGCTGCAAATCCATTTGACTTTTATAATGGATTAATAACCTATTTAAAATCAAATTCATTGGTATTTACGAAACTAGTAGTTAGAGGTTCGAACAGTAAACAACGGTTAGTATCAGATATTCAAAACTTATTGAATAATGAAAGAAATGCTTTGGATTTCTTCGTATTGGAAAGATGGAGTGAAGATTTTCATATTAAAAATTGGTCTATTCCCAATAAATTCAAAATTAACCATAAAGGCGAAGAACATACTTATATCTTAGATAGTGCGATTCTTAGAGATACTCAAAAAGAACATTTTTCAGCTTATATTACTTGTAATGGAAAACCATTTGGTTTTGACGGTGAAAGTTTCGCGAGAATAACACCCTTTGATTGGAAAAAGAAGATGAATAAAGATACACAGTGGCGTTTTGCCGATAAATACAAAACCTATTTTAATTTTCAAAAAGGATACTATATGTTATTCTACTATAGGGTATAATTTCTCTCCAAAAATAAATAAAACCAGCTTAAAACAGTCTTTATTTATTTATTTAATAATGTGTTATAATTGTTGTAAATTGCCCCGTTGTAATGATATACCCATAAAACGTTATTTTTTACCCTTGATTGGGGTATTTGGATTGGCATATCTACCAGAATTCCGAAATTTTGTTTATCTGCCTCTGATTATTACTTTTGGATTTTTAATTTTATTCTGGAATTTTCCATGGATAGTATATTATACTGCATCTAAACCCCTCTACTACCAAGATTTGTTTATTGATGAAAAAAAATTACCGAATTATGATGTAGATGAAGGTATTAAATACAAATTTAAACTGATACTAGAAACAGTGTTAATTATATCCAATGCGTTATTAACCGGGGCTTTAGCTGATTATTATTTATATAAAACCACTGGAAATGAAGGATATATTGAAATTGTCGGAGTAACTGGAGGAATTATCAAAATATTCCAGATGATTAACAATACCATCAGTAGATTTATGTTGAAAATATTAAAGCGCTGTGTCCGAAAAGAAAACATAGATTTAAAAAGAAGGCAAATAGAAAATATCGAGCGTATCATTCGTTTAAAACGCCACCAAAGTACCGTTTGGAAAGAAATAGAACTTACTAATCAAACAGAGAATCGTGTTATAACAAGAGAACGCGCTGGTACTTTTTAATGTGAGTATATTTATATATGTCAGATGCAGCATCATTCAGAAGCTTGGAAGATAGATACCACAGACTACAAGATCTAGAAACTCCTACAGACAAAGCAAATCGACAGAGAACAGAGCGAGCTCAAGTAAAACAACAACTCGCAACAACAGAGGCACAACATCAGAGAGGGTTACAAGCAGCAAGAAATGAAGATGCGCTGAGAACAAAACAACATACGAAAGCAACAAAACTTATAGCAAAAATAAATAAGAGTACGCAAAAACTAACAAATGCATTACCAGAAGCCAGAGGAGGAGGAGGTGAAGTAGGAAAATTAAGTAAACATTATAATAAAGCTATGAAAACAATGGGAAGTTTTATTAAAGACTATACCAAAAGTAATCCAACTCATAATCCAGACTGGCACACACTCACACCAAAACGCCAACGCGAACTAGTTCATTTTCATCAAAGCTTATCTTCGAATGCTCAACATCATATAGCTATTAACAAATTTAATACAGCAAAAAAACATGCGGAAGCAGCAGCACTAGAGTCGGGCTTAAACAATTTCAGAAGTAATATGACTCTAGATAATCAACAAAATTTAGATGGGTGGATGAATTACTTAGATATACCAGTAGTGGTTCCTCTAGTATCAGCACCAGTGGTAGCACAAGTTATATCTAGTTCAGCAAAAACCAATACTGGTGGTCGTAAAACGCGAAAATGCAAACGCAAACACAAGAGAAAGACTAGAAAACGCAAGAAGAAAACGAAACGCAAGCATAAAAAAAGGCACCGTCGTACCAAACGCCGCTAAATAATTTAAAATATATCCACAGTGTTGTTATATTTTAATCGTATTTATGTATATATGGCAGGTGGATTATTCGGACGACCTTTTGTGTTCAATGAAAAATGTATCATTTTTTCTTTAATATGCATGGCTTTATTTTTATATAAACCACATTTTCAAAATCAATACTTATTATATTTGACATTATTTATCATATTTGTTGTTGCGTATGTTGCTATGGCGTGGTACGATTATTATTTTAATTGTGATATTGTACCATTAAACCGAGGGCCAGGGTACGGTCCTACACAATTGTTTAAACCGGATGCTCACGTTCCGGAAAAACAAGAAAAGGGTAAAGATACTCCACTTGATGCCCAGCGAAGACATTTCTTAATCTCTGTCATGCATTTAGCATTAATATCGCCATTATTGGGATATATTGCCGTTTATCGAAAACAAATCAATCCGATTACTTATCCTATTTTAGGAGTGTTGGCGCTATTTACTGCGGGTTATCACGGAGGTAAGATTTTAATAAATTCACATTAATAGGGGCCAAAAATTGAGCGACTGGGTTTAACAACCATTCGTGATAACACTCTTCGCTACAAAACCCAAACTGGTTTGTGCCTATTTTTGCAATCTTTGCAAAGTCTGTAATTTTATCGATGCAAGCAAAACACCCTCCGCAAGATAATTGATTTTGTAATTTCATATCTAGCATCTGTTCCTCTTTAGAAATTTTATTCTGTGAAATATCTTTTTGTCGAATCCAGCAATAACATTTCTCTAAAAAATTTTCCATTTTTATAATTCTATAATAAAATATTATTAAACCCTTGAAGATTTAAATCCTCACCCCAATAAATTTTCTTAATTTAATATAGGATAATGACTAAACACAAAACCGATGATTATAAAAATTCTGCGGTTAAATATTATTTGAATAACGAAAATGGAGACGGGTATAAGAAAACTTGTAAAATTTTTGATTGTAATTTTTTAACGGCCTTTTTTCCATTTTTGTTGTAATTTTTTAACGGCCTTTTTTCCATTTTTGTTGTAATTTTTTAACGGCCTTTTTTCCTCTAATCCAGTCACATTCCCATATGTAATAAAATTTATAACCAATATTTTCACATACTTTTTGTTTTTTTTGTGTGTTCGCCCATAATTCTCCATAAGTTTTACCCATCCAGGACATTTCTGTAGGTTCATGCAAGTTAGGATTACCATGAAACTCGTCCCCATGATATTCAAATATGGTATTTTCTTTTTTACTAAACCCATCTGCTAAATATTTTGTGCTTGGTATTTTATATTCTCCATCATCATTGTTTAATATATGTCGCATATCTGGAATATGTATTTTTAAATATTCCGCCCATTCTATTTGACCTTCTGAATAATTCTTCTTAAATTTTGATTTGTCCCAATTATAATCAGGAAATAAGGAACTTACTACTTTTGAAGGAGAACCATTATATTGATTTAACAAACCACTTCCATAATTTTTTGAAAATTTTTTTCGTGTAATGTTATACCAATCTACCATCGTAGTATAACCTAATTCTTTTCCTAACCAATCCATATATTTTTTTTGATTTTTTTTATTTTTCCAAAAATTTAATGGAGACATTCCAAATTTCCATTCTAACCAATTATAATCAGGAAATAAGGAAATTACTACTTTTGAAGGAGAACCATTATATCTTTTTAATAAACTATTTCCATAATTAGCACATAATATTTCTCCATTGATATTATACCAATCTTCCATCGTAATATACCCTAATGTTTCACCTAACCAATTGATATATTTTTTACGATTTTCTATACTATCCCAAAAATTATGTGGAACTATAACAAATTTCCACTCTAACAAATTATTAAATATAGACATAATAAGTTTTACATGTCCCCCCTTATTATTTCCCAATAAACAAGATAATTCATTTTTTTTAAAATCTTCTTTTGAAATAGTATACCAATCTTCTATTTTAGTATAACCTAATTTTTTCCCCAACCATTTTAATGTTATTTTTTTCAAGTCTTTATTATTCCAAAGTATATTGGGCATTCTTTTATTTTCACATGCTATAAAATTATAAAATGATTTATTATATTCCTTTTCCAAATGTTCAGTTGGCATTTTTTTTATTTCTTGAATACGATTACAAATTAAGTTATAATTATTGTTTTTGATGAATTTATCTTTTTCCCACTGATAGTGTGGATATAAATATTTTAGCATCCCCACTATCCCATACATTGCAACTGGACTGATTCCATAAAATTTTTCAAAACTATCACATGTAATATTATACCAATCTTCAGGGGTTTTTAATTTTAATTCTTTTTGTAATTCTAACATATATTCTTTCAGTATTTTTTCATCTTTCCAGACACCATTTCCCACAGTGTTAAATTTCCATTTGAACCATTTATATTCTGGATATAATCCTAAAACCAGTTTATGCATAGCATCACCATACTTTCTATATAAACACTTTCCATAATTAGCACATAATATTTCAAAACTAATATTATACCAATGTTCTAATTTAGTATAACCTAATTTTTCACCTAACCAATCCATATAAATATAATGATTAGTTTTTATATCCCACCACCCCTTTTCAACTTGTGTAAACATGAAAGGAAGCCATTTATAATCTGGAAATACATCATATACTAATTGTTTTATACTTTTATGTTTTTTAAAGTACTCCACAGATAATAATCCAGACCCTTTATTTTCATGAAAATCTTTTTTTTCAATATTATACCAATCTTCATAACATACAAACCCTAATTTATCACCCAACCATCCGATATATTTTTTTTTATTTTCTAATGATTTCCAATATCCATCTGGTAATGTATTTGAACTATTTTCAAAAACATTATCATCACTATACTTACAAAAGTAACAACTCGGACTAAATTTTTTATGCTTACAACACAATTTTTTACCATTATACCAACGTAGTTCTTCTTTATAAATATAAAAACCAATTATATCGGGTTTTTTTGGGTTATTACCTATGGTAGGGTACAATGGTATATTTTTAAGAATTATATTTGTGCATTTTCTTTCATTAATCTCATCTTCTAATAAACTGTTATATATTCTTATTACTGATGGATAATCACTCATTTTTAATAATTAAAAAAAATATATTATTTGATTCAATTTTATTAATATAATAATTACTACCCTACGATTAGAACATAGTTCATGGACTGATTTGTTGTAAAAACGGATGCGTTATTGGAACAGAGATACTAACGGAGCAACAAATATTTACAAAATTGCTTCAAGTGCGATACATAACAAGGCGAGACCGGGTTATTTATCAAGAAGCAAATCAACTTCAACTGGTTTAGGCGAATCAGTAAAACCAAAATTTACACAATCCAGAAAAGGATAAACCTTTTATTTTTATTTTTTCACCGAAAGGTGCGGATTTAAATCTTCAAGGGTGTAAATTATAATATGAATTTTGTAAAGGTCAATAAAAAAATCTTACCCTAATAATTATATTCAAATGCATTTTTTAAAAGGTTGGAAGAAAAATAAGACTGCTGCCGACCCTGCGATACCTTGGTAAAATATGTTGCGACGAACATTAGCGGATTCTTTTTTAATCTTAATTTGTTTAGGTGTCAAAGAATCTCTAAAGGGTGTGCCAACGGAGCGTGTTCTAATTATATAATACAAGGAAGCTGCGCAATAAACCGCCATAGCATAAGCAAGATAGATAGACATTCTACATATATCCATTTATAATAGTAGAATAAAATTATCTACGCCGAGTCTTTTTGCGTTTATCTTTGCGTTTTTTTCGTTTCCTAGTTTTTTTTGTCTTTTTATGCTTATACAACCGCCAAATCAATCCAAATGACATCTATATAAATAGATATAATATAATTTATATAAATGAGATTACCCGAAGACATATTGTGGAAAATCTGGACATATGCGGGCCCTAAATCTTATTTTTTGGATAAGGAATTAATTTCTATTATTGATGCGAAAAAGAAATTATTTATAATGAAACCATTGCGACTTTATTATAAATTATGCAGATGGAAAATAAAACATTATTATGATGAATATCACAATATGGAGTCTACCGGACGTCCCAATATATATATAGAATTAGCCAAACATTTAGATCTATCAGGGTGTCCGATAGGAAAAGTTAACGATGACCAAACATTGCAAATTTCTCAACAAGTAGCAGATATCTTGATACCTGTATCTACTATGAGAGAATCTAGTAATGGATTTAGATTAGCCGTTGTGTACTGGACTGTCAAATCAGTTTGGACAATTGATACAAGAACAAAATTATATTCTAGATTATGGCCTAGTTGGAATCAACTGTACCTTGAAACATCTTAACGCATTCGTAAATTTTAGCTGATTCATCCAAAGCAAATGTCCCGCGCCTTTGTGCAACGCCAATAAATCCTACTAATACATTAAGTGCAATATGTTGGTCCGCAATTGTTGCATTCACTAACTTAGTCTGTTCTTGAGGCGCAGTTGATACAGGCATTGTTTCTTTTGTATCTGGTACGACTTGATTTTCAGAACTCATTATGTATGATAATAAATTCAATATTTTAAGTAATAAACTTGGTAAATTGTATTATGTATTTCTTGGAATAAAACCCACTTGACTCATCTTATCTAACTTTGATATTGTATTTTCTAAATTCTTGGCATTATTTGTAAATGAATTATTAAACAAATAATCAGTAGCCGGCTTAACTTCATTTTTTTTAATTTGTTTGTAAATAATATTGATTTTTTCTTTAATATGTGAAATTTGATTTTTATTTGTAAATAAAGGAGTGATAGTATTAAATTTATCGGTAATAAGTGATATTGCAAAATAGATTAACCATCTCCTTCGTTTTTTAATTCCACTGCTCCACCGTATGCAAAAAATATCTAATAATGCTCGAATTATCTTGATATGACCAGTGCTCTTATTTTTAGCTTCATATAATAGTATATCCCAAACCATCCAAACAATATCCATTTGGTCTTTGCTATTAACAGGGACATAGCTTCTTCTTCCACAGGTGACATTTTGTTTTCGCTTCTTCATCGAATTTTCATATTCTAACAACCATTCTACCCAATAACATGCTACAGGACCATTATAATTATCTTTTGATAGATGATACCCTAATTCGTTAATGGCGACAAAAAATATATTTTGATCTTCTTTCATAAATATTTGATTTGCATAGGAAATATTAGGTGCTTTTAATTTCTCTGATAAATTGGTCATATTGAAATCCGCTTTATCAAACTTTACTTTAGAAAAGGGATGTTTTTTTCTTGATTGACATAATATGGAAATTATTTCTGCGAATAATTGCCGTATTTTTGGATTATTTCGCATTATTAATTCATTATCTACATACCCACCAATCACAATATTTTTAAAAATATCGTATCGTGATTGAATATACATTGGTAATTTAGGATTCCCTAAATGTATATTCTTTCCTACAAATTCCAATATGATTTCCCATATATCTGTGTAATGTCCTGCGCAAATAAATTCACCACTCCAATAGCAAGCCGGTTCTATTTTACCTTCTCCAAGAGACTTTAGTAATTCTTTTTTGGCATCTGATTTTTTATACTTAGAAAATGTTATTCCTTTGAATTCTTTAATCGCTCTTTTATCGGAAATTTCATCAACCGCATTCATTATAATACAGAAAATATAAAAAATATACTAATAATACATATAATGCTCCGCATATTAGTTAAAAATATAAAACAACTTTTCAAAAAATTTAACAATTGTTCATTATGGTGTAAAATGGCTGTAATAACTTTACTTATATTACTTGCTTGTGTAATCACTAACAACCCCAAACGAGAAGGATTTATACAACAGCGAAAGTTTGAAATGAAGCAAGGTCCAGATGTATACGATAATTTTTACGCTTCTATTTATAATGATTTAGTGTTTGACAAAATTAAAAATGAGTATGAAGTAGGAGAAATCATAAATGCAACTCATCCAACACAACAAAGTCTTATTCTCGATATTGGTTCAGGTACAGGACAACATGTGGCAGCACTAAATGATAAGGGATATCCAACTGTTGGATTGGATCTTTCACCAGGAATGGTTGGTCAAGCTAATAAAAATTATCCTACTTTAAAATTCAAACAAGGTAGCGCTTTAGAATTTATGTTGTATCCAGCTGATAGCTTCACACATGTTCTTTGCATATATTTTACCATTTACTACATTAAAAATAAAAAGCAATTTTTGACAAACTGTTATGATTGGTTGAAACCAGGAGGATATTTAGTGCTACATCTTGTTAATAGAAATAAATTTGACCCTATATTAAATTCCGCCGATCCATTACAGGTTGTCTCTGCTCAGAAATATGCAAAGAAACGTATTACCAATTCTCTAATTAAATTCAAAGATTTCCAATATAGAGGAGATTTCAAATTAGATAAAGATGTGGCAACATTCGAAGAAATTTTCAAAGATGATAAAACAAAGCATATACGACAGAATGTACATAAAATGTATATGCCCACGCAACGATATATTTTATCAATTGCCAAAGAGTTAGGGTTTATTTTAAAAGGAAAAATAGATTTGGTGCCTGTGCAATACGAATATCAATATTTATATGTTTTATACAAACCGGAATAATCAAATCAACTTTTTAAATGAATTAACTGAATACGCATATTTAATAAGTTTCATTTATAGAAAATTATTAAATATACCATATATGATTCTTTATATATTATCGGGAATTGCAATTATCTACTTGACATTTATTGCATTTATAAAACTTCGTTTTCGTTTTTGGTCTGTTCAACCAGTTTTTCACTTATATAATTTATTTTATTGGGTTTGGCCTTGTGGTATTATTGAACATGGTCAATCCCCTAAAACAAAATTTTATAATGAGAAAGTATTAACTAGAAAATTTAAAGATGTGTCAGCTGAAAAAAAGGCACTGTTCTATACTTTTATAAAATCACATTTCTTAAACAATAAAAAGGAAATATATAATCCACCAAAATTTGCAGTTCTGGATTATTTTAATGCACATAATAGAATGTCTCATATTTCTCTCCAATTTGAATTATTAACCACACCAAACAAAGGATATTCATCTGATAAAACTGCTGCCAAAATAGTTTCGGCAATGACTAGCAGACCCTTAAATGCAATTTTAAACAATAATGAAGTTAGGGTGGATTATGTTGACTTTTTATGTGTTCATAAAAATGATAGAAAAAAGGGGTTGGCTCAAAAAATGATTTTTTCTCATTATTACAATGCGAGAAAAGACGGCGCAGGACCCGTTTTTCTATTTAAGAGAGAAGGTATTATTAATTTTATCGTGCCACTAACTGTGTACAATGCTCATGTTTTCCCATTAAAATATTTAAAACATCCCAATTTAGAATTACCTGATAATATTGTTTGTCATTTAATAAATGATTCTAATTTTTCACTATTTTCACACTTTTTTGGAGAGATTAAAAAGAATTTTAAATGTTGTATTACACCAGAACAGTCACATATTAAACATTTAGTATCAAAAAAGCTATTATTTATTTGTTTAATCATGGAAGGTCAAACACCAGTGGGGGTATATATTTATAGAACACCTTTTACTAGTTATAAAGGAAAACAAAGCATTGAATGTATTGCTTCTTATTATAAAGTTGGTTATTATGATGTATTCATTAAATCTTTTCGTAATACTATGGTTTTAATTAACCATGAATATCCTGTTGATATTTTGATTATGGAAAATATATCTAATAATAATGATATTATTAACCATTTACTCAAAAAAACGCCCGTATTATGGAAGTGTCCAATGGCATATTTTTTGTATAATTTTGCTTACAGACCGTTCTTTTCATCGGATGTGTTTTTAATTAATTAATACTTGCTTTATTTAGAATGAATAGGAAACTTCTAAATGAAGCTCGAAAAGCTATGTCGCGAAAAAAGTTTTTGCGAAAATTAGTCGGTGACCAATCAAAATCCTTTAGACCTAATGTGTCTAGTGATGAATCGCGATTAGTTCACACGGTACCAGATAAAGAATGTATTAATAAATTAAAATCTTTATCCAAATAAATTATCTTTTGTATTTTCCTACTCTTGCAAAAGAGTCTACCACAAAAATTACAAAAACGCCTAAAAATAGATACAAAACTAACTCCTCTGTAACATTGTCCGTTTTTTCATCTTGTTGTTCTTCCAATAAATGAATCATATAATTTAGTTTTGTCATTAATGCATCTTTATTAGTATGTACATCTGCTTGCGAACCTTGTAGTTGACTGTAATACGGCACATATTGTTTGTAATAATCATCTTTTGTAACTTGACCTAATTGAGCAAAATTTTCTTGAGTTACCTCTCCAAATTGCCCGTTTTCACTATTCCCGTTTCCATCATTGTTGTCTTCTTCTACTTGGATATTAGTGGGCGCTAATTCCTCGCTATGCATATTTTGATATGAATCTTTTGATATATGGACACCCTTCGTTAAAGCTTCAAAATTTGCCAAAGATTGACCATCATCATCTGCTCTGTCAGACAACTGTTGTCGGTCGCCGGAAAATCCTTCCATCACTGGCGCCTGAGTTGCGGATAAACTGTTTAGCAAATTGTCAATTTTAGATGATTTTTTTATGTGTCTTTTTCTAAGTGTTCGAGAGTGTTTATTTGTTGATTGTTCTATATTTTTTAATTCACTACTATCTATAAATGAAAAACCAAGAGCTGACATACTTATAAAGAAAAGAGATAATTTTTTAATTGAATGTTCCTAAAAAAATATCATTTAATGTATATAGAATGAAAACTTATGTAGAATTAGGATTAGCAGCACTATTGGCTGTTCTTGTTTACGAAAAGCCTAAATTTTTAGTAAATACAGCAAATACCACTTTAGGAATAGTGATTATGATAGTAATTGTAGGATTACTTGCTAAACAATATGGTATAAATGCTGGACTTTTAGCAGCAATTATTATGATTTTACTCCAAGAGTCTCATAAAGAAGGATTGGCTTTAGTAGGCGACGAAAAATCATCCCTTGTAGGTGGAAACATAATTCCCGGGGCTGTTGGTAAAAAAATTGGGGAGTCCTGCAACACAACAAAGGATTGTGGTCCTTGTCAAAAAACTTGCAATGATTTCAATGGCGCCGATAATAGACGCAAACAGTGTGCTTGTGAAAGTGCTTGCACTGGTGGAAAATGTACAGCATCTTGCAAATGTGGCGAATGCGGAGATAAATGCCCCAAAGAGGGGTATACTAATATTAATGATAGTTTACAACCATCAAGGTTTCCAGTCACAGGTACGGATCAAATCGGATTATCGCGTATGTTAAAAATCAATGCATTAAATGCCAAAATGTCAGCATCTCAGCAAGTAAATGGGTGTACAAATAATGGTGGTGGAATTGCATTTTAAAATTAACTTCTAAAAATATAGTATATGAACAATTTATCTATATTTTTACTTATACTTATTTTCGGATATGCCATTTTCAGTTGTAAATTGAATAATAAAGAACCGTTGACAAATTGCAACACACTTCGATGTAAAAAAAATGAATATTCCGCTTCATCCTTGAAAAATACATTAAGCAATAAACTTACATCTGTCTCTTCTGGGCATATTGCAAATATCAAAGACCATCTCGCAAATCTTAAAGAAATGTGGTTGTAAATTTAATCTCTTTTTATATTAGTATGGTAAAGAGAACTACAAAAAAATTCATAACCAGTCCAATTCCATTTGTTGATAGAATAAGATATCACTTACACACGTTAAATACACATCCTTTGTTTATTGGACTGATGGTAATTATGTTAAATATTGGTTCAAAGTATATTACTATCAAATTAAGCAAGTCACAGGAACAATATATTAAAAATTCTTTAGGCAGACAATTTCTTATTTTTGCTATAATGTGGTCAGGAACTCGTGACATTGTTTATGCAATTTTACTTACAGGAGCATTTGTTGCAATGGCGGATCATTTGTTCAATGAAGAAAGTCAATATTGTGTTGTTCCAAATTATCTAAAAAACTATGCAAATGCAGTTGATACGAATGATGATGGATATGTAACCGCTAAAGAAGGGGATGCAGCGATTAGGATATTGAATAAACTCAAAAAACAAAAGCAAAAACAATCATATTTAAGACATCACAGATAGTAAACGCAAATTAAATATAACTCTTATAATAAAATAAAAGTTATATATAAGTACATATATGACTACATTAATACAATACAATTCATTAACACCTATGCCGGCACCACCCGCTCCAAGACAACCGCCACAACCAACCCCAGCCCAATTACAAACAGCAAAGGATGAATATGCTGCTGCAGAAATTGGTGATGGACAACCTTTGCCACCCCCATTTACACATGGGGTAGTGTATAGATGGTTAAATGATGAAAATCCAATACCAAAAGTTCCAAAAGCACCTTCTTTATCACAAACTGAACTGCTGCAATTAATGAAAGATTTGCCAAAACCCGATACACAATTACAATTACCTGCGCCACCTATTGGGGAAATTCCAGTGCCACCAGCACCCGATGCTCCTGCTAATTTTTTACAAATCGCGCGTGCAACTATTGGTCGGCAAACACAAGCGAAAACATGGAAAAGAATTGGTAAGGAATTAAACGCCAGAAGTGTTAATAGGGCTACTAGACAACCATTGCGAAGAAACCAAGATAATTATAAATTACTTATTGAATTATCCACAAATATTACTGGTAAACATACTATATTTTATTCAACGCGAATGACGCAACAAGAATCTACTACAGGTCCTCGGACACAAACCCAAAATCAACAACAATCATTAGGATTACAAGGAAGTTTCGAATTTCCAGAAATATCTAGAAAAGATAAAACGCCACCTTATAGCAAGCCGCGTAATGAGAAAAATAAAAAATGGATAAATCTTTCTATTAGGCTTCAAGAATGGTTGGATAGTCATTTTCATAAAGGTAATGAATTGGCAATGCCAAATCCAGCATACCCAGGTGATACCGAATACGATAAAATTTTTCGAATGAGTGATTTTGAATGGGAATTTTTACCGAAATCACTGGATAAATTAACTGGAAAGAAACCATCATTTAAATTTTACATTACAAATAATTGGACCAATCGACAGGACCCAAATATGTATATAGTACTTAAAGTGATATTGGTTGGTCGATTCAGGAAAGGAAATAAGATTGACCCTACCCGCGCTTTACCTACCACAAAACCTGAAGGAAAAAAGGGAAAACTTAAAAAAGCGTCTTCTTTTTGTAGTAATCAGTTGTCAGATATTAAAACAATTGCTCTTGATAAATATCATTCTGCCCCGGGTATTTTTACTGATTCTGCTTCAGAGAAATTTGAAAAGAAAATGAAAAAAGCAACCGCTGCAGATATTACATCTAAAAATATTAAATTATATTACAAAAACAGAACAAAGGCGTTGGCATACTGGGAACAAGAATATTATTGTAGACAATCTATGAATTTTAATGCGGGTATAACTGGGGGTTGGCCGAATGTTGCGGTAGCAGTTGGTAATCGTTTTCCTTTTGACCCTTGGACTTTACAACCATCAATTGCCATGACAAGCAAAGAAGTAACTTTTCCAAATGGATTGCCTGGTTCAGCACCAGGTGGTCGAGCAGTAATTAATTTACCCCCTATGGCGGCGACCGGTCCTATGCTAGCTTGGTATGCTGCACAACCAGTGGGTTTTCAGACCCCACCTTGGCCCATACCTTTCTCTCCATTAGGAATGTCTTTAAGACCTAAAATGGTTATGGTTTTATTTAAAAGAATGAATAATTATTTAAATGCTGCGGGGGCTGCCGGTGATGGAGTTGGTCCACCACCCCCCAATGTAATAAATGCTATAAATAATTTACAACCTATAATGGTACAAGGTAAATTACCCAATTTAACTACGGCTACATTAACGAATCCTCAATGGGACAGTTTATATGTGTTATATGAATTTGTATTGTTCAACCGATTTGAAGCAAATGAACCAGAGCTAGTTCTAGAACCATTCGAACCTTATCCCCGTTTACCAGTTGCAGCAGCGGGCACAGAGTTTGGAACTTGGTTAATTAGTCGTAATAGAAGACAATATGCCATACCCGTTGATACAGGTGTAAATCCTTGGCCAGCCACTGAGGGCGCGGCTCCTCTCGCACCTAATATATTGCCTGTGCCTATTCCTCCACAAGGACCAAGACCTAGAGTATCTTGGCAACAGGTGAAAAAAAGTGGGTTTTATGAATTAGAAGCAAAAAAATGGGCTGAATGGATGATTTTAGTAAATCCTTTTCCCATCCCAGGTTTCCCTGAATATAATCAATATTTGACTCTTTGGCAAAAATATAAATATGCAAAAATTAATGCAGCATCAACAATACCTCAACCAGGAAACCCTTTAGACCCACAGACGAACCAAACAAATACACAATGTGTTTTACGACCAGTAGACACACCCTTCCGGAGTACTTTCAGGAGAGATGGTGATGATAATTTGATTAATTGGGTTTTGCCCAGTGAAGCAAATAGAACATCTCAATACATTAATCCTTATGCCGCAGCATCTCTGGCAGTTGGAGGATGGATGCCGGCAGAATATTTAAATTTAACAGATGTTCGGCCTAATAGCGCAAAATGGATGTTTGGAGGACCTGTTGCGGGGAGCTATCCGAAGGAAGTATGGCCTAAAAATAATATGCGTATTCATGGTGCTGTTCCGCCAGAACGCTTTCCGCCATTAGAGAATGTGATAACGATAAATGTTCGTCGTTCTAAACGTGAAAATTTGGGAGGTTGGTCAGGTGGTAGGCGCAAAAGAACACTGCGTAAATATAGAAATAAACGAAAGAATAACACCTTAAAACGAAGCAAACGCCGTAAAAATAATTAATCAGTTTTATCTTTCAATGTTTTTTCCAACTCTGCTATACGTTTTGTTAAGATTTCCATGTTTTCTATTGCTTGTTTTTCTCTTTTTACCTCTGGGTAATCTGCATCATACCACCAATAATAAACGCCTCTTGCACCATTATAAGTGATTTTTACTACATTAACGCCTAAATCTACGGCTTCGTATAATAAATATCCTAGAACCATATATATAAAATAAATATATTATGTATATGGCTTTTGTCATTCACCAAGACGACGAAGATCACGTTTCTTTTTATACTAGAATAGATGAAGAGGAAGTATATGTTTCTACAGAACATATACAACGCGGAGATTCGAATACATTAAATTATTTTATAAATCAATATATGTTTTCAAAAATGACAGTTTTGTCACAAAATAAAGTTATTGGAGGAGAACTAAAAAAAAGGCACTGAAAAAAAGGAACTCATGTTTTTGGAGTTAAAAGTCGGTAGACATTTTGAGTTTTGGACATTTTAAAATGTCCAAAATGAGATTCTGAGTATTTTTTTATAGTTGTTTTTTTGCACATTTAGGAAACTCTTCCAATATGTAACAAGAAAAATATCAATATCTGTTTTTCGAGCACTACAACCAACTTTTTATAATTTTGTAAGAAAACAATTTAGGCATTTTTTATATGTTTCATATATAAAATGCACCAACCAAAAAAAATGCGCGAACAAACAAACTCCGATATAGAAACTCCAAAAGTTAATTTTAAATGCGAAGATTGTGACTTTTATACGAGTAAAAAATCAAATTTTTTGAAACATATCGAAACTAAAAAACATAATAAAAAAACAGCCGCTGAAACACAAAAAGCCACTATTTTGAAGCTAAATGAAACACCAAAAACAAGCACCATGCCATTACAATATGTATGTAAAACCTGTGAATGCAATTTCAACAGTCGCACTACACTATGGAGACATAAAAATAAATGTGCCATGAAACAAAATAATTCAATGTGTTTGTATGTGTGCGAAGGGTGTCATTCACGGTTTAATAGTGTAATAAATTTAATCAATCATAAGCAAGATTGTAGTAGTATAAATGTAATAACTCAAAACCCCAAGAAAACAAAGATTGGTCAAAAAATAAATATAGAAAAAAAAGAAAAGTTAGTAGAAAAATTAAAACATAATTTTAAAATCGATAAGGCCGAAGAGAGTGATACAAGCGCATATCAATTATTAAAACTTTTGCCAAAACTTACAGATGCGATGATTAAAATAGCGGAGAGACCAGTAAATGTAAATAATAACTGTACTAACAAAATGACTATTAATATGTATTTAAATGAAGAGTGTAAGGATGCGATGAACTTGACTGATTTTGTAAATAAAGTACAAATATCATTGGATGATTTAATGTATACACAACAACACGGTTATGTAAAAGGTATTAGCAATATATTTGTTAAACAATTACAGAATATGGATCCAAAAGAAAGACCAATCCATTGTAGTGATAAGAAACGAATGCAATTTTACGTAAAAGAAGAGGATAAGTGGGAAAAAGATAACCAACATTCGAAAATTGATAATTCTATAGCTAAAATTACACATAAACAGATATTAAAAATAAGAGAGTGGGAAGATAAACATCCCAATTTCTTAGACGATGATAAGTTGACTCATATTTGGCAAAAAATGTGTTCTGAGACAATGGGTGGAGCGCAAGATGCGGAGCGAAATAAAAATTGTATAAATATTAAAAAAGAAGTATCAAATGTAATAGAGGTGAAAGAAGCCATGAAAGATTAATGTGGTTTTGTGCGTGTTTTTTGTTTTTTTCGTTTTCTTCTCTTGCGAGTTTTTCTCTTTGTTCTCTTTTTCCTTCGTTTGCGTGTTTTCTTCCCACCTCGTCCTTTTTCTCGAATTTTGGTACGCAACTGTTTTCGATATTGTATTCTATCTGCTTCTACCTTTAACTGGTCTGGTTTTTCAGAAGCTTTTTTCATCATATCTTCTCGTTCTTTTTCTGGAGCACTGGCAGGTTGGGATACTGCAGTACAGATGTCTCCTAATAATGCACCGGCTTTCTTCTTTTCATTAGCACTAAACACTATTGCTCCTTCACCAGTTCTAGTAAGTGGAAGTAAATATTGCGACCGTGTGCTTAATGGTATTATGGCCGATGGATATACATTCTCTTTTTTTTTCTCCTCTTTTGATTCTCTTAGGTCAACGTTTTGTTGATCAAACAACATTAACAAATCAATACCAACCCCATCACAATCACCATATTTTTGGTATGTAGTAACTGTTTTCTCTCCAAATATGTCGGTTTCTTTTGTAGTTTTTCCAATGTCTTGTTTTTCTTGCCATATGGTTTTTGTTTTACAGGTACAGTATTCAATAAGTTCTATAATATTTTTTTTTATTTGGTTCTGCTTGGACTCTATTTCTTCAGAGTTAAGCGTGGAGGGAGATTGAGGGGCGGGATTTTCGAGTTTGTTAACTTTAAATTTTTTAAGATCACTTTTAAATCTATTTTTGATACGTTCAATATTACTTTCTTTATCAATAATATTAACGACACCCATAATTATATAATTGTATCTACTTGATGAACAAGCATTATTGGACAGTTTGATTATCTCTTTTATTGTATCAAATGATACACCCGTTGATTCATAAACAATATTTCTACCATTGTTTACTGCTTGGGTAAGTTTTTTATAAACCACTATATCTGCATTAAATACTTCTTCGGGTCTTGTGGTTATGGCATACCGTGGGTCAACAAATTTGTTTAATTCACGGTCGTGTAATGTTTCTCCAAGGCTACTTGTTGCCCATTTCGCTTTTCGTTGGGCGGCAGTATCACCCAGGCGAATAGCTGGTCCTCGCGGATTGGTATAGTTGTTTCGTTTTTTTGCAGCACTAAATCCATATGCTCTTCTCGTGGCTTTTTGATTTTGTGTTTCCAGCTTTCCTGTTCTAGATGTTTGGTAACAATCATGTATTAACTTTAGCGTTTCGGGGTTATTAATTATATCATCACCATCATTTTCACTATCGTGATGTTCAGATAATATACCATTGATACAATCTTTATAATCATCGTTATTGGTGTAATAATGATCGTGTGACACTTCAATATCAATCCATTTTTTATTATTACCATTGGTATCGACAAATTGATTATCACGAACAGTGGCAGAATTGATTAGTGTGGCGTATTGTTTTGCATACTTTATTGCATCTGTTTTACCAGAACCAGTCGTACCTAATGCTAGTATAATGAATCTAAATTTTTTGCCTCTTAATCCCAGGGGTGTTTGAAACTGTTCCCAATTTTGACATTTTTCTTTGCTTCCAGTTGTTATAAATATGTTATCCATTATATATTAATATATAATGGGATTAAAAATATCTAAAGGTTCAGACTAATTGTATTTCTTTCAGACCGCGATTGGCGTATTGATTTTCTAGGAACATCTAAATTAGATGAATGCATTTCTTTAAGGTCTTCTACACTTATTGTACTTTTATTGTCTGGTTTCTGAATATTTACGCGTTTCGTTTTTAGTCCAGATAAAATATCATTAATATCCCCAGGTCCTTTCATTTCGGGTCTGGCTCTCCTAACCGATTTGTTAATGTTGACTGGTTCGAATTTTTCTTCCATATTGATTGCGTCATCAAAATGAGCTACTCCTCTTGCCATACCAACATCAGGTCTTCCTCTCATATTTGGTTGCATTTGTGGCGGTCTTCTCATGTCGGATGGTGGTCCAGGAGGTCCTGACGCGGGAGCTTGCATAGGCGCTCCTCCCATAACTCCGGACATAAAACCGCCAAATCCGGGGTTTTCTTGACTCATACTATTTACTGCCGCTTGTGTAAATTGTTGCATCAATTCCGGGTTCTGTCTCATAATATCGTCCATTCCTGGCATTGAGGATTTAAACATTGTATTAGTCATATGTAACATTGCGGCACTTCCACCTAACATAAATAGCAATTTTAATTCTGGTGCCATCTTTGCTTTACCTCCATACTTTTCATGTAATTCTCCAAAAACATCATCATAGTCATCTAAATTTTCACTTAAAGATTCACCCCATCCATCTAATTTAACATCGAAAGGGTCAAATTTTGCATTAAGAAATTCAATCGCAGATACAGCAGCCATCAGCATTTTTCCTTGGAATTTAACTGAATTGGTTTTTTCTTTTTCTTGTTTAATCATTTCATATTCTCCTTGCATTTCTGCCAGTGGACTGTCCATGTTGTATTTTTTAGTTAATTGAATACCTTTTTTTTCCAATGCTTCCAATTTTCTTAATATGCTCAATTTTTCTCGTAATATCTGTTCATTAGACAGTTGTGGGGTTTTTGGTACTTGTTTTGTAGGATCAACCGGGATTTCATTGAATTTTGAAAAACCATCCCAAGTTTTATCTTTACTCTGATTGTTTGCCGTGGCGGTTCCTAAAGCGGGGGCCCCATTATCAGCGTTATTTGATGAGGTAAAAGGAACATTATTTTTTTCAGTTACATTCAAGGTTATTCCTTTGCCGTCATCAAAAGATGGTAGAGTTCTGAACATATCAGCGTTTGCATCTTTTCTACTTGTATTTGAGGAAGGCCAATTTGAATCGTTTAAATTAATATTTGTATCCAAAGATTCTAAATCAGATAATTTGATGTCTGATTTGGGAGATGATGAACGTCGTTTATCATTCATTAACATTTCTATACCAGGACCAAAATTAACACTTTTTTTCGGAGAATGGTTAGTACCCAATGGTGGTAAATTATTTAATTTAATAGTTCCAATATCACCAACATTTGATGTTGATAATTGTGGTTCTGTGGGTGTAATATTAATAACTTCATTCATTATGATTAAACAAGAACTTTTAATTTTAAGTAAGACGCAATTAAATATAATTTATTACTAATTGTAATTTATTACTAATTGTAATTTATATTTGATGTACCAAATGCCTTGTAAAAAAGAGTCTGCTAAATCATCCTTCTTCTTGTGTTCTATAAAAACAGGAATCCACGCATCTAAATTATTATTTTCTTTCAATATTTCTTGTGTCACCTTAATACCTAATTTTTTTCTTTCCGTATATTTGGTTTTCTTTTTGGTGAGATAATCCTTTAATTTATTGGATGCGGAAATTTCTTCAATGATTGGACATCCCTTTTCTATAAAATGTTGCATTATCATTCCTTGTAATGTTTTCATTCGTAAAGCTAACGGTCCGATTTGATTTTCAATAATAACTCGGTCCACGGTAATATCTTTTAATAAGTTTTCAAACCCTGCTTTCATTCTCTGTCCATATGTAACCATATTTATATTTGCGGTTTTAATTGTGGGGACAAAAGACAGATAATTCTCTTCTAATTCTTTAAATATCAATTCTTGATATTCCACCTTTATGATTTTTTTCTTCGTGGCATCTTGAATGATATCATATTTTTTACAAATATGTTTGAGAACATCAATATTGGCTTTTTTAATGTAAATGTGTTTAAGTTCGTTGGTTGGTATATTAAAAGCTTGTTTTTTCGCATGTATTTTACAAAAATACTGAGAATTTTTATGATATCTTGCATTTTTATCACAAGAAATTTTTTTTTTTATATTTTTACCACAACATTTATAGTATTGTTGATGACATAAATCAATAATACCCCATTTTTCAATGTTATATTCTTTGTCGGTTGTATTAAAAAGACAATATGCTAAACATTTCATACCGACATCTATACTCAATATCTTCATACATATCAATGTTATTTGGTTTTAAATACTATTTGTTATGGAATTAGTATTTAATTATAGTTAGGTAAATTAAGCATTTGTGACTGGGACATAATGGGGGCAACCAATCGTGATTCTAAAGCTTTGGATGATAGATATAAATTCTTTATATCCGAGTTTTGATATCCAAATGGTTTTGTTTGGTCACTGCAAGATTGGAAAATATATTTTTCAGGACATTTTACATCATTTCTATCTTTATAATTTTCCCAACAAGCACAACAATTGTCACAAGCTCCTAATTGATTCTTTTCTATAATATTATCAGCATTTTTAATTAAATATTGTCTATATTGATAGTTATTAGTAATTCCAACTTCTTTTTTAAGTACATTATTAATGGTGCAAGCTGGCTCCCAATTTGTAGCCCACTGCCCATCACTCATCATCGCTGGAAATCCAGGGTGAATATTATTTGATCCTTTATAGCAAGTGCCCCAACTCATTTATATTAGACTAATATTATTTTTCTATTGACTTGCTGCTAATAATTCAACAAGTTTGTTTTTTCTAAGACCTTTATAATTAGTGAATCCTTTTTCTTCTGCAAGTTGTTTTAACTCTTTGATTGTCTTTTCATCCAAAGGTTTGTTATCTGGAACTTCTAATTTTTTAACTGTGATTTCTTCGATTTCTTCTTCATTATCACCGGTATTTTCTTCTTGTTCATCCACTTCTATCTCGTCATTGTTTACCTCTTCTAAAGCAATCATATCGTCCATATTTGTTTCTTCCAAATCACTAATATCATCTAAATCATCTCCCATTTTGAGAGATTCAATTTCCGCCCCCGATAGAGTAATCGATTTTATATTTTCGACTACCGTTTCTTTAATATTTAAAAGTTCATCCTCGTCATCACTAACTTCATCGCTATCCGAATCGCTATCCGAATCATCGGAAACATTAATTAAATCTGAGTCTTCTTGGTATTGGGTGCTATCCATTTGTGTATCTTGAAACGACAATGTATCATTTTGGGAATCATGTTGTCGAATAATTTTATTTTGTTCGTATTCTTGAATTAATTGAAACATTAAGTCTACTTTTTGTTCCATTTTACCAATTCTATTTCTAAAATATAAAAATAAAATGACACAAACCAAACAGGTCACTCCTAAACTAATTAAAAAAAGTCTCATCTTTGTTTATTTTCTACTATTTTTAAATTTATCTAAATTAAACGAAATTATAGTTTATTGATAATTTGATTAGCTTCGTTCAAAATTTTTGTTGGGTAGTTTAATTGCTTTAAAACCATTATTCCTCCTTTAATTTTTGAGATACCTTTTACCATCTTATAAGAATATTCGGGGATATGATCTTTGATTTCTGTCTCCATATTATAGTTAACAACATGTTTATGTTTTTTAAATAATTTACAAAGGCGGATATAATGCGTTGTTAACATAAATCTTATATTGGGATTTTCTGTTATATAATTTAAATAACTATATGCTGTAGCAACCGCTTCGTATGGATTTGTTCCCGAATATAATTCATCGAAAATGCAAAAATGTTTTTTATTTTTATGTTGTTTTATATAATTTAAAATATCCACGCAGCGTCTCGCTTCAGCTTGAAACAAGCTATCTCTTGCATTGGTATCCGGTATATTTAAATAACAATGTATGGAATGAAAAGGGGTAATATGACCACCTTGATGAAAGCCATATCCTATTTGCTGTGCTAATAATACATTAATGACTGTTGTTTTTAATAAAGTTGTTTTTCCGGCTGCATTGGGTCCTGTTATAATTATGTTATTGCTCATATTAACGGTGTTTCCCACAATATTATCAGAAATACAAGGATGATATGCGTTTTTAATATACAATTTGACTTTCTTACTTTTCTTAATTTTGATTTTATTAATTTGTCGAAGTTTAATATTTGTGCTAACGCCTTGGATGGATTCTATATATCCATTAAATCCAAATGTAAATAACAATAAATTGTGTATTTCGGGATTTGTTTGCAATATGTAAAATTCTTTCATAATTTTTCCCATGGATGCGAATTTATGCGGATTCAATGTGGTTAAAGGAATACTGTTAATAATATCTGATAATTTTTCAATATGTTCCAGTTTATTGCTAATATAGTCTCTATATGCAGTATGTGATTTCAATGGTTTGATTAATGTTATATATGTTTTCATTTGGGATTTAGTATGTTCTAAATATAGCTTTAACGATAGGAATGTTTGATTTATTTGTTTTGTATTTAAATAAAAATGATAACATGCTAAACCATTTTGATATATTTGGTATACATACATCCCACAACACATTATTAAATATATTCGCTGACCCCAGGATAAAGAATCAAATCTGGTAAATAGTTGCCCCATACTATGTTTATCTAGTTGTTGTCGCAAGACACCCACATATTCTTCAACTGTTATTGGTTTTTTTAGTACTTTCAGAATTAGAAATGGTATAATTAATAATATTATAGGTGCTAATAAACTGAGCAGGGGTGATATTGTTTGATAAAATGTAAGAACTGCTAAAAACATCTCAGATTTATTTAAAAATTCAAGTTTTTCCCATTCTATATATTGAAATTTTTCAATAAAATTATCCATTGTTTTAATGTTGTTCCAATTTTCCCAACATTTTTCTATTATTGGTTTCGGTGGTAATAAATGGCTGGTGCTTACAGACTTATATAGTTTTTGAGAATCTTTTAAAAACGCAGTATTAGTGGTATAATATTTGCACCATTTATCAAGCAGTTCTTTTCCCATTTTTGAAGAAGGTCTGAAGGTTTTATTATATATAGATTTATTTGAGTCAGTCTGTTTTAATAATTCTAAATCGGCATATAAGTTTTCGAAAATTTCTTGTTTTTGTTCATCAAATTCTATTGGTAGTAAAAAATTTTTATTAACTTCTTTAATTAACATTAAAGACGTTAGAGAAATTAAGTCTTAATATTCGACGAGTTTTACATACTGTTAAGATGTTTTGACCAATCTCCTGGCATCTCGCTAATTTGTGTATTATAAAATTCTTCAAAATGTTTCAACTTAGCACCGTCATGACGAGTAACAAAGTTAATAGCAATACCTTTTCTCCCCCATCTACCAGAACGACCGATGCGATGAAGATATGTATGCTCACTTTTCGGAACATCAAAATTAATAACAACACTGACTTGCTGGATATCAATGCCTCTTGCAAATAGGTCAGAAGTAATTAGTACTCTGCATCCACCATTTTTAAAGTCTTTATGAACTTCCTTCCTTTCGGATTCGTCCATTTTCCCATGAATTTTCTTAACAGGAAAGTTATCCTGAACCATCGCTTCTTCTAAATCATCCACGCGCCGTGTGGAATTACAATAAATAATTGCTTGTGAAATTGTCAAACCCTCAAATAGGTCTTTAATGGTAGAATATTTATGTTCATCACTATCAAGTCTAATATAGTACTGAGCTATACCTTGGAGTGTTAGTTGTTCTGCTTTAACTAGAATTTTAATAGGGTTTCTCATAAATCGCTCAGTCAATTGTTCTAAAGTTTCAGGTACTGTGGCACTGAACAGTCCGATTTGGATATCATTGTGCATATACTGGAAAATCTTATAAATCTGGTCTTTAAATCCTGCGGAAAGCATTTCGTCTGCTTCATCAAGTATAATCAGGTCAATCTTTTCGGTCTTAAGATATTTTCTACGAATCATATCGTGTACACGCCCAGGCGTCCCTACAATAATATGCGGTGGTTCTTCATCTAACTGAGCCCTATCGGCATCAACCGATGTACCTCCGACGAGTAGTTGGACTTTAACCTTTTCGAAACGACCGATATCTGTAATTACACCCTTAATCTGGCTGGCTAACTCATGTGTTGGTGCTAAAATAAGAACTTGTGTTGCTTCTAGTTCATGATTTATAATTTGGAGTGAGCCAACACCAAAACATGCGGTTTTCCCCGTGCCTGATTGTGCTTGGGCGATAATATCGCGTCGTTTTCCCTTATGTCCTGGTTGAACAAGAGGAATTAATCCTTTCTTTTGAATCGGTGAGGGTTTTTCAAATCCAAATGCATAAATACCTCTGAGCAAAGCTGGACGAAGATTTAGAGTGGAATCATCCCATTCATTAATTTCTGTATATGTAGTATGGTTGGTCTTTTCGGACATCTGTATATATGTGGTGGTATGCTTTTAAGTTTGTTGATAATAGATTGTTTTCAATTTTAATATCTACATAAAAATTGATATAAATATGAACAGTTAGATAAAATGTAATACACCATGACTTCAATACTAGCGGATCATCAATATGATTTAACACACTTTCCAGAGGCAAATCAAATAAATGTAGATATATTTTTAGCACAAAATGTTATAGATATAATAAATAAATTAGCCTCTCTGGTAGGCGCGCCCTCTTATCAAAAAACACCTGTTTTTAAACACGTGCGCTCTCGTAATAACAATAGACAACCATGTCAAAGAGAGGTGATTTCAACTGCAGATTGGGCTGAAATTAGAAATTTTAAAACTACAGAACTAACTAAAAAAGAGGAGGGGGTTGATAAAGACATTGATGAATTGCGTGGATTACTTAATAAACTTACGAGTAATAATTATGAAGAAATGGAAACACAGATAATGAAATCCCTGACTACTATTATAGATAAAAATTGTAAGGAAGAGGATTTGGAAAAGATTGGCGAAGCCATATTTGAAATTGGTAGTATCAATAAATTTTGGTCGGCTGTGTTTGCCAAATTATATAAAACTATATTGTCTACATTTCCCACAATGAACGAGATTTACAAAAAGAATTTTAGCAATTTCCTATCATTATTCGATAATATTCGTTATGTGAGTGCAGAAGAAAATTATGATGAGTTTTGCAATGTCAACAAAGAAAATGAAAAACGACGTTCTATTGGAAGTTTCTTTGTTCATCTAATGAACAATGATGTAATCGAGGAAGTTGCTATATTTGAACTTATTAAACAATTAAAAGAAACAATGTTGGATTTTATGGACATGGAAAACAAAAAGGAGGAAGTTGCCGAATTTGCAGAAAATATTGTAATTTTAATCAATGGCGGAAAGAACAGATTGGAAGCATATAAAAACGATGTAACTTTTGGTTGGGACGAATGTGTAGAATTTATTGAGGATATGACGAAAAGAAAAGTTTCAAATCATCCGAGTCTTAGCAATAAGGTCGTATTTAAATTTATGGATTTAGAAGAAGAACTTTAATATTTATCTACGGAAAGAGCGTGTTACACCATAACCGACACCACTAGTAAAACTGCGACGCGCATTTCTGCTGTTGCAAATATCTTCGCATCCAATTTCTCCGCTACAAATTCCTATTAATACAGCAATCAATGAAATAAAACCTACGAACAACATCATTAACTTACAAAATACAAATGATTCGCAAATAGATATTCCGGCTCCTACCAGCAGGTTTATGACTATTTCACCTAGTATATTATCGTCGTCATCATCGACTGCGATAATTATCTGGAATTTTGTAAATAAAATGAGCAAAGGTATAATAAATTTGGGTTTGATAATTGAAAACATTTAGATTGTTGGATAAACTGGTTTGATGCTATTATTTTTCACTATAAAACCAATTCAATTTATTTAATAATATAAATACAATATCATATTTATATTATATGATTCAAAACGTCTCTCCCAATTTACAATATTCGCTGCAAGAAAACAAAAAAAATAATGATAAAGTATCTTATGAAGACGTGTTACAACAAGTCGATGCACTTGAGGAAGAATTGCCAGACCTAGAAATCCAATATACATATGAAGAAGAAGCTATCTTTGATATGGATGATTATCTAGCTTCAGAATTAGATTACCAAACTAATTATATTAAAAAAGAATTGGAGAGAATAGCAGATTATTACGAGATTTCCAAACGAAAAAAACGAAAAGATGAGTTGATTGAAGTAATAATATTATTTGAAAAAGACCCTGTTAATATCCAAAAAGTCTATCAAAGGAAAAAATTATGGAAATGTATGGAAGAAATTAAGAAAGATAAATATTTAAGACAATTTTTAATATTAGATTAGAATATATGGTGCTTTCGCAAATTGATAAAAGTATTGAATATCCATCAGCTAAATTTGTCGATTCTGAAGATTTAGATTATGATGCGCAATTATATCAAATTGAATTATTTCCTGATTTGGAAGTAATAATCGCCTTAGGTAAAGTTAAATATACATTCATTGATAAAAATGTTTTATATATCCCAGTATATTTAACAAATGATGGTGAAGTCATATTACAAATGGGGGTATATGAATTCCCATCTAATATTTATACTTCATTGCTGGATGAAGATAATGATTTTGATATAAGTTTATTAGAAAATCCATTGCCACTTTTATATAAATTTATAAATGAGTCATTTATTCGAAAAGAATTAGGTGAGAAAAAAACACCTGTAAAACCACCCGCAAAAATACCTACTCCACCTACAGAAGGTGAAATGGAAAAAGAACCTGTTGAAGATGCAACGAAAGAATCTCCTGAAGATGCAACGAAAGAATCTCCTGAACCCAAAAAATCGCCATCAGATGATTTTACAGAATTATCAGAGGATAGTAGAGTTCCGAATAAAGAAACAATCATACAAGAATTGTTTGCAGAAGATGATGATGAACGACCTATTATTTCTGATGATGTGGTTGCCGGAGAAGATGACCAAGAAACCAAATTTAAAGAACATTCTGGTCATAATTGGGTAGAGAAATTTATGAAAAATGAAAATTATGGTATAGTAGATAATGAAGGCGGTGGCGATTGTTTATTTGCAACAATTCGAGATGCTTATTCTGGTACTGGAAAATCGGCGACGGTTGAAGATTTACGAACTATTGCAAGTAATGCTGCGACAGAAGAAGTGTTTCGTAATTTTAAAGAGCAGTATGATATGTATCATACTGAAGTAAAAACTTTATCGACGGAATTAGCACAACTACAGACCACGAATATGGAATTAAAAAAACAGTATAGTCAAACGAAGGATAGAGATGAAAAGAAAAATTTAGTAGATAAGTCCAAACCTATAATTGACAAGTTTAAACAAACAAAAAAAGAAAAAAAAGCAGCATCGGAATTATTACACGAATATCGCTGGATGCGAGGAATTGACACATTAGATAAACTGAAGAAAAAAATGCGCACTTGTCGTTTTTGGGCGGAGTCCTGGACAATTCAAACATTAGAAATGATATTAAATGTTAAGTTAATTATATTATCCAGCTATAACTATGAACACAGAGATTACGATAATGTTTTGTCTTGTGGTGATATGGCACCAGATTCAATGGAAAAAAAAGGAGCATTTAAACCAAAGTATTATATTATTCTAGATCATACTGGCAATCATTATAAATTAATTACTTATAAACAAAAACAAATATTCGAATTTAATGATATCCCTGTTAAAATAAAGAAATTGATTGTGGATAAATGTATGGAGTCAAAGGGAAAAAACATGTATAACTATATACCGAAATTTAAGCTACTACAAATGAGTATGAAAGACCCCCACACGAGTTCTCTCTCGCCAGGCGACGATGCCGGACCAGAAGATCAGGGAGACCCTTTAAAAGAACAAGAAGACGAAGGTTCTGATTTATCGAAGAAACCGGTATTTGATGAAACAACCGTATTCCAATTCTATTCGAAATCTGCTGATAAACAGTTACCAGGCAAAGGCGCGGGAGAGACAATAGAACCAAGAAATATCAAGAATTTTGCAAATTTGGCTTCAATGCCTGGTTGGAGAAAGGTATTGTCAAATTTTTACATGGGACCATTCAAATTAGATAATAGGACGTGGAATAGCGTAGAACATTACTACCACGCAAATAAATTTAAAAAGGGACATCCTGAATTTTATCAACAGTTCACCGTTGAATCTGGCACTGACATTTCGAAAGACCCTGCATTTGCTAAGGCAGCTGGTGGTAAAACAGGAAAATACAAAAAGAAAGATTGGAAGCGACCAAAAGAAATTGTAATTGATGAAGATTTCTTCTCTAGTGGAAGAAATCAACAAGTGATGGAAGCGGGTCAGCGAGCAAAATATTCACAAAATGAAGTAGCAAAAGATGTGCTACTCGCTACAAAAGATGCCAAGTTGCAACATCATGTGAGAGGACAGCCGCCAATTGTATTTTATGATAGTATGAAAATTCGTGAAGAGCTGAAAAACTGAAAAAATACTTAATGTTGCAAAGACTTAGTATCAACCACGTTTATTCCAAACCAACTTAAAGAATTGGTTCGTATTTATGTATTGAAATGGATGAAATTACATTGCAAGACCTTAAAAAAATAATTATGTCTACTACTTGGACGATACAAAAACTTTTCGATTCTCAGAACTTGATTGCAAAACCTAAATTTCAAAGAAAAATGAGATGGGGAATTAAACCGGTAGCAAACAAAAAACAAGCTACTTTTAGAGAATTTATGGATTTTTTAATAAAATATAAAAATTCACAAATTCCTATAGCATTAGGACAATATATTGAATCTGGATGCATAAGATATAATGTATCTGATGGAAATAATAGAATCCATGCTATTTTATTTTTTTTAAAAGAACCATATAAATTATATGATGATTTTTATGATGATATTATTAATTATATAAATAAAAACATAGACGATAATGATAAAAAAGAACAACTAATCAAAAAAATTCGTGAACTGAACTATGACACAATATATAATAATTCATTTGATGAAGCGTGTATAACAGGTGATACTACTTTGAATCTGTGGTTTGATAAACTTTCAACCGGTATTACTAGAGGATTATCTTCTCAATGGAAAGAATTAAAAAATAGATTTTGCTTTGGAGAAGTAAAATTTGATATTACAACTAAAATAGAAATTGTTGTAAATATTTTTGAAAATTTTACTTACAAAGAATTAAGTGAAAATTATAAAGAAGTTCATAGTAAACTACAAACAATGGATGAATTTGATATATTAGCAGCCAGTCTTGGTAGTATGAATATTACAGTTGAAAATACAGTTTTAAAAGAAGAATTAAAAAATGTAATAGTTGATTATTATAAAAATAGACACAGGGAAGATGAAATATTAAAACAATATACAGTTGAGGAGAATTTTCAATGGTCTGCTTTCGACTTTTTATTAGCATTTCAAGAACATTGTTGTAATAAATATGCTGTATTTAAACCTATTAACTTCGAAAAAAATAAGTTACAAATACCTTTTATCTTCAGATTATTTAACATAACAATATGTAAAAATGAGGGATTAAAAAAAATATATTTTACAACTGAAAATATAAATATTTTTATTCAAAAATGTGAAAATGCTTTTGAACATCTACAATACATAACACAAGATATGTACCCAGATCTGAATGAAAAAAGCGAAGTAAAAGTATTTAAAGATGTGAGTGATAAATGTGGCAAAATATGGGGTGGTGTACAAATATTAATCCTATTAAGTATATTATCATCTGAAAAATATAAACATACACGACCTCAAATCCAACATTTAAAATGTCTTATGTTTTATCATTCATTTATAAAACAAATTCGGGTTGTGAAAGATGATCTAAAGGGAAAGGAAGACAAAAAACAATTTTCTCTAAAAGATTGGTTAGAACCCAGTCGACCCGAAATAAGAGGGGACAATACTAGATTTTGCAATCAAATTTATAACGACCCTTATGCGTATTTGGCAAAAGCCCCAAAATCCAAAGATTTGAAAAAAGTATTAACCTATATTATTCGACATGAAACAAAAAAAAATATTATAAACCCCCATGATGCGAGAAAGGGAAAGAAAAGAAAACAAGTATCGTGGGCAAATTATATATTAATGACTGATTATTGGTCACGCAAAATGCCAAATCATATAAATCAATCCGTTAAGAATGACGGGGTTATTATGCATAATGATCATTTAATTCCATTTTCTACCAAAACATCATTTCCCATATCATTGGATAGATTAGGTAATTTTTCACCATTGATGGCAAAAATCAATTGTAGTAGAGGAAACGGTCATATTAAATATTATTGGGAGGATATGGAAATCAAAAAAATAATAGATAATTTGGAGATTTTTCCAAGCAATGGAATCTATGATAGTATGGTAGAGTATATTAAAAGGGGTTCAAATTATTGTCCACATCTGAAAAACAGCTTTGATTACAATAATTTTTGCGATACCAACGAAAAAAAATATATAGATTCATTTATAGAAGGATTAAAAAATTGAAACATAAAAATACTTAATAATGTATGTTAAATAATTATAATGGGCATTTGGATTGATTCAAACGGACAAAGCTGGGATATTAATATGGAATGTCTATCTCTCAAAAATATGCATAGAAATCCCGATTTTAAATTTTGCTGGATGAAAGATACGCCTGGCATTGATAATAAAAGTGATTTAAACTTTTATCATGAAGAAACTATCGACGAACAAAAAGTGCAAATGTTTAATAAGGCAGTAACCGTAAACTGTTCCGATGGGAGCCCGGTGACTGGTAGGGTTTATCATTGGGTAAAAGGTCCATGTTGTGGTACTCCTTTGAAAAAGTGGTTTATTATATGCACTAAAGATTAAATTATTCTTCGCACTCTATTTTCATTACTAATAAACATACTTTGATTTGAATGTATGTTATATTAGAATCTATTTTTTCTTTAATGGGTCTCAAGTATTGTGTACCGACTTCTTTAACAGCTCGTTTGATTTGGTTTTCATTTTCTTCTGTTAAACCGACATACTCCATATTTATATCTTCCTCCGGATAATTTTCGAATATATACATAATATGACCTTCTACGGTTTGCTCCCTAACAGATAAAATCTTTGATATTTCTTTTATAGTCTTATTTTCCTGATAAAGTGCAAATACGTTATCTCTCGTTTTGCCTTTTATTTTGCATTTTGGGGGGTCTTTTTTATTAATGATTTGATATTCATTCATAAATTCAACACATCCCGCCGTCATAATGAAGTCATTGGAAACCCCATCAACCGACCATAATTCACTAATATTTTTGGGTGCTTTTTCATGAATATTCAAAATAACTTTGTCATTTATAAAATTACCAGGTACAAATCCATGTTTTCTAGCTATATTATTTCTCAGGTGTAACAAATCTATAAATGGGACTTTTTCCAAGTTTCGAAATGATACATTTATCTTGTGAACTTCGGTATCTACCCTTGCTCTAAGGGGGAGAATATTTTCTATTTTGATTTTCCCAAGACCAATTGCAAACCCGCGTCCGGCTTTATATCTTGACAAAACATTTTTTGTGATCAAAATTTCAACAATGCTTTTTATCCGCGCGTTAGATATCTTCAAGGAAGATTGTGTGCGTATTATAGTTATTGTTTTTTTGAATCCAAAATCAAATTTATTTTTAATATTATGGTTTCTTATAATATTGTAAATTGATACAGCGTCTGTGCTAATATCAGTTATATCGTTCTTATGTTTTCGAGTACAATTATCACACATATTGCATTTTGGGATATGTGTAATATCATTTTCTTCGGCAAATTTGCCAGTATCAAAATAGTAGTCTATCATTTTTTGCCTACACAGATTTCTTTCTCTTAAATAACTTCTAAAAATGTCCATTCCTGCGGTTTTAATTTTAATTTGTTTCTCGTCTGGAGATAGAGATATTAAATACGCCGTAGTATTAAAATCGCTATCATTATAATATATGGTTGCTTTACTATCAATACCATCTCTACCAGCTCTACCAATTTCTTGGTAATAACTTTCGATATTTGCAGGGACTCCGTAATTCACAACGTGTCTTATGTCTGATTTATCAATACCCATTCCAAATGAAATAGTAGCTACGATGACTGTAACATTCCCATTAATAAATATTTCGTGACTTTCTTCTTTGTCTTCTTTTGACATTCCACCGTGATAACATGCAGATGGTATTCCTTTTTTTTTTAAATCTTTGCATATTTTTTCGCATAATTTTCGCGTTTGAACATAAACAATTGTTGGTTCTGTGAATTTACATTTTGCGAATTCCTCTTTGGGTTTAATAGTGATAATAAGGTTGGTTCGTCTTGTTCCCAATGAATATTCACTAATTTCCGTGATACCTAGATATTCGTATATTTCCTCTATTACCTTAGGAGTAGCCGTGGCGGTGACTGCAAGTAATGGAATATCTGGAAAGTATTTTTTAAGAATACTAAGCTTTTGATAAGACGGGCGAAAATCATGACTCCACTGGGATATACAATGAGCTTCGTCGATGGCAAATAATCCGATATGTTCCTTGATGCGAGCGAATGCTATGAGTCTGGACATGATAAATTCAGGGGTTGTGTAAATAATTTTATATTTAATATAATGTCCAATGCCAATTGATGTTTCTGAATTAAGACAAATGGCTTTTATATTTTTGGAATTAAGATATTTACACTGGTCGTTCATTAGTGAAATCAAGGGGGAAACTACAATGGTTATCTTGTCGGAGAAGGTCGCTGGAAACTGATATAACAATGATTTTCCACCACCGGTTGGTAAAATAGCCATGACATCATCTTTATTTAAAATGTCTGTTATAATATCTTTTTGTGAACCGCGAAAGTTATTAAATCCATATATATCTTTGAGATGTGTTTCCATTGGTGAATGATTGTTCTTACTTAATTATTTTATAATTCAATTTTAACATAATTAAAAATACAATGTTTTACCCACGATACTTTCAATGGTATTGCATAAATTACTAATGGTATTAATAATATGTAAGCTAAAATCAGAGAACTTAATATGCTTGGCGAATTTATGTTGAAACATAAATTCTTTATTTTTTTCTGTAAATTTATTAATAGTAATTAATATTTCTTTTACTAACATTTGGCAATTGTTCCGACTGATTTGCCAATTAAAAAAGATATTATTTCCGATTCTCTCCCGGGTTTTTTTGAGAATTTGTTTTAAAGTGTATTTTTTTTTACCAATGGATATCTTACGCATATCTTGTGTGTCAGAAATGCGAAAATCTGATGCAAATTTAATACAGTTATTTTTTTCTATTAATATATTTTTCCTAGTCTTATTTGGCAATTTTATTTCAATCATAATAGAAGTATGATACGGGAAAAATACATTATTTTGGGTTTCAATATATTTTTTCATTTCGCGTTCAAATTTATAAAGTGTGATAATATTTAATAGTGTTTTTGCGAACTTTGTAATGGGTTGTCTTACTAAATACATTCGTTTTATAGGATAATCGCCATATTTTTCTAATGTATTGCAACAATCACTATTGTATTCGTTAAAATAAAAGCAATCTTTATCAATATTCATTTTTAGCCATTTAAAAACATAGTAACTACACACTAACCACACAACAAAACCTATTATTAATAATAATATTATACTCAAAATGATAAATTTCCAATATGAGATATTTATATTAAAGAAATGCATTGTATAATCCAAGGAAAAAAAATTTTTTAATAGAACGATAGTGTTTTATGGAAATATAAAACCTATTGTTCCCAATATACCCAACAGTTTTCGTTTATTTACACGCTTATTTTTAATCAATGTATATGGAATACCTTCAAATGGGTCGTGTGTTTTAAACGTATATATATCAATTAGTCCTAGTCTTTCATGATATTCTTGGAGAGATATATATCTTCTTTGCAGTAACCAATCTAAAAACCCAGGTTGTGTTGTTTTTTTGTATTGTTTAAATAAATCATAATAATAAAATATGTTTTTTTTACTTGTAATGTAATCATTTCCGGAACATATACATAATTCTTGAAAATCAGATAAACCCATATTAAGATTATTGAGAATTAGTGTCATGTCATAAACAACTACAGTATGTTTCATTAAACTAAAATATCGGAAAATTCGTTTACAGCCATATACCATTATATCCGTATCTTCTGTAAGACATGCATAGACTTCCTTATTTAATGCGCCACACAATTCATCTGCTTCGTGTTTTGCTGAAACATATGCCATTCCATATACATCAAGCAAGTCTTTGACATTTTTAACATCTTCCTTTGTGACTGTTATGAATTGTTTTCGGAGTGTATCAAGTTGCATTTCTATTTTAACTCTACAATCTCCGTTATAATTGCGTAAGTTTTCTTTGATGGCATTGAATTTTTTTTTAGCTTGTTTTTTAGATTCTTCGCGTTTACGCATTGTTTCATTTTTATTTGTAAGATATTTCCCATCAAATATAAATAGTGCATGAATATTATAATAGCGAAATATTGAACACATCAGATAAATATTTTCTAATAGGTTGCCCGTTTCTTTGAATCTATATAGGTAGATGCTTATGTCAACTGTGATTTTTTTGTTTGAAAATTCGCGCAGATGTTGTTCTTTAATACTGCTGTCATTCAATGAAGCTATAAATGTTTGTAGTAAATGGATGCCCATAATGGTGGTTTTATGTTTATAGTTGTAATTAGAATGTTTAATGTATTTCAATTTAATCCTATTTCACATAGGCTCATGCGCATTGTTTTAGTTAGTTTATTGTATTTTGGTTCAGATATGCTTCCTTTTTGTTTTTTTAAAAATACGTGCATTTTTTCAATATCTCTTAAAAATTGGGGATTTTTGTATGTTGATATTATAAATTGTATAAATGCGTCTAAATTATGATTTGTTTTGTTAAATAATAATAAACTATTATTATGTTTTTTACACCATACCATAAAATCGGCATTGTTGTATAAGAGCACACTCTTAATAATATAATAAGCAAAAACATTCGTTTTTTCTTTAAACAGATAACGTCGTATGCTGTTACTGATGTTGTCATTGTCATATAAATTTTTATATGTAAGACCCATAAAATCAAGTATTTTTATCATTTGAAATAGGGAAAATATTTGTTCAAACCGAATACAAAACTCACCATATAAATAGAATTCTTCCTCTTCTTTTTTATCTGTTAGAAAGTAAGCAGAAATCAAACTATTCATCGTGGAGGCCCAAAATTCAGCATATGCTTCAAATAAATTAAATTCACTGTTAATTGGAAATAATTGCGCCATTTTGTTATTAAAGTTTGTCAATGGCATATTAGAGAAGTCTAAACCCAGTGTATGAAAAGTCTCGTGGATAAATACTTTTAGAAATTCTTCTTTCCTATATATAATAATTTCACCGTGTGGTGTACAAGAGGTAGTTACAGCACTATTACAATGGTTATGGGATAGAGTGGTAAACTGATTTCCTGGTAGTTTTTTTTGAAACGGTGTTAAAAAACCATAAATTTTTAATTTTTTAGAGCACATAGAAGGTGCATATTGAAAAGCTATTTTAAGCCAGATAATCATTTTTTTAATATATTTATCGAATTTTCCCAATGAATTAAAATCTGATTCATTGAACAATCCAAAATAGATTTCTACTTCTCGTTCGCCAATTTTGCAGCTATAGACCATATAGCCATCCAGGTTCTTAGTAATATAATCGCGAATAAAATCTGGTATATATTTGCTTTCATTTAATAACCAAGATGGTATTAATTTTTCTTTTGAGGCGTCTTTTTTAAGATAACTACGGATTTTATTCATTGCGTATTCAGCACTAGCCCATCTATCCGCAAGTTTAATATCATTATATATTATTTTTAGAATGTTATCTAATTTTTTTTGTTTTAATGGTGACTTTTTAACTAAAACAGCATCAAATATTGGTAGTAATAATTTTGTTATATCTTCAGATTCTTCCGAGAAGTTCATTATTATATTATATAAAGATTGTTTTTATATAATTTAACTTTGTGTAATCATTTCCTGCGAGTTTTCTTACGCGATTTTATCTTTTTGCGATATTTTCTTCTTCGAGATTTAATTAGACGCTACAGCTTCCGTTTCGGCTTTCTTTGCTTTTACACTCTTGGCGAAGTGCGGACTCATATAACGCTGGAGGTTGAAGTATGTGAGCTCATCGTCCTTTTTAAGTTTGAGCAAACCGCGGAGTTTGGTATCGGCAAGAATGCGACGCCCATTTTCAGGATCCTGAAGTTTGTGTGCTCTGATATAAGTGTTGATCTCACGAGTTACCTCTGTGCGAGCCATCTCGGTACCATCAGGTTTTCCAAGAAATTGAGCAAGCTCTTTGCTAATTTTAGTTGGTTTTACAAAACCACTTGGCGCACGATTTCCACTTTTGCGGGCGCGCTTACGACCTGCTTTCTGGGCATTTTTAAGTTCGCGCTCTGAACGTTTCTGAAGAGCTCTAACTTGTCCTGTTACACTAGTAAGCTGTGAACGGAGAACAGCAAGTTGTCCAAGAAGTTCCTGGAATGAATCAGAAAGAGAAGGAACTTGCTCAACAGCAGGAACATCTACTTTTTTATCAACAACAGGCGCGGCAACGACGACGGCAGATGGGGTAGCGGCAGCAACTTTGGCAGGGGCAGCAACTTTGGCAGGAGCGGATGGTGCAGCAACTTTGGCAGGAGCTTTGGTGGTTTTCTTAGAAGAAGTTTTCTTGGTCGGGTTCTTAATCTTTGGCATTTTATAATCTACTCTAGTCATATTTGTTTAAGTTCTTTAATAAAAATATATATATTTGTGAGCATTAAGCTAACAAATATCCAAAAAATGACCGCAATGAAAAATCCTAAATTGGCACTACAGATTCATATAACCAAGGTAAAGCAACTGCGGCACTATGACTTACTAATGTAAGTGCCGATAAGATGTAAAATGCTCCTAAAGATTTTGAGTCAGCATTGATTCCTTTGGATATCAAGTTTTCCATTATATATAAAATATTTCTTTGCAATGTTTCTTTGTTTCTTTGCATCAATGAAGTAATATTAATACCATGGAATGGCAATCCATTTGGAGGACATATTTGCCGTTTTATGTGATCTTCTAAATTTGCCCTGTATTCCCAAATATCTTGTAATTCTCTAAGAAATCTTATCAATTGAGGTCTTTCTAAAGTTAAAAACCACGAAGTATCTGTTATATGACCAAATGTATCGATGCGATGAAAGATAGACAATGTTTTAAGTGATATCTTTTTTTTATGTGACATATTTTCATTATCATCCTTTAATGTAATTGTAATGGGTTCTTTCAAAGTATGAGATAATTTTATAAAATGTCTTATTTTTTTAATTATATTTTTGGGTAGGTCTGACCGTGTATATGGATTTTTAAGATTTCCATCACTTTTTAGCATCAAATTATAAATAGATTTAATATTAAAACCATATACAAAGCCTTCTTCATCTTTGTAACAGTATAATTGATAATATGGTATTTTATTTATATTTTTCAGAGTAAGAAAATCTGTTTTATTAACACAATCCTTTCTGTATTGTATGCCATTTAATTGGAAATATTTTCTGCGCAACCATCCTCTTACATGTTTTTGAGCAATAGAGATATAATATGAATATTTTAAAAAATTATACATTCTATTAATTATTTGGGATTTATTTCCCGATACTTTTTGTTTATAATGTCTGCACATTTTCTTGAGTTGTGCAACATTATAGTTTACTTCTAATATTTTTCCGAAATCTGCAAATTCTAGAATTGTAAATTCTTCTTGTGATACAGTTTTACGCTTTCTTGGACGTTTCATTTCTACTTTATCATACAGGACTGACCATATATAAGTTTTCGGAGAGAATATTTCATTCTTCATCATTTATATAACAAACGAAAATTAGTTTAAATCTTTTATTTATATTAAATTAATCAATATAAGTTATTTATTATGGTCACAGCTGACCTTACCCAGTATAAATTTTAAATAATATCATAAATATTATACAAATCTTACAAAATATGATTAACAAATTTACTTAAATAATAACTAGTAAAATTAATAAATGAGCAATTTCATAAAAATCGTTAAGAACTATGAGCGTGTATGTCGTCTGGGGCACCAAATAATTAATCATAAAGATATTGTTCGACGCGCGTGCCCTTCAAAATTAGGTGAAGAATTCAGAAAACAAGATGCGCGCATTCAAGAATTCGTGGATGCTACAAATAAAGCGAGTAAAGAGTGGAAAAAAAGTCCCTATTCGGTTAATGAGTATTGGAAAGGATTAAGTTAATATATAATCACTACAAAAGTAGTGATTATGTAGGTTTACATAATTGTTAGTTTTGCACAAATTTTGTGCTAAATCGCCTAATTAAAATACTTATTTGAGTTATTAAAAAAATTGATTTAGAGATGTGTTCTATAATTGTTAGTATAAATATATATATCATGTCATCATCCGATTCTATCACGAAAGCTAAACAGTTTAATCCGTCCAAAGTCACATACAAAGCACCACTCGTTAATAAACGCGGTGGCAAATCTGTTCAATGTCAATTGAATGGTTCACCTATTGTTTTACAGTTCCCTTTAATGCTCACTTGGGGCATTGATGAACGCGTCGATGAGCAATCCGGTCGCGTATCTTATGATATGGCCCTTCAGTTTGAGAATGGAAAGAGTTCATCTATTGACAAATTCGAAGAAGCGCTTAAAAAGTTTCAAGATAAGGTTCTCGATGATGCAGTTTTAAAATCGAAAGAGTGGTTTGGTAAAAGTAAACTCAGTCGTGAGGTAGCAGAGGCCATGATGTATCCAATCCTCAAGCATCCGAAGAAAAAGGATGGTAGCGGTGAGCCAGATTTTGAGCGAAGTCCAACCCTCAAGCTAAAGATTCCTTTCTGGGATGAAAAGTATAATATCGAACTTTATGATATGGAGGGCAAAGGCGCTTATTTGCCAGAGGATACCGCTCGCAAGATGGGGATTGAAGTTCCGCAAGGCACTCGTAGTCCAGCGGATATTGTCCCAAAGGCTTCGCACGTGAAAGGGCTTTTGGCTTGCACCGGTGTATGGATGGCAGGTGGTCGCTTCGGAGTCACTTGGAAGCTTGTTCAGGCTTGTGTCCGTCCACCAGTTCGCCTTGTAGGAAGCGGTCAGTGTCATATTGCGGAGGATTCAGACGACGATGAGATGGATACAAATCTTAAAAAGTATGATTCTAAAACAGATGATAGTGTCGCTCAGTACAAGGAAGAGACAGTTGGTCCAACATTTGATGATTCCGATGACAACGAAGAGGTTGAAGATGTAGAGGAGGTAGAGGATGTAGAGGATGTAGAGGAAGAAGACGAGGAAGAGAAGCTGCCTACTCCAAAGAAAAAGAAAAAGGTAGTGCGTCGCCGAAAGGTAGTTAAAAGCGGTGAATAAATAGATTAACATATAAAAAGTCTATCCTTGCAGCGAAGCATTCTAATTAAGAAATATATTATAAAATTTTTTATTGATTTTATGATATCACCATTTTGGTCTAACAGATGCAATAAAGATTTCACCTGGTTTTTTATCAGTTGGTATTTTTACAGTATACGTTTGACCACCATTTCCCGTCTTCCTTCTACGATTCGATTTTCTTTGTATAGGCATTCCACAATATTTTACCATATAAATATATCGCATGTGAATATATTTGGATTCATAGACAACCGATGCCAATTCACTTTATCCAAGTTTTTTTCCAGTATAGGAATCGCATTTGGATTTTTAGACAACCGATACCAACTCACTTTATCCAAGTTTTTTTCCAGTATAGGAATCGCATTTGGATTTTTAGACAACCACCCCCAATTCACTTTATCCAAGTTTTTTTCCAGTATAGGAATCGCATTTGGATTGGAAGACAAAAGATTCCATTTCACTTTATCCAAGTTTTTTTCCAAGATATGAATCGCATTTGGATTGGAAGACAACCCCCACCAATCCACTTTATCCAGGTTTTTTTCCAAGATATGAATCGCATTTGGATTTTTAGACAAAACATCCCAATTCACTTTATCCAAGTTTTTTTCCAAGAGTTGAATTGCATTTGGATTGGAAGACAACCGATACCAATTCACTTTATCCAAGTTTTTTTCCAAGAGTTGAATCACATTTGGATTGGCAGACAACATTTTATTCATCGGAATACATTCTCGCAACCTCATAAAGAACTGTTCTGTATTTGGCATAGTTTTACGATATTAAGAGTTTTTGTTTTAAAAATAAAGTTTATATTTGAATCAACTTTTTATAAAAGTTTATAAATTGGTGTGTGTTTATCAACGACATCCTACTGTTTTTAATCGTTTTTGAATATAATCTATTGCATCTGTTGTAGATGTAATATAGAAATCAGGATAAATTGCATGAATAACAGCTTTTAAACTCCCCAAACCTAATATATACGCCATTTCCATTGAAAAACAAAAATGCTCAAAATAAGTCATACATACTTGTTTTGGATGTTTAAAAAATTCCATTTTAGTATAATATAATATAATCTTTATTAGTGTTATACTTCTAATTTAATATCAACATAAATATTAGCGCGTTCTTCGGTGCAAAAAATATGGTCCGGATTTATTTTTAATATTCCATTGTTTCGAAAAGCATACGTTTGGTGGTTCTTAATTAATAAAGTTTTGCTATCAATTTCAAATATTTTTCTTCCCAGCATCAATTCTATTTTTTCTTTTTGCAACACCTCATTAATAGGACCTTTAAAATAACAATGAATGTTGTTATCGTTGTCAATGGTAATGTGGTCCTCTAATTCTGGAACACATTTCACAATTACGTCATTTCCGCTATGATCAAATATAACTTCATGATGCCATAACGGAACATAAAATGTTTTCCCCAACAAATCCAATTTATATACATTATCACTAAGAATATCCTCCAAGGAGGGATTTAAAATAACAATATTATCATCTCTCATCTTTTCCTTCAATATATCTTTCATTTTATCAATAGTTTCATCAGATACACCAAATATTTCTCTGTAATTGGAGAGAAACTCGAAAAGTTCTATGGATTTTTCCTTTTTCAGTTCTTTAAATAGTCGAATAGACAGTTTTCCACAATTATTTACGATATTATCAAGTGTAGTATCAAGAAAAACATCATCCCATTTAATATCCGGTGTAAAATATTTGATACATTGTTTCATGATATTCGTATAACTTGTCTCAATATTAAATGACTCTTTGGACGATTGATGTTCCTGCAAAAAAGAATATGCGGCATTTATTTTCTTAAACTTCTCTCCACCAACAGGGTCATCTTTGTTTTTATCTGGATGATATTTTAAAGCTTGTTTATAATAGGCCGTCTTTAACATGCGTTCAGTGTGATTTTCACATAAATTTAGCTCCTCACACGCCGTCTTCCAATCCATGTATAATCTTACATAGATAAAACATAAATTTCTCTAAATGATAAATGGGTCTATAATTATTATTATATAATTTCAAAAAATTGTAAAATTCAAAATAAATTTCAGTAATTGTGGTCTTGTTTATTTTTTTATGTACTATAAAATGCGTGATTATGTCTTTTAGACATATCGTGACATCCAAATGATAAATAAATATATTATATATATTATCTCGAAATTGAATAAAATTAATATTATTAAAATTTTCCAAAGATTGAATCAACTTATTCGTTATAAGTTTTTGAGGTTCCATGAGCTGGGTATTTTTTGTCACCAAATCTTTTATATTAACAATTTCGTTTAATTTTATAGATTTATCAATGGTTTTACCAATACATTTTTTATATGTATTTTTAACTGGTCGTTTCACAGGTATTATTTTGCATCTATGTAAAATGTTATCCGGTATAAAGCTAATACTTTCCGTAATAAAAATATAATGTAGATTTATATTTGTGTGTATTAATGTTTGTAAATAGCTATAGAATATATCCAATAGTTCACTGTGGATTTTATGAAAGTTCTTACAAATAATAATTCCCGTATGATTTTGTCTTGATGATAATATATCCAAAATATGATTATAAATATCGTTCCACAGTAATTTTGCGTTACACCCCAATAATTCCATGTCTATTTCGAAATGTATATCACTGAGTTTTATTAAAAATTCTCGCTTGTTTTGGAAATTAAACATAATTTTTCTTTCATACTTTAAGTTAGAATCGCTATATGGCTTAATATAGTTTAATGCTTGTGTGTATTTACCAATACCCGTCGGCCCATAAAAAATTAAATTGCGTTTATTATCTAAGCCATTACTAGAATTATTATAAATCCCCTCTAATTCTGGATGTAAATTGTTTTTTTCTTGTGCAATGATGTATTCTTCAAATCGTGATTGTAAGAATTTCATGGTTATAGTAAGTATCTTACTTATTTTTAATACTTAAAAATAGATATAACTATTTTTCTAATGAATAGCAGTTCACAATGCGATAATACAAATTTATTGGAAGATGATTTAATGTATCGCCTTAATTCTTACGCAGATTCACATCCTAATGTTGTTACCCTGTGGAAAGAATATATAAAAGTAAAAAGGATTAACTATATGAAAGCCATTGTTGATTGTGACGAAATGATTAGAAATTTACAAACCAATAGAGATATATCAGTAGAAACAATTGCCTTGCTTTATGCTCTGTTTGATTAGATAACAACTTAAATAAGTAGTATATTAGTTATATAATAAAATGTTTCTCATCATACAACCAGTGGATTTCAATAAAAATTTTTTAATGTTATCAGAAAAAACAAAAAATAATATAATGAATGATGGGTATTTTTATCGATTATATTATTCTGATGAATATGGAACTTCAAAAGGTTTATTCTTAGGCTTTGAACTTCAACAAGTCAGTATAGAAAAATACTTCAATAAACTTAAATGCGGTTTCAGTACCAATGGTAATTCTGATATTATAGGATTTATTAAATCCATTGAAAAATCTATTTTGGATATAATACCCGAAAAACAAGGAAAATACCCCGCCTATCGCATAGAAGAACAACTGCAAAATGGATTTATTAAGATTTTTTACAATACTACTCAAAATACTCCTACCAAATATACTTCTGTTAAATTATTATTAAAGATTTCTGGTATTTGGACAAGTGCTAAAGAATACGGCGTGACATTTCGATTCTTTTTTATCCGTCCGTAATAAATCGTGTTATAATAACATATAATTCTGCAGCAGAACCTAAAGATATAATACTGAAAAAGAAGAAAGCGGAAACAAATGCCCATTTATTAGGGTCTTGAATTTTACCATTTGATAGTATAGCATTGATTTCACCATCAAAGAATTGATATAACATAATAAGTTGCAAAAATAAGAAGAAAAATGTTAAATAATGAAATGTATAAAATTGTTGGGGCAAATGCTCTGCATCTTTACTCAATGTATTTTTAACAGTATGGAAAATAAATATCATTGTAACAATCGGCACGAGAGTAGCTATTGATGGTAAATATAAACCGGCCATTTTAGTTATTAATGAAAAAACCCCTTCTCCTTTACTTTCTCTAGATAACATTACGGTTGTCATCACAAGTGTGGTAACAACACCTATTGCCATCCAATAATAAGCTGCTAACTCACCATCTATTTGACCCGAGGCAGTGGATATTGCAAATATAATTACACCAACAATAGTTACTAATTTCGCAATCATTAACCAATTGTCTACTTTCATCCATGTGCCACTCTTTTTCATGTTTTCCATTAGTCGGCGTGTTGTTTTTTTAGCATTAAAAGCTTCGGAGCTTATCTCTAAATCTGTACTTGAATTTTTCGGTATCGATTTTAATTTTCTGTATCCAGGTCCGGGCATCGTATATACAATTGTATTTTATTATTATAAATTTCTAAATTTGTTCTTTTAGGGAAGTATTTATAAAAATAAAATATCTTTTTTTCTATATTATGAGTCAGTTTAATGTACAACAACAACATCCTCTAATTCCTAGAGAACAAACATACGTTTTAGACAGAAAATTAGTTTCCGTCCATTCTTTCGATCGTGATATCAAAAAATGGCCGAATAGCAATTCTTTCGAGATTGATCTTCCACAATCTTTGCAAAAAATACAGTCTATGCGACTTCTTAATATTTCGCTTCCAAGCAATCAATATGTATTTAGTAATGAATATCAGAATACAAAATTAAAAATAAGAATCAGTAATCCAATTTCCCCGGTCATCAGTGGTGCGATTGGCGATTACATTATTTGCATTAACGAAGGAAGTTATTGTCCGAGCCAATTGGCAACGGAAATAGAAACTAAATTTAACAAAATGGTTGCAAGTCAGGCCAGTTTTCCCGGGTTTAACTATTTTAAATGCAAATATAATGCCGTTTCAAATAAATTTTGGTTTGGTTCAACCAATGGTGTTAAATTCGAGTTGTTATTTGGAGAAAAGCTTACATATAAAACACATTGTAATCAACTTGATGTATGGGATAATTATACCCGATGGGGCTTGCCTGCCTATTTAGGTTATAAAAAACAAACTTATTCATATACCATGACTCCACCCAATCCGTGGTTTACGAATACACCGGGCGACCCCTTTGATTTTGATTATGAAATGGAAGATGGTAGTGGGAACGAATGGTTAGACGGTTCTATGAATAATATGATTGTAAATTTAGACGATTTAAGTGCCAACTCTTTGGATCCAAGCGGCATATGTAATTTAGACATAATGGGGGATGATTATATTTACATGCAAGTTGAAAAATATAATAGCATGGATGAAATCGAACCTTATTCCGAGAATACTGGAGGGTTGTATAATAATGATTACGCGGGTAAGGTTAAATGTGCTTTTGCTAAAATACCCGTTAGATGTTTGCCATATTCCCAAATGTACGACTCTACCCGAAATTTTATAGCTAATATATCCCACTATAATCCACCAATAGAAAGGATAGACAGACTGAGATTTAAATTCCGATATCATGATGGACGATTAGTCGATTTTAAGTGTTCACCTTTCACATTCACATTAGAATTCAATATGTTAAGAGATGAGCAACTTTGCGCCATGTTAGTTCGAGTACCACCGTTATACTGTCTCTAAATACCATACTCTTCTCTACACCAACCAAGTATTTCCGGTTTTTGCATCGATTTCCATTCTCTATCTTTTGGTAGTTTTAAGAATCTAGGTTTACTCATTGTGGATGTCTTATAAAATATATAAGGTCCATATTTACCCTTTCTTATTGATAGTGATTCTGTTACTACCTGTAACATTTTTGGATTGCTGGATTTTTTACCCAGTAAAATATCCAACACATCCTCTAGCTGAATATTGTCTTCCGGTTTTCGCACAACATCCTTTAATGAATATTTATTATCACCACACACAATGTATAAACCATATTTACCCTTTTTCAACAATACATCTTGGTTTTTATATGAACCCAGTCGTTTGCCTGTAAAAGATGGTTTGCGTTCTATGATTTCTTCCAAGGTGTATTCGCCCCGTTTTAACTTTTCTATATCTAAATCCTTCTTTGCTGATTTAAATTTAGTATCTCCATCTTTTTCATACTTAACAACTGGACCGTATTTTGCTATCATGTATACATGGTCTTTGTCGATTTGAATATGCTCTTTATTGTTTTTATTAATTGTTCCAGATAATTTCTCCATTTCATCATAACAATTTTGACACAAAGAATGCCACAACTGTGCACCTTTTGCTATTTCATCCAATGTATCTTCCATATTTTTCGTGTAAGGATAAACGAATAACGGATCAAACTTTTTAATTAAGAACTCTATCACAATTGTACCCGTTGGTTCAATAACTAATTTATTCTTTTCTTCTCCAAATATTCTAGTGTTTTCCGTTTCTACTAATGTTTCGGCGTCCAATGTAAAATCCACACATTTAAGCGGTTTGCCTCCAACATTTCCTTTTTTAACGTATCCTCTATCTTGGATTTTTGCAACAAGTGATGAAAATGTTGATGGTCTTCCAATTCCTACTTTTTCCATCTGCTGCACCAATCTTGCCTCCGTGTAATGTGTTTTAAGATCCTTCAATGTCATTTTACTTTGGATTTTTGAATACTTGATAATTTTATTTTGTTCTGATTTCAACATCCAATCGTATATTGAATTCTCTTTTTCATAACCATTAACAATTAACCAACCAGGAAATGTAATCAGTTCCTCGGAATACTTATACAAATATTTTTCGGGAGCGGTAATTTTCGCTGATAAAAGATTATATTCAGCTGGTGACATACAACTTTCCACTGTATTTGACCATATTAAATCATATAATCGCTGTTGTGATGAATCGATATTTGAAGAGAGTTTCTCTCGTGTTATATCTGTTGGTCTAATAGCCTCGTGTGCTTCTTGCGCATTATCGTCTTTTGCATTTTTCTTTGCACCATTTCTCAGACCCAATGCGTCAATGTCATCATTAACATATTTAACAGACCATTTATCTACGATAAATTTCTTTGCTTTTCCAATAAACTCTTTACTATAAGTACGACTGTCAGTTCTCATATAAGTAATGAACCCTTGTTCATATAGTTTTTGGGCTGTTGTCATAGTCCGTTTTGGAGAGAAGCTTAAAATATTCGATGCTTTTTGTTGAAGAGCACTAGTTGTGAATGGCATAGGAGGTTGCTTTTTTTTATTAACAGGTTTTGCACAAGTATAAATATGCTCAAAATCAACACTACCTTCTAGAAAACTTGCCATTTCAACTTCATTTTTGTGGTGCTGATTTAGTTTAAAATCTAAATTTTTATCTGTAAAATAACCTGTTGTATCATAAGCAATTATTCCTGGCGCATTATTGATTTCTTGCTGATTATCGTAAATGAGCCTCAGAGCAGGGGTTTGACATCTCCCAGCAGATAAACCACTTTTTCTACTAATATTTGCCCATAGAATGGGTGAAATAGTAAATCCAACGAGACAATCTAATATTTGCCGAGCTTGTTGCGCGTTCACTTTATTCATATCAACAACCGTTGGATTCTGAACCGCTTTTTTAATTGCTGACTTAGTAATCTCATGAAATATAATTCTTGGTGTGGTACTCACAGGCAAATTAAAAGCTTTGCAAATATGCCACGCAATAGCTTCGCCCTCTCTGTCATCGTCTGTCGCAAGAATAACCTCGTCCGCCTTATTTATTGCGGCTCTAAGGGGTTTGATGTATTTGCTTTTACTAGGCGATAAGCGAAAAGTGGGTTTGAAGTCGTTTTTAACATCAATTCCTTTTAAACCATCTGCGAGTTCTCTAATGTGTCCGAAACTGGCAATGCATTTGTATCCTGGACCAAGATAACTCTCAATCTTCTTGCATTTGGCGGGAGATTCGACAATTACTAATTTAGTCATTTAATTAAACTAGTAATGATAGGTTTAAGATATTTCAATTTATATTATATTGTTATATAAATGGAGGAAAAGGCAATTGAGAGACCTGAGAAAAAGTGGCGGGATAAAGAGTGGGCTAATTGGGGGAAAAATGGAGGGAATGAGGATTGGAAAAACACGCCAATCCCTCATACCAAGGGACTCTTCGATGATGGTATGAGTCATACCTGGAGATTTATCCACGATAGCATGTTGGATGAATATAAAAAGGCAGAGGAGAGAGAGATGAGGAGAGAGATAGGAGGAAAGAATAAACCCCTGGAACGAACTAAAGTATTACATGCTGTTTTGCGGGATTACGAACACGAACTGGTCAAACTGGGAATCATCTCGGACAAAAATCGTAGAGCTGACACACACCACACTAGTCCAAAAAGCTTTTTGGCACCGCTTCGCGGAACACCAACAGTTCACATTTTCACCAACCAAAATGAACCGCCACAGATATTGAAGCTAGAAGGGGGAAAGAAACGCAAAACCAAAAGAAAAAAACATAAAAGAAAACACAAAAGAAGAAAAACACGTAGAAAGATAAAACGCAAAAGAAAATCTCGTAAAACTAGAAGAAACACAAGATAACAATTGGAATAAAATGATTTCGAACAACGCCGTCGCGAAAAGATGGACCGCTAAAATAGTATCATTGTATTATTTAACCAGGATAATAATATGATGTCATCTTTTATTATCCAAAATAACAATGTAAAATAAAACAAATGACCACTATTCACAATACTATAATTATTTAATACCCACAAAATATGCCATCCCCAATTAAATGTACAACAAACAAAGTAAATGTTTCTTGCCGCGATACGCATCGTTTCTAATTTAGCTTTTTCAACAATTAAACGCATACCCAGATAAAAATTTACTAGATAAGCTTGACAAGATGCAAAAGTGTAAACAAACATCATTTTTCCCAAATGTGATGTTTGAAAATCGATACCAAAACAAGTAAGACATAATGTAGTAGTGATAATATGATGCATTTTTGTACTACCAGGTAAATTGTCAACCATCACCAATCCCATAATATCGTTTGAAGTATATATAGCACCTGTTATATGAATGAGTTTACTATTCCACTGATTATATCTTATTGCCGGCCAAACCAAGGGTTTAAATAATCCAATAGATAATGCAAATAGTAAAAAAGATTTGATAAAATTTTTTATAATATACCTTCTTCTTTCTAAAGTAAGATTATTATATTTTTCAAATCTTTGTAGATATGCATCCACTCTTGGATATGATTTGTGAATAATTTTACACATCCCGACCAGAAACAGCAATGCCGTATAATTATAATTCGTTATTATAGATAAATTCATCACTAATATTATATTGTGATTATTTTTATTTAATTTATTTTAAAACAATAAACCGCGTCCACGTCTCCGTTGGTTTCTTTGTGTAAATTGTTTATAACTATCAATAATTGCAACTAGTTGATTTTGTCTCGAACGGACATGTGAATTTAAATTTTCCAATTCCTTTTTTTTTGTTAAAACACTATTATCCAAAGTATCCACATTATTGCGCAAGGTGTCATATAATGAGCTTTCCCAGTCTATTTGGCGACGCAATTCATATAAAGATGAGCGTTCTTCTGCATCTGGTTGTGCAATTAATTCTTTACGACATAATGGACAAGTTTTTTTTTTAAAAATCCATTTGAAAAAACAATCAGAATGATAACGGTGGTTGCAAGGTGTTAATACCCCATCATCCATATCTAAATCTTTTAAACATATTACGCAATTATAAGAGTTATCCATATATTTTAGATATCATTTTTATTTTCTGATGGTGGAGATACTGCATATGGGGCATTTTGACCATGGAAAGTTAGATGAGTGAGCGCCGCATAACTTTTTTTAGGTTGTATAATCATATGATATTTTTGAATTAGTTGGATATTGCATGTTTTAGACCCAGTAAGAGTGTTAGCTGTTTGCTGCGCTTGTTCTTTAACTTCTTCTTCTGATGTATCTTTGGCAATTACGATATGTTGAATATTTTGTTCTATTCCATACCATCGTGGACATGTAGCTTTATACATATAAAAATCCATTTAAAATATATAATATAATAATTTTTAAATAGTAATAATATAAATGTCAAAATATAGCAAAATTGTATGGTGAATGTTTAGGAGTTGGTGAACATTGGATAGATAATACGAATCAAAAGGTTTTGGTGTTTGTCAAAGTAATTATCTAAATTTACTATAAATGAAACTATACGAACGAATATTTGATCTAGGAAGGATTGGTTTTTGGATATTATACGCAGTTACTATCCTAGGCCTGTGGAACCGTGCCCCACATTATTTAGAGAAGGCGGACGATATATTTAAGATTTTTGTAGGGGGAGTATTAATGTATTTATGTAATCCTTGGCATAAAAAAATGATTTCAGGTCACCATAAAAAGATAATATTTGAAGCTGGGATTATGTTATTATTATCTAGTTCTTTAAAATCATTAATGCAAAAAGTTCTAGTAGTTAAGAAAGTGGTTGTTTAATTTCTTTGAATATGTTTATACCATTTTTATCACCCTTACCATAATTTGTTAGATATTTTTTATAATTTTTTATATAATAAGTTATTTTTTTCTAGTTTTTCTTTTTTTCTTCTTCTTCCTTTTTCTGCTCTTTTTCCCTATAAAATGTTTTATAGCAAGTTGCATTCGCTTTGTTTCTTCAATATCTTTTTTGCTGAGTGTCGTTTTGGTTGCCTGATATGTGACATGTTGCCTTCCTAGTTTTTCTAAAATTTTATACATTGTTGTTGTAAATTGATTGTCAGATAAACTGGGGGCAAATTTAAACGATTTTCCAAAATTTCCTTTATCATTTGCTTTCATAAATCGTTTTATCATTTCTAGAAACTTGATACTCATATTATATGGATGAAGATGCACATAATGTATATTATTATGTTTCATCTTTGGATGATATTGGTCATCGAAAAAAACGATTGGTGTATTATCTGGTAATTTCATACATTTAATAATATCTTTATGGGTTTTACTATGTGTTGTGCGACAATTGCCTTTTTCGTGCGGTCTATATCCAGTAATTGTTTTATCAAATAATTTATTACCAATTTTATTTTCGATATATCTTTTGATATACAATGTCCAACTACGCGGCCCCATATTATTTGTATAAATTGCAACCTTCAAATTTTTATCTTTCTTTTTAACATTAGCTAGTGTTTTAAATATTTTTAGTATTTGTGGTCTTAAAAATTCTGGATATAAATCTAGGATTTCGTTAAAATGTTTTTGAGTAATGTGTTCAAACGCGTCTTTATGATATGAATGGATAAATTGATTGTTTTCATGCAGAGCTGATAAACCGTCTATGAAACGACCCAACTCTTCAAAATGTCCTATTGTTTCATCTAAATCAAATACCACAACCTTTTTGGAAGTTTTATGCATATATATTAAAGAAATATTAATATATAATCTTAAATGCCTAGAAGAACTGATAAAAAAAACCCAAAAAACCCAAAAAACAAGAAAAAAGGGAAATACAAAAAAGCTACTATACCAAAAGCTATTAGAGAACAATGTTGGATTCAAATATTCGGAGAGACTTTTAAAGAAAAATGTTATATTGATTGGTGTGAAAATGATATTAGTGTATTTGATTTTCATGTTGGACATGATAAGCCCGAAAGTGAAGGTGGGACTTTATCTGTTTCTAATTTGAAGCCGATTTGCGCGCGTTGTAATTTGTCAATGAGTAACAACTACACAATTAAACAGTGGAACGCGTTAAATGGTCAACAAAAAAAAAGCTGTTTTTGTTGGTAATTTAATATATTATTATATAAATGGCTTCTAATAGATTTTATACAAGGAGCGCCATGACACTGGTAGAAAGGAGATGACTCAGTATGAAAAATTTTTAAGAAAAAAACGAAAAAGTTTGTCGGCAACACCCACAAATCTCGGTAAACCCAAAGAATATGTACAGAAGCCTGACTACAATGAACTTCATACATTTTTAAGAGAAAAACGCGGAGAAGCAGATGAGGTTGTAGATGATTACCTCACATCCAAAGAGACGCGGGTGGAAATTATGATTTTGATGGTGGAGCGCGTAGAACTAGGCGCGGCACGAAGAGTATAAAAAAAGGTACCAGACGAAATAGATATACAAAACGCGGTAGTATAAAAACTAAACGAAGAATACGCCGAAAAAAGAGAACTAGAAAGAGGCGTACAAAAAGACGCCCCCGGCGAGGTGGGACTCTTGGCAATCTTGCAAAGCTCAAAGATTTTAAGGGTGGGGGAGGGAATGTAACAGTTGCTCCTCCCGCGGAGACCAAAATGATATAATAATTACATAAAGATATAATGTTATTGTCTTTATATAATGAGCCATGGTTGTCATTTCAAGAAATCAACAGCTAAAATGCGATGGAAGTGGAAAAAGAAGCGCACTAGAAGATTACAAAGAAAACGACGCAAAATGAGAGCACGTGCTAAATAATTATAACTCACTATCTGATAATTCACTTGACATTTCCATATCTGTTTCATCATCTTCTACAAAGGAGCTTTCGGAGTTTGATACATCATGATATTGTAATGTACCATATAAAGTGAATCTATTAAAGAAACATCTTAAACCATTTAATACCGACGACCTTGATAATTCGCGCGTTAATGGGTTGCAAGATAATGTACCAAGTAAAAAATCTTTCAAAAAAGGTTTCATTGTAATTACTATGTTTTTCATTTGGTTATACGGTATTCTGGAGTCTATATAAGCATAATCTAACTCTATTTTAAATGTTTCTACCATATGTATTATATCTAAGAATAGGGTGATATCTTCTTCTTCTTGTAGATAATTATTAATAGCACAGTCTTTCAGTGTTGGATAATTCACCAATTCAAATTTGGTAATATTAAAATTTAATTGATAAAAATGATGAATAAGCAATGGAATCATAAATGATGAATCTAATAACTTGAAATATACAATATATAAATGATGTTTCCTAAAGGGTTTATTTACATACGGATTAACTGGATATCGCGGACATGGAGATAAACCCTTATTTTTTGTCAAACTCCTCAACCAAATATTCATAAAATCGGTCAAACGAAATATATATTTCTTTTTAAAATGTATTAATGTGACCTTTTGAGACTCTGGATACAATGACAGAGGTTTTAAACATAAGTCAACATCATTATTGTAGTATGTATATTTATTGGTTTTCCAAATCTGTGCAAATTTTGAGAGAGAGTAATAATGTTTTTGGGCTTTTGAAAATATCTCCATATATATATTTTTCTGGGTTTCAGTAAAAAAGTCATTTTCTATTACTTCCTTTTGAATAGATTTAAATTTACAAGGAACATCACAAAAAAAAAACATATTACAAATATTAAAAATTGGATATTGGCTTTTCTCTATCACGCGTCGTAAAATATAAGTTAGTATAGCCATTAATAATAATTTATATTTTATTTAAAAGCCAGGGTCATATTCATCGTCAACGCCGCCGGTATCTTTTCCCCCAATGAATTCTGCTGTATTACTGATTTGAATATTTTGCAAGGAGCAAGGGTTGCTTGTATTTTCCGCCGACATTAATGCTTGTATATCAATATCCTTCTCTAAGAGTTTATTACCTTTCATCTTATTTATATCTAACATTACTTGGAAACATCCTGTGCCAAAGTAACCCTCTTGTCCACACATAACATTAGCTGATACCCCAGTCATTGGGTCTAACTCAGCGTGACGAGCAGCTCTCAGGAACATTTCGGGTGTCTCCTCAAAAGAAGCTTTTGCAATAGGTCCAATATCATCATTGTTAATACCGTGTCTGAATATTGACACCATTTTGCAAGTTGCGGACATCCTGTCGCATAAAATAGATAAGTGATGGTAATTAATGTAGATACCCGCATGGTCCATTGCTTCAGATAGCTCATTAAATATTGCCTGTCGTGCTGCCTCGAGTCCAAGTGTTCGGAAGGTTTCCTGAATATCATTACTGGTAGTTTTATTACTATTAATAGACGATAGAGCGAGAACATCAGGCAAATTGGTTCCAACCGTATCAAGTACCCATCCGTCTTTTTGGACATAATTAGCATCATCCATAATAACTTCGTTTACAACTTTTCTCAAAAGAACTTTTGGTATATCTTTAATACCCCTTAAAATAATATTATTGAGCAAATTGTTTTGAAAATTTTTCAACTTATAAATTTCATCCGATTGGTCAAGTGAGTGTTTCTTACTTGACGTGTTATTCTGTGTCAGTCTAATTCTAAATATAAGATTATCAGAGTTCATATCAGCGTATACACAGTTAATGTCAGCAGTATAACTATTGGACACTGCAAAGTGAATATCGTCCATTGAAATATGTTTGTCTAACATTGATTCTTTGTTTAGTTCCATTCGAATAATCCATTTAGATTTTGCATCTGAATCAGTGTCATCAAAATCGTTTTCCTGACATTCTTCTACCAAATTCTTAAAGGCATTATATTCAGCCAACAATACTTTATCATCATCTATTAAAGTAGACATAGCATCTGGGTCAAAACAAATACTTACAGAATCAACAACATCTCGCAAACTGGTATATTCTAATGTATATTTGAGTTCCTGCGCTTTTTCAATGTTATCTCGCTCATTTTCTTTAAGATGAATAGTAACGGATGGTTTTTTAGGATTTTCAGAAAGAGACAAAATCTCTTCTACTCTGGGCACACCTCTGGTAGCATTCGATTTACTAGCTACACCAGCAAAATGGAAGGTATTTAATGTCATCTGGGTCGTTGGCTCGCCAATACTCTGCGCAGCTATCATTCCCACCATTTCTCCTGGATGAACAATAGCTTTTTGATAATTTGTAATAATAGTTTCTAATAAAATTATGATAGCTTTTCTATTGAAACGCTTTACTGTTAACAAAGTTTTGGGCGAAAGATAATAATAATAGGCAATTTTAAATAATTCGGTAGGTGCAGCATAGTAATTTCTGGATAGTTTATCAAAAGCTTCATCGAGCATCTCATATAATTCAATAGGCGTTATGTTAACCAATGAATTGGATTGAATACTTAGCTGATTATGAATATTGTTAATGATGCGACGGAAATGTACAGGGATATTTATTTGCGTTTCATCTACGAATTTAAATACATGTTCTACAACTGTTTCTCGCGCTTCAATCATAAAAGTTATCATTTCATTCGTTTTTTTTATTAATTCAGACTTTTGTTTTTTAACTCGTTTAATAGCGGCTTTGGTATAATTTGTTGTAATAATAGCATCACTTGAATCGTCCAATGGCATTTGAAAATGTGCATAAATATCTTCGCGTGTTGCTGTCGGTAATGGGAGGTTTTGCATTTCCACTTTGGTAGGATCGATACCATCATCACCATATGCAAATTGGATAATTTTATTTTTATTATTTCTAACCGTCATATCATAAACAACTCGTAAATCTTCCAATCCTTTAATAAGCCTTCTTTGAATATAACCAGTAGTGCTGGTTTTAACAGCCGTATCAATCAAACCAGTTCTGCCACCCATGGCGTGGAAATAAAGTTCAGTAGGAGTTAAACCTTGAATGAATGAGGATTCGACGAATCCGCGTGCTTCCGGAGAGTCATTATATTTTGTATAATGAGGCAATGTTCTATCTTGGAAACCATAAGGAATTCTTTTACCGTCCACGTTTTGCTGCCCTAAACATGAAATCATTTGGGCAATATTTAAGGTGTTGCCTTTACTACCAGAATTAACCATGATAATAAATCGATTATCTGCAGCTAAACTTTTTCTTCCAATTTTGCCCGCTTCATCTGCCGCTTTTTGCAATATTGAGTTTACCTTTGATTCAAACTCTATTTCATTGGTTTTCCCTGTATTATTTTCAAATGTTCCCAAATGTGTTTGGTCAATCAGATTTTTAACTTCTTGTTTCTTTTTAATCATTGCATTGGATATTTTTTGATTTGTTACAGCATCCGCTATTAAATCACTAATACCCACACTATATGCGCTTAATTTCATATACTCTGTGATTAAATTTTGTAAATTATCTATAAAATCACCACATTCTCTATAATTGAAATCATTGAATATACTATGCAATAAACCTTTTGAACCTGCGCCCAAAGCTTTTTTGTCTAGTTGACCTCTTACGTATTTGCCATTTATAATCTCAATAATATTATTCGAAACTTTTTTATCTTCCGTTGAATCATACTGTCCATTATGGAAATGTGCTGATAATGGTGGCATAATTTCTGTCAGAAGCTGGAAACTATTGATTCTTTTATTAGTATTTTTGAAAATCTTTGTATTAATTTTATCGTAAGCCATTAATAAATTCATGGCCGTGCGTGTATCGAAATCGATATTTTCACGGGTAAATCGAAATGCTCCCAACAATGAATCTTGGAAGATTCCAATAATAGGTGAATTATTGGCTGGTGAAATAATTTGTCTTGCAACTGCTGCCAGATATGTCAATTCAGCGGCACTTTCATAATCTTGTGGGCCATGCAAATTCATTTCATCTCCATCAAAATCAGCATTATATGGTTTAGTGTCAGCTACATTTAAACGAAAAGTATCTCCTACTGTTAGAATTTTTGCGAAATGACACATCATACTCATTCTATGAAGAGTAGGTTGCCTATTAAACAGTATGGGGTCTCCGTCTAAAAGATGTCGGTGCACCAAATCTCCAAACTGTAATTCAATTGAGTTTCTATCTACATATCTAAGTGAAATTGAATCACCTGCCTTTCTTTCTAAAATTTTTGCACCAGGATACACATCAGGTCCATTCAACATCAATTGAGTAAGGAAACCCTTATTTCTTTTATTTACAACTTCGGGGAAAGTAATGTTTTTCGCCACTTTAAGCGGAATACCCAATTCTGATATTCCTATGTTGGCATCAGGAGTAATAACTGACCGTGCCGAGTAGTCAACCCTTTTACCCATGAGATTGCCACGAACACGACCTGGTTTACCAACCAATCTTTCTTTAATCGATTTTAATGGTCTACCTGAGCGTTGTGCAACTGATGCTACGCCTGGAATTTTATTATCCACCATTGTCGCCACATAATATTGTAATACCATTGTCCAATCATCAATAACCTTTGCCGAGGCATTACTTTCTAGTTTTTCTTGTAGAGTTTTGTTGGCTTTTACAATATTAACTATGATATGCGATATATCATCTTCTGAGCGTTGTTGTGCATCATGTTTTACTGAAGGTCGCACTGCTGGTGGCGGTATAGCTAATACTTGACATATCATCCAGTCTGGTCTTGACCACAAAGCGCTAAATCCCATAAATGTAACATCTTCATCAGATATGCGCCTAAATATTTTGAGAACGATTTCGGGTGTTAATCGCATGGTTAATTTCTCTTTTTTATTTCCTTCATTGTTCTCAATACCTTCAATATTGTCCCATTCAGCAATAAGAGTTGCCAATCCTTCCTTCGTAATTTTACGAGGTTGTTTGGTACCACAACCATCACAGGTTTCATCTCCACATCTTACTACTTTTGAGCCTAGTTTGAAAATTTTATCCCATCGTTTTTTTGAAGATAACCTTTGCAAGTATTTATATTTTTCTTTGTCTATCAATAATTTACTGCATTTAACACATATACATCGTAGAATTTTTACAATAGTATGAATATATTGAATGTAAAATATAGGTCTAGCTAGTTCTATATGTCCAAAATACCCGGGCGTATTCATATAATTTAAACCATCAGTTGGACAAATCAAACCCGGATCTAGTACACCCATCCGAGGGTCAAACAAACCACCTATTACGGGTTTATTATTTACATATGTATCTCTGGAAACAATATTTGCCACTGAACTTTTCCGAATTTCTTCTGGAGATAATATACTAAATTGTATCCCTATAATTCTTGACGGGGTTGTCTTCATTTTCGATTGAGCCATTCTTTATACTACGCTTAGAATATTTAGATTGTTTTTCAATTTATTTGTTTTAAGTTTTTGAATAATAAAAAATTGATATTTGCAAAGAGGATTTAAAAATTATCACACAATACTTCATAATGGATAAATCTGACATCACTGACCGTTTAGCTAAATCTCCTAAAAAGGGATATAAATTTAGACAATCTACAAAGGAAAAATCAAAGAAAAATAAAATAATCAAAGCTAAACATTTGGCATCTGATAGTGATAGTGATAGTGATTATGATCCAGAAGAGGAAATGTATATTTTAGTAGAAGACGATGATGAAGAAACAGATTCTTCTGAAGAAGAAGAAGAAACAAAAGAAGATTTTAATACAAGGGAATTTCAAAAATTCGTTCAAAAAATATTTCCCTCTAAAAGTGGTCAAGAGAGGGTTCGGCAATTGGAAAAAATAGATGAAATGTTGGAAAAGAAAAAAGAAAAAAAGAAAAAATCCAAATCATCTCGAATTAAAAATAAAAAATTAACGGATGCTGAAACCAAAAATACGATTTCAAAAAAAGGAAGAGCCACCGGATTCAGGAAGAAAAAAAAGAAAGTCGTAGAAGAATCAAGCGAAGATGAAGAGGCATTCGAGGAAATAATGCGTAAAGAAGAAGCAAAAATGCTATGCGAAGATTTACTCGATGATGATGAAAAAATGGATGAGAATGAGATACAGGATATGTTACGACAAAATATGAAATTTAACATTATATTTACAGTTGGACAGCCTGATGAGGAGGAGGAGGAGGACGAAACTTCTGAAGAAGATGAAGAAGAGGAGGAAGAACCCGCAAAGACTTCAGAAAAATCCGAAAAAGAAACTAAAACGCAATTCAAAAAAAATCAAAAAGTCAGTGTTTACTACAAAGATTGGGATAAAGCATATGTTGGTAAAATTAAAACTATAGTTGCTGTTGGTAATAATCCTGCATATAGTTTATATAATATCGAATTAGAAAAAACAGAGGATAAAGATGAGGAGGAATGGGAGATTCAAGAGAATATTAAAGGAAAATATATTACAGCGGTAGATGAAAATGAACAAGTTGAAGATTCCGAAATTTTAGATGAATTGCAAGAATTAATAAAATGTCGCAAATCAAAAGGTAGTGATGCAATGATAGCAAAATTAGATAAAATGTCACAAGCTTATAAACGAAAACAAACAAAGGAACAAAAAAAGCGAGAAATAAAGCTTAAATCAAAAAATGTGTCTACATTGCGGAAATTGTTGCGTGCGCCAAATATTATGAATGATTTTAAATATTTTAAAGATATGGGCATCGATGCTCAAAAAAAAATAATAAGACGGTTGAAAGAAGTTAATAAATTGTCTAGTGTAGAAAAACCCTACAGATTACAACTTTTGGATTCCGATATGCCAGCCTGTTATCAATCTGCTGCGCTTAAAAAAATCAATGTTCTTAATTATATGGACCCGGGTTCAGGAGAATATTATAAAATTAAACAATGGGTAGATGCATTTATGTCCATTCCATTTGGAAAAACAAAACAATTGCCATTAACTATCGATGATGGTATGGAGAAATGTAATGCATTTATGGAAAATGCCAAAAAAGTTTTGGATGAATGTGTATATGGTTTGGATGATGCTAAAATGCAGATTCTACAATTAGTAGGAAACTGGATAAGTAATCCCAATTCTATTGGCACAGCTATTGCCATCAAAGGTCCACCTGGTACTGGAAAAACAACTTTAATCAAAGAAGGTATTAGTAAAATACTTCAAAGACCTTTTGCTTTTCTGGCTCTTGGTGGTGCAACCGATAGTAGTTTTCTTGAGGGGCACGGATATACTTATGAGGGCAGTACTTGGGGTAAAATTGTAAATATTTTGATTCAGAGTAAATGTATGAACCCGGTGATTTATTTCGATGAATTGGATAAAATTTCAGAAACCCCAAAAGGTGAAGAAATAACTGGTATTCTTACCCATTTGACGGATACAACCCAAAATAATTGTTTCCATGATAAATATTTTGCCAATATGGATTTTGATCTTAGTAAATCATTATTTATATTCAGTTATAATGATGAGAGCAAAGTCAATCCTATTTTAAAAGATAGAATGTATAGAATACATACAGAGGGTTATGTGACTAAGGAAAAAATAACTATTGCCAAAAACTATTTGATACCAAAAATTGAGAAAAATGTTAATTTCAAAAGTGAGGATATTACTATCACAGATGAAGCACTTGTTAAGATTATTGATGGGTTCACCGATAAAGAGAAAGGCGTGAGAAATCTTAAGCGTTGTCTAGAAATTATTTACACAAAGCTTAATTTATATAGATTGATGAAACCCGATAGTAAATTGTTTGAAAAAGAAAATACAATCAATGTAACATTTCCATTTACTGTGACAGAGGAAGTTATTAATAAATTAATTAAATTAAACGAAAGTAGTAGTGCACCCTTTGGTATGTATATTTAACGACCCAACATGAATGCACGCCCACCAGCCGGTTGCTTTGATATTAAAACTCTTGGTATTTGAACTGTGCTAACAGTTCTTATGGACCCTAAAATCATCGTATTGGGTTTTGCAACATTCGTAGCCCCAGTTTTCCCACAAGCAGTACATGGCATTTAATAATATATAATATTATTTTTTTATGCGAGATTTTATTTTTCCGTGTTTTTTAACGCGGCGTTTTGTCCCGCGGCGTGTTTTTCCGCTGTGTCTTTTTGTTCTTCTTTTTTTGCGTGTTTTTTTACCTCCCAAGATTGTACACGAACTGTCTTTATCGCATTTTTTTCTCTTATCTGATTCTCCTTCTTTGGCTTCTCTTGCGTTTTTTTCATACTCCGCCACGAGCGCACGGTTTGCTTTTATTGTTTTCAGAAATTGTTTGCCTCGAAAATTAACTTTGGACGGTCCATTGCGTAGTGCCCACTCCGCTAATTCTTTGGCGTTATATTCGGGGTATAAATGTGGCGCAACTCTGTCCACATTTTTAGCATTTAGTGCCGCGGGCACGGTAACGCTCGTTCGTTTCGAAGCCATCTGCCTTCCGGTGCTGTGTTTATTGTCATAAATAGTAGGACTACCCTGGCTTTTAAAATACTTGTCGTGCGCAGTCAAGTTCTTAAGTGTAAGTCGTGCAGGCATATATATATATAGAAATATCGATTTATTCATTTTTAACTATATATTTTGTTGATTTGTATAGATTATTGAAAACAACACCGACTAGGACTGCTAGTATGGTAACAATTATAATTACCATCCCCTTTAACAATTTTGCAATCACGACATATTATTTCATTGTCAAACTTAATAAAATGATGATGACGACAACTTGTTCTATCTGAGATACGGGCATATCTGGCTGAATACGTATCTTTACATTTTTCACACGTGTAATTGGAATATTCGTGATAATTTGTACTGTCCATAGTTACGATTGATTATTAGTAATAAATCGTAATAAATTCAATTTAAAATTCTCCATAAACAGCACGATTGCCACCTCGAGAACTGATGTAATTCACTTGTTCTTGTGTAACACAAGCACACCCATCTGAATTACTTACACCAGTTTGTGGTGGCACGCAGCAATCTGGGCTAAATTTATTGTTCGCAAAGAAGAACAATTGTCCTGCAGGGAGAGGTACTTTTGGTCCCAAATGTGTACTTAAATCTTGGGCAATGCTAGGCAATTGTTTAGTATCCCAGGATGATTTTACACCTCTTCCCATTTTGTAATTTGTTGGTGCTGATCCAAGAGCATTGACGAACCCCTCTTTTGCTTTTTCCTTAGCTTCGGGTGTTATGCAAGAGCATAAAACATGTCCTCCTAATATCATTCCCACAATAATACTAATTGCGATAATTTCGATACGACAAGTCAATCCTAATACTTTGATTTGCATACTATACATAATTCATAGATAATTTTTATGCTGAAAATAAAGATTATTCTGATGCCCAAGAATCTCCCATAAGTTGTTCAATAGCACTATTATAATCCATAAATTGGATTCCGTCCACAGTAAAATTACCAGTATTTGTTAAAATTTGATATAAGTATTTCGGTTTTTCTATACTTTGACAATCTAAACCCAGAGTTGAAAATTTGCCTAAATTATCATTAACCCATAAATTAGGCCCTCCAATAAAACTTGTATCTTTGATACTATATTTATTCACTTGTTGCAGATTTTTAGTATCAATTGTAACAATTCCTAAAACTCTCTCTCCAAAACGCAACTGATCATTCACTTTTATATCTGATATGTTTATCATTCGTCCATCTTCTAATTCTATCTTTGTTAAAGAACTAAATCCCCCTTCCAAGGTAGCGTGTATTTTATGTGTTGGCGCATTAAATGGAATAAAATTTCCTGCGATATTTTTTAAGTCTACGAAATCAAGGTCATCTATATCATCCCAATCCAATAAAATATGTTGGTCTATTTTAATTCTTTTACTTGTAGTATTTAGACAATAAATAAATGGTTCGCAATAATCTTCTATTAATACTGATGTAGGATGATTTTTTGCTTCTATCCAGCTATCCCCATATTGTATTTTATGAGAACCAGAAATCTTTAATTTATCAATTTGGTACATTTTCTTTCCATATGTTGATAATTTAAAGAATGCCGTTATTTTTGACCCGTCAAACATTTCATCTCCTACCTTAATATCTTTAATTCGAACTTTCCCGCGTTTGAGCATTAATTTCGTATCCTTATCAAAACAGCCTGGTTTTCCAGGAATGTTCTTACTGGAACTAAGATTTAATATATTACCTAATGCAATGGCTATTATAGCTAAAGGAACTGCAACAGCCACAAACAACGCTGTCATTACGCCAGCGGCAGGCCACGTAAAAGGAAGAATCCATAAAAGAATAGTTGCCGCCACGAGAACAATTAATGACAAGACCAAGATTTCTAAAAAAGCGCCTAAAAAGGATTTCATGGAAAGGTACATTGTCATTATCGTATATAGACCAGATGTCATTACACCTACATTTTTTGCTAAAATATCTTTTAATTTCATTAAAATTATTTGTATAGGAATTATAACATTATAGATTTTTCCAAATATATCAGAAACGATAACCATAATTCTAGTACGAATATAGGCAAATACATGTCGAATCATATTTATTGATTGCATTATTTCAGCCCAAAATTTAGTCATCATTTGCACTGTCAAATGAATAGGTTGCATAAAGTAACCAATAATCGTAGCTAAAATACTCTGCGTACATTGATAAAAATTATCCGCAGTGTAATCTATCTTTGACACGGATGGAGGAGCATTAATTATACCTGCAAATGGCATAACAGCTGGATTACATCTTTGATTAACCCAATCTGCCTTAATTGGTTTGAGTCTATTCATTACATAAAAATAGGCAAAAATGATGAAAAATATAAATAATACAATACCAGTAACCACAACAGACCCACCATATTTATCTAAATATCCTATTTTTTTTGTTATTTTATTTACGTATGACCCGAATGTTTTTGGAATATTATCCATTATATAGTAACTGGATAATATTCATATGAATAAAATGTAATTAATCTTCCCAATCCCAGAATGTATATTCTCCAATTGGTATACGATGGTCGGAAGTAATTAAACAATACAACTCTGTATCGTGTTTATTTGTTTTTTCTGCGTTTCCATAAGAACTTACCTTAATATAATTTTCAAATATGTCATCTAATTTTCTAATATCATCTTCTTCATTATTTAATATTCTATGTTCTCCCGTTACATAGATGTAATCTTCTAAATCGCGACTCCAGATTTTATAGTATGGGTTACTTTTATCACCTTTTAATTTCAATAGACCTATAACACTTGAATTATTAGTTAATGTATCTCCTAAATTAATGTCTTTAATAGAAACTTGTTTTCCTGATTTTAATGTAATGGGTGTCGTTCCTTTGAAACATAATGTGCGCAAAATACCACCTATAGGTCCCGCCCAAATACTTTTACCCAATTTCATACTTGTTCCTATAATATACATAGTTGTTGTCATAACACCCACCATTTTCATTGCCAAATCTTTAATCTTTATCATAATTGTTTGAATTTGAATCAAAATGTTCATAAACACTCCGAAAATATCACCAACAATATTTCCAACCATGCCTCTTATGTATGCTATTACATTGCGAACCATATTAATTGCTTCTGACAATTCCTTTCCTAAGTTACCCATCATTCCAACAATGAAATGAATTGGTTCTAAAAAGAAACCCATTGCATTAGATTGCATTTTTGTAATACAGAATGTGAAATTCTCTATAGGATCAAAACCAAATTGTCCCGCTAAAGGCATCGCCATAGGATTACATCTATATTTTGGCCAATCCTTTTTTATATTTTTCAATCCCACAGATATTATGCTAAATACATACATACCCACGAATATTAATATTATTAATAAAGCAAGAATCATATCACTGAACTTCATATTAAAATATATAGTTATTTTATTTATGAAATTAATAATGACGTCTTCTTGATTTACGACTTTGTTTTTTTGTTTTTCGTCTTCTTTTGGATTTTCTTTTAGATTTTCTTTTGGATTTTCTTTTGGATTTTCTACGTCCTCTCTTTTTTTTTCTGAGGCGCGACTTTCCTCCAGTTTGCTTTTCAAAAGGGCTTTGGGGTTCTTTAGTACTTAAACCTTCTGTCGAATCCCCAACAGCATCTGCACCTTGTTGCTGGCTTGTCCCCAACCCTTTACACATATTAGCACCGGCGCTTGAACCACCAGCGGTAATACTTCCCCCAGACCCGGCTGCAGGTTGCGGGCATATAACTTGAGCAGCACCACCTTTTTTTCTTTTACCACCACCTACCAGAGCAGCATTAGCTTCTGTCATAGTCACTGCTTGAGCTTTTTGTTGGTCGGCCCCTGCTTTTGTTATCGCCGCCAAGGACCCACCATCCGCAGTTGATTGTGGACACCATTCTGGATTTTTTGTACAATCTACAGATGTAGGATTCCCACCTTTATGTTTTCGTGATTTTCCCATATAATGTATATTTAGATTAAATTAAATAAAAAGAAAGTATTCTAGTATGTTATAATGGATGATAAACAACGTTTAAATCTGCAGGAAATGATTAAAGCATATGATGCTGATGATAATACTTCTAAAATTCGACAACTAAAACATAGTCGTCTTATCCGCGACGAGGTTGAGAAAATGGTAAATTTGAAAAAAAAATATAATCGCATGATGACATTTGAACCAAAGAAATTTGAGAAAATTGTTATATCCCATTGCAACTTTCTTTGGACTAATTATACGAACATTTTTAATAGAATTATGAAAGACGAATTAAATCTTAATATTTTACGTAAATTCATTGATACACTCCGCGAAGTAGAAGATGGTGGTTTGGACCAGCACGAGGCATCTGTTAAAATCGGAGAAGTTCTAAAACAATTATATATTGATAGCGCTTTACAACGAGAAAAAAATTTAGACGTGGAAGATAAAAAACGCGCACCAAAACACAAAAAACCCGTTAATAATATAAGCTGGGCGAAATTTAAAGCCAGTGGATTAAATGAATCTGCTTAACAACTCTCCAATTTAACATTTTCCTCTGCATGTTTTGATTTATAAATATCTAATGTTCTTGCTGATGCATCTAATGCATTCACAAATTTCGGCATCCACATATATGGAATTGCCTCTTTACAATTTGGATAATATTTGTTGAAGATTTCTCGATATAAATATTTTTCACAACCAGGACCATCTAAATTCATATCTTTATATTTTTGTTTTGCATAATTTTGTATTACCTTGAACCAAGATTCTTTTTGCGCGCTAACTCCATCGCTAAATGCCTCTTTTCTACGCCATAAAACATCTTTTGGCAATAACATATTTTCATTATCAAATGCTTTTCTTAATAAATACTTCTCTATTTTTGTCTCTTTCATAATTTGAAATCTATATTGAGCAGGAATTGATAAATAACTTTGCACAAAATTCTTATCAAGAAACGGTGTTCTTGCTTCTAATCCGTGTGATGATATACTTCTATCTGAACGGAGCACATCAAAATAATGTATATCTTTTAATAATCGTTTACATTCATTATCAAATTCCAGAGCATTTGGAGCATAATGAAAATACATATAACCACCCGTAACTTCATCACTACCATCTCCATTAAAAATAACTTTCGCATTGCTGTTTTCTTTAATATATTTAGAAATTAGCCAATTGCCAACACTAGCTCTTACAGTAGTTGTATCATAACTCTCAATTGTTTGTATTACAGATTCTATGGCATCAAGAAATTCTACGGCACTTAATTCTATGGAATGGTGATGTGTACCTAGATAATCAGCAACTTTTTTCGCATATTTTAAATCTTCAGAACCCTTCATACCAATACTCCAAGTATGTAAATTTTTAGTGCCATGAAATTTGGCGACTAATGCAGTGATTAAACTACTATCCAATCCTCCCGAAAGCAAACAAGCTATTTCTCTGTCTGTATTATCAACTCTTTTTTTTACAGCGGCTATTAGATTATCTCTAATTGAAAGAAGATATTTGTTTTTATCTTGCATCCAACTAACATTTTCTGAGCAAACATTATTATAGTATTGATGTTTTATCATTTTTCCTCCGTCATTAAAATTTATTTTAGCATATGATCCAGGTTGAAATTGTTTAGCAACATAAGTACCACCGTCTATCATGTGAGTCATCATTTTAAGCTCCGAAGACAATGCATAAAAATAATGATCGGGATTATCTTTGTTATATGAAATAAATAATGGTCTGACTCCAAATGGGTCACGAGCTATAAAAACTTGATTTTGTTCTTTATCATACAATACAAATGCAAATACACCATCTAATTTATTTAACATGTATTCTATACCGAATTGTTTATACAAATGAATAATAATTTCGCAATCTGAACCTGTTTTAGCAGGAATGTCTAACATACTATGTAATTCTTTCCAGTTGTAAATTTCACCATTGCAGATGAGCACGCAATTTTCAATACAAATTGGTTGCTCCGAATGTGGATTGCAATACCCATTAATAGCCAAACGATGGAATCCAACTAAAATATTTTCATTAACTCTTGTACATACTGAATTTTCTGGTCCTCGATTTTGACCCTTATGAAAATTTTTTGTTTCAAAACTATCATCACCTTTAGTATCACTAGACAACACTGCAAAGATTCCACACATATTACAAATACTTTAATAGATATCTTTAGGTAATTTGAAATAATTATTCTATTGTGATAATATAATGGAAAATGTTGTTAACGAAGCTTATTATTGCCAACAAGGTAGAACAACCCAATTAAGTAATAGAATGTATAAAAGAAATGTTTCGGGTGTTCCTCTTCAAATGAATTATGACCCACGCCCAGTAGATACTAAATTTGTTGTATTTCCTATATTGGATTGTCGCCTTCCAGCAAATGTGCCGTGTGAGCGAAGACCTATCTATAATACAAGACATATGTTTGCGGGTAGTAGTCAATCTTTACCATTTAACGGTTATCAATCAAAGATTGATACCGAATCAAAGTTAATGAATATTGTATTTCCGCTACAATCTTGTCCGCAATCCAAATTTATTCCTAGTTCTAAAAGTGATTTGTATAATACAACTTATTTGACACCACCAATTGAAACAACGAAAATGACAAATCAATTATTATTTAAACAAGAACGATTCCCTCCATTTAATCCCAATATATGTAATTTAGGCAAAGATACTTTTAATAACAACACTAGAGTACAGATTAAAAATTTATAATGAATTAAGTAATTACATAAAATTATATTTGTTATGTAATTATAAACCATGGATGTCTCATTAAATTTAATTGATTTGCAGTATTTAACTAATACCGACAGGCTGACAAAACTTATGCAGAAAAAAGATTTACAACAAATTTCTCGAGATGATTTGGATTTTTATAAAAAACGTATCTTTCAATTAACAAAGGATATGTTGCGTGGAGAGAAAATTAATACAAAAGTTAATAAATCTTTTGTGAATTATGCTCAAATGTGTATTGACCATTTTAAGTTCATAGATAAGATGGAATTAATTCAAAATGACTATAAAGATATTAAATCCCCGGTTAATAAAAAAAACACATTTAATATGAAAAACAGTAATAGTATGATGTTAAGAAAGAAGCCGCACCAACCAAGGATTACTGATAATATTAAAATTAAAAGCACGAGGATAAATACACCTATTGTCATGCCAAAAACTAGAACTTTTAATTTAAAAGATGTGAGATTTCGTGAAAAAGGTTTGAAAAAGAAAAATATCAATGATATTTAAGATGACAGGTAGATCAAAAACGCGTAAATATCATAAACATAAGCATAAAAAAACAAGAAAAATAAAATTTCACAAAAATAAAGATAAGTGTTCTCCCAAAACGAATGATGATGAATTAGATTTTACTTGCTATAGTAAATCGGCACTACATAAATTAAAAAATACTTGGAATGCTAGACATCCGGACGTTAAAATCTATAGCAACGACCCCCAGGAAATATGGCAACATTTGAAAAAAAATATGCAGAAAACATGTCATAAGGAATCTTGTTGGTTAAGACATCAATGTATTAAAAATGATTTACCGTCAGGATTCTTTATGCAAAATTTCTCTCCAAAACAACCGAAAGAATGGACAAAGAAACCCAATACTTGGCTTACTTCTATTGAAATAGAACAATTAATGAAACAATATGAAAAAAAACATAAACATTTTATTTTTTTAGGACCTTCGCCTATCGATTATGACGTTCGAAAATTGCATAATGAATGTGTATGGGAAGAAATATGTAAATTTTCTCTATTAGACTATAAGAGTAAGGGAATCACCAAAATAGGTTTAATATTCAACTTGGACCCACACTATAAAGAGGGTTCGCATTGGGTTGCAATGTTTATTGATATTAGAAAAAAGGCCATTTACTATTTTGATAGTTACGGGGATAAAGCACCCGGTCGCTTGATGAAATTTGTCAGAACAGTTCGTAAACAGGCACGAAATTTAGGAGAAAAATATAAATTTGAACAAACCAGTAGACGACATCAATATCTAACCACTGAATGTGGCATGTATTCTTTATACTTTATAATCAAACTCCTAGAAGGTAAACCGATTTCTTTTTTTAAAAAACGAATCACTGATAAATATATGCGAAAGCTAAGAAGTATTTATTTTAATAAGCGATAGAATATTAAAAAGTATATCATTTTAATATTATATATGTCTGTTTATTCTGCGCAAAACAAAAGTTTATTGTGGCAATTATTATCGGACCATCCTAATCAAAAAAATAACCCGAAAAAATTCCAACATGTATTGGAATACCGCGTTACGGAGATTAATAAAAATCGTTTTAAATTTAATAATGATTTAATGATGATGAATAAAGAAATTATTAAACAATTTGCACAAGAGATGCCAAAACAACAACCACCAGCAATTAAAAAAACACCACCTATGACCAAAGGACAACTTTTCGAACAAAATTTAAAAGTACAGCAAAAAGATTTTAATACTTTAATTAATAAACAAAAACCAGAAGATATTGATTTCTCAGATAAAACAGCTGACGAACCCATTGATGCAAGAATGGTTGATACCACATTACAGGAACGAGAACGCGAGTTAAAAAAAATAATGGCTCAGTATAATCCAAACGAAAATTCTGCCAAACAATGGTTAACTGGAGAATCAACCTCTGCTCATTTAAAGATAGATGATAGTTCCAATATTACGATTGAGCCCACCGTTTTAACAGATGAAATACGAGAAAGACGCGTAAGATTTGAAGTCAAAGAAAACATTAAGTCATCCGCACCTGTGGTTAACGCGATGTCATTTTTACAAAAACTAAAAAAATCAGATGCTGAGGGGATTCTTCGGTATCTTAAACGCATAGAAGAAACTCAAGCAATTATTATTGATTTATTGAAACAACGAAATTAATACTTGAAAAAATTGAAAGTTTATCTCCCAATATTATTTAGCCATTAACGATTCAAACCAGACATAATGACTACCCAAACCGATACATTAGAATTTTCACTCGAAGAAATTCGGAAAGATACTTCCGTCTGCAAAGAATATCTTAAATCTATGCCAAAAAACAAATCACTACAACAAGTTATCGACTATGTTCACTCCATTTGTCCGCAACTCAAAGAGGAAGTTGAAGCTAAGAAAGCAACCTTTAACTCATCAAAAAAAAAAGACAAAGGCAATCTCGGAAAAATCGTCGAGTTCTTCATATTCGGACAACTACCAAATTGCTACCCAACGCCCGATTTACCATGGGGAGCTGACATCAAAACCACCCATTTCAAATCAGTATACAATAATAAGGGTTTCAGTGCCAAAGAACGCCTTACTATCACCAACTGCGGGAAAACAGGCGACTATACTACTTTCGTCCCAATTCAATTCGCGACCGACCTGAAATCGTGCAAATTCTACCCCAAGATTCAAAACGGGGTTCTCTTCGTCTTTGAGCACAATGACGACGCAGGAACATACAATGACCCAGCAGTCAATTTCCAAAAACGTCTCCTTGCCACATGCACATACAACATCAATGAGCTCCACACGGACATTCAAACTCAACTTCAGGCGGATTTCCAGGACATTCAGCAGAAAATCGCAAACCAAGAAGTCAGTCAAAAAGGTCAAAAATACCTTCACATTCATCCACATGGCTCAAAAAACACCACCACGCGCGCATTCGGCTTTACTAACAAATTCCTCACCACGCTCGTTGCATGTACAAACAATTTACCGCTAACAATCAAAGGTCGCTCGGTTTACATCGAAAAACAACACTTTAATTAAAAGACTCAATTATAAAAGATTATTAATTTTAATACTTTGCAATGATTTCCCTAGCCAATGTACAATATTCTTCACTTGTATCAATACCAATATATCGCCGCTCATTTTTTTTCGCCATTTTGCATGTAGTTCCCGAACCGGCAAAACAATCCAATACAACATCGCCCTCATTCGACCATGAAAGAATATGGTCTTCAGCCAACTTCTCTGGGAAAATCGCAGGATGTTTGTGGCTTTCTTTGTCCTTACTATTGAATCCTTTGCCAACATTATACTCCCAAATATTATTTCGTGGAGAGAAATCGGGGACAGGTTTAATATTTTTCGATAACACCAATTCGCCATTCTTTCCACGGTGTGTATTTTTTCCCCAATTCGTATGTCCCGCCCATTTATTCGTCTTATCACAAATCAAGTTCCCCGTTTTAATTTTCCCCTTGCAAAAGACAAACATATACTCAAATATTTGCGTATATCTTTTTCCAGTTCGAGAAGCAGGAAACGAAGATGTGTTTTTCTTATAAATCATGGTATCATGCAATTTAAAACCTCCATCTATAAATCCTAACGCTTGTCGAAAAGAAGTACCAGATTCTCCGCCGTTAATAACCGCATCCCCCACAATCCATACCATCACCCCACCTTTTACAATAACTCTGTACAATTGTCGCACAGTCTCTTTAAACACCTCCGCACCAAAGGTATAACCTTTGTAATCTCTAATATTATCATAAGGCGGCGATGTAACAACTAAATTCACGCACTCATCTGGAAATGTCGCCATCACCTCTTGGCAATTCCCACAATAAATCTTATCCATCCCCATTTTGACTTCAACCTTCTCCGTCGAACGAATTTTAAAATTCGCAAGTTTTTTCAAAACAATTTTGACTTTCCCCTCTTTTTTTAAATCTGCACTCATAATTGTATTAACAAATATTAACAATACAGATTTATATCAATTTTTTTACAGTATATGAGTGAAATGTTGTATTATAATTAAATCAAATTATGCACAAATTTCTTGGTTTCTCTATCTATGGATAATTTACCTACCGGGATAGCTTCACCACCCAATTTTACCGCTCTTTGATAACTTTCTAGGTCATAAACATCTCCGGTTGTTGCTCCTTTTTTGCTCGGTCTAAAAGCATAATTTTTCCCAGAAATATTTACTACAATGGCTTTCCAAGTAATCTTTTCATAATTTTTCTTTAGTTGTTTATCATAATCTGTTTCTATGGTCAATGCCGGTGTTGCAGTAAAAGTCGTTGGCACAGGTCTACCAAATGACATACACATCAACTGTTCTTTGTCGCCAGCTCTAGCGTGTAAAGCACAATCGAAAGCGGATTCTTTTACGGCTGTTAATAATTGTTTATTAATTTCCTCTTTAATATTAGAAGTTTCAAACAATGCTTGGTCGCTAGTTAAAGGAGTTGATTTATCTAGTTTTGATACATCTTTTTTCAATAAACCTTTCGAAGCCATCCCACCTTTTAGCGCAGCAGGCACTAATTGCTCATCAGTGAAGCGCATTAAATATAAATATACATTTACTCTTCGCTCATCCTCTGGAAGATCTTGATGACTACAAATACGTCTTGCCCTACCTATTACTTGTTCCATTCTCACGGGATGCCAATATGGTTCAACTATATGCACATATCTGGTGTTTTTCAAAGAAATACCTTCTGCACCACTAGATGTAATCATAAATACTTTAATTATTTCACCGTGATTATTATTAGCAGCGGTATCATTTAATACCTCTTTAATTGAGTCAGGCAGTTTTTTCCAATCTCCATTAAAAATTAACCTCATCATCTCTTTTACTTCTGTGGTTTCTGTTCCAGTATATAATGCATATTTTGGTTTATCTTCATCTCCTTCTTTAATAATAATTCTCCATATACCTTCTTTATCCTGTGCTATTTTAAATTGTGCAAAACCATTTTGGTCTAATACCATACTAAATATACCAATGCCTTCTAATGTACGAAACTGAGAGTATATTAAATGTAATCCTGAATTTTCTATAATATTTTCATACAATGCCAAAAACTTTGGACTATAAATTTGCAAACCACTAGGAATTAAATATTTGCCAGCATTTGCCTTTAAAGCTTCAATAGCATCTTTAATTCTATTTTCATAATTAGCATCACGATTAACTTTACGATTGGTTTCTACTTCATCTCTATCATCGTCTTCATGTCTGCCATCAATATTTGCAACTTCTTCTTGCAAACTTACTATATCCAAAATATCTTCGTTAACATCTCTTTTTAATACTTCCGCTATCTGTTCTCCTTCTTTTGGCTTGGGTCTGCTGATTTCAGGCGGAAAAACAAAATTACAAAATGCGCGAGAAAAGATTCTGTATGTTGATACACTGTCATCGTCACCGCCTCCTTTGCGCTTGCGAGCGTTACTCAATTCTGTTTTTCTCTCCTCGGCGCGCGCCATTTCATATACACCAAATTGATAATCACTCATTGGAATCATTTCGACAATTAAGTCGCTTTCAATATTGAATCGTGGCATTAATTCTTCCGTAGCACTTCGAAAATAAGATGTCAACCCCAAAACACGCCTTTTAAATAAATTAGTATTTTTAAAACTATTATCTTTTGGATCAATAAACATTGCTTTAAATTCATCCAGAGTATCAGGCAATGCTTTATATGGAGAATTTTCAGTTACTTTTAAAACACCAATGTTTGCGTCTTCCAACCGACTTGTTATAATTGCTAAGAATTTTTTTGTTGGCATATTTCCTTGTCTATCTAATCTCATGCCTTCATACTGGTCAGACCTATTTTTAGTGTTTACAAATCCAAATGGATTTCTAGTAATTATCAATTCATTGTTTAATGGATTGTATTCAACATAATCTTGGATGTTAAATGTCCCCAATATATCTTCTATTGTTTTTTGGTTTACTTTGCCTTTTTGTCTTATTGATAAATTAAATCTATATGTTCTAATATAACCACGAAGTATATTAAACAATATACCCAATTCATTGGGATAATTGATGATTGGCGTACCTGTTAACATGACTATCCTGCAATTTTCAGCTGATAATAAGTATTCGTATAATTTCATCGAAAGACTGTCTGGTTTTTTTAATTTATTTACAATACGACTAACGAAATTATGCGCTTCGTCTATAATCACTACTTTATTATCAAACGGATTTATTTTTCCATCATCCGTTAAATTAGATAAATGTTGCTTTTGTAACCCATTATAATTTATAAATTGATATTTTGCTCTAATCATTTCATCTATTTGTTCATTTAAAACAAATTTTTCTTGTGTATCTAATGATTCATAATTGCTCTCGTTTGCCACATTTACAAACCACGCACCTTTGTGTTTTTTAACAAATGACTCGGAAACACTCAGCATTTTTGCTAATATTCTGGTTTTCTTTGTATTATTATCATTGGATAGAAATTCCCAATACTGATTTAACCTATACATTTCATTACCACATTTTTTAATTTCATTCTGATAATTTTGTCTGAGTGATGCTGGGGTCAGGACTAAAATATGCATTGGATTTTGAAAACCTTCCGCTATAGCTATGGATGCGCAAGTTTTGCCAGCACCCAAACCATGGTATAATAGTAAACCCCTATATGGAGTATACAGGTTAATATAATCCCTAACGATTGATTGATGAGTCAAAAGGGAAAAAGCACCGGATTTAGACTCATTCATACTATCACAAGTAAGATTTTTAGATTCTTCTATTAATTCATCTTTATATGGTGCAAAAAGAGAGTTGATAAAATTCACAAAAATTTCTCTGTTATTTCTATAATATGACCCAGCGCGGATATTTACTGACGGTGGGGGTACAGGTAATTTACTACTCAATTCTCTTTCAAATTTAATTATATCAGGAGGTATTTGAGACCGCCTTAGTGATATTTTTTTTGGTAATTTTACTTTGATAACAGAAGCACCCGGTTTTGCTATCGCAGTTATTGTACCCTTTTTAATATTTTTACTTACTCTGATTTTTACTTTGCCTAATTTTTTAATTTTGATACTTGGTTTTACTTTGATAACCTCCTCAACAACAGTTTCCTCAGGAGTGTCCGATAATGCTTCTGTTAATACACGAATCTTAGCACTTTGTTTCATTTTTGGCACGGATAAGCCTCTGCGTTTTAATTTGTCCATTATAACACTTCTATCAAATTCTTCACCAGTCCTGTCTATAATTCTTGGTTTTGCTCTAACTTTTGCCTGACCTTCTGTAGGAATAATAATTTTGACTTTTTGCTGTGTTTTTGATTGAGGTTTTACTTCAAGTTGTTCTAAAAGACTACTCATATATAATACTTACTTATAAAAAGTTTGCTACTTTTTTTTTATTTGTTCAATAGCTAATCTACAAGCCGTTTGTTCTGATTTCTTTTTAATTTTATGTTTCCCTTCACCTAGAAAGATAAATAATTCACCATTATTATTTGTTAATTCTTCTTGTATTTTTTCAAAAGAACCATATGCACTAAATGGTTTAGAATCAGCAAAATCCACATTTACTATATTTTCCCCCATACAAATAAAAACTCCCATATGATAACCATCATCTTCGTCGTGTTCCGAAATTTCCATATAGGATGGTGTAATTTTGAATTCCTTTTGTATCATAACCTGTAATATATTTTTATAATTATCATCATTTTGCAGAATATCAGTCCAGTTAACATGTTGCTCAAATATACTTTCCACAAATGTCTGTGCTATCTGGAATCCAGGACCAGTTACAAATACATTTTTAAACCAGTCATCTTCATCTTTAATAGTAATTTTGTTAAAATCCAAAAATAAAGCTCCTAAAAATGCCTCAAACAAACAACCTAGTTTTTTAAGATTTGTTCGTGTTTTCTTCTCCTCTGCATTTTTAGAAAGAATATACCATCTATTAAGTCCCATTTCATATGCCATTCTTCCAATAGATTCATTCTTAACCAGGGCAATTTTCTTTTCTGTCATAAAACCCTCATTCTCTTTCGGAAACCGTCTATACAAATAGTATTTTGTAATACATTCCAATATACCGTCACCCAAAAATTCCAATCTTTCATTGGATTTGGTTTTTAAATCTAAACATTCCTTTGGTCTATCAACAATGGTTATACCATTCTCAGCATTTTCCAAATGTGGCCTCTTCACATAAGACCTGTGGACAAAAGACCTCGCGTATAAATTAAAATTATGCACTTTGTCAGGTACTCCATATTTTTTAAGTATCTCCGACACCTGTGTTTGAGTAATTTCACGGTTTTTAAAATTATAAGGATCAAAAATTAACTCTTCTTGATACTTATTGATATCTCCATCTTGTAATAGTGTTTTTGTAGTGACTTCCATTATATATATATATTACCGTAGTACCTTTTAAACCATTTTAGCTTTAACTCAAAGAAAAAAGCCATCTTTTATAATCATATCGATATTTGTAATTTTATCCACTACCAAATCCGCATCCAACAATTCACTCGCAGAACTCACGCCTGTTAACACACCAATGGTAATTCCGCACCCAGCATTTTTTCCTTCAAGCATATCATTACGAGTATCCCCGACCTTTGCTACATATTTTACATTCATTATATCATGTCGTTCCATTAAACGATGTATCATATACGGCGCTGGTCTGCCCATTTTCACATCTTCGCTGGAAATAAAATCATCAATATAATCTGTCATTTGTAAATGATTAATAATATCTCGTTGAAGCGTTCTATTATAACCGGTATTTAATGCTATTTTAACCCCATTAAACCGTAATCTATTGAAAAAGTTTGGTAGGTTTGGATCTATTAGTCTTATTTTTGAATGTTCTCCAAAATATGCATCCTTAAGATTTTCTTCAAATTCATCATAACAATGACTTTTAATCTGATTTAATTTTTTTACTGTCTCGGAATTAGTAGCCATTGTTGGGTCTGATAAATATTTGTTTACCATACTGCTAATTACTTCCTCTTTTTGCAAACCATACCAATTATTTATGTCTGTATCTTTGACAGGTACATCATTGTTTTTTAATGCATTGTAAAGTGTTTTGTAAACTAACCCTCCTTCATTAATAACTGTCCCCGCCATATCACAAACCATCAGCGAAATACCTCTACAAGCTAATATATTCATTTAATTTAATAAGCATTCGTGCGTTTAAATCTATTAGTAAATAACATATATTTAATTTTATAAATTGATTTAGAACTATTACTACGTATAAATTTAACTAAAATGGTTAAATACAGTTGCATTCGATGTCTCCAAGAATTCACACAGAAATCTCATTACAATCAACATCAAAAACGCAAAACACCTTGTCAAGATAATAAAAGTAAGATGGAAAACCAAATTGAAGCTTTGGTGCAAGAACAGTTGAAGCAACCGAAAAAGATAGTGAAAATTCGAATGAAAAATATTAAAATTAAAAAGCCACCGGAAAGAATTATTGTGGTTAATAATGATTGTATGGAAGAACTAGCAAAATTAGATGATAATAGTATTGACTGTGTTATTACTGATCCTCCCTATTTTATTGACAAACTCGACAATAAATGGTCTGCCGGTGACATTAAAGACGATAAAAAGAATAGTCATATAAAACATTTGCCAAAAGGTATGAAGTTTGATAAAAACCAAGTGAAAAGTTTATATGATTATTATCTTGCACTATCGCGAGTATTATTAACAAAAATGAAACCCGGTGCCTATTTCCTTTCCTTCTCGTCTCCTAGACTATATCACGCTATCGCTATGGCGGTTGAATTGGCTGGATTTGAAATAAGAGATATGATAAATTGGACTTATACGCAAAGTATGCCAAAAGGGATGTCGATGACTCATGTTATTAATAAAATGAAAGACATCTCCGAAGATGAAAAGCTCAAACTTATTGAAGAATATAAGGATTTCAAATCGCCACAAATACGCTCTTGTTTCGAACCAATATGTGTTGCTATGAAACCCATAACAACCACCTTTATTAGAAACGAATTGAAATTCAAAACCGGATTGTTAGACTTTTCACAAAAAGTAGGCATTGGCGGTGACAGAGTGCCGGCTAACATTATGATTACCGAAGAATATAATGAATCATATGATAAGAATTTTATGGTTCCAAAACCGAACAAAAAAGAAAAGGGTAAGGCCAATACACATATCACAGTAAAACCAATAGCTTTGATGGAACATTTGATACGACTATTCAGTAAAAAAAATGCATTGGTTGTTGACCCTTTTCTAGGATCGGGTACTACGGCGATTGCTTGTAAGAATACGGATAGAAAGTGTCTTGGTTTTGAACTTAATAAGGAATATTATGATATTTGTATTGATAGACTCTCTTCAGTCTAGATTTAAATTATTGAGTATATCTCGCAGTTCACGCTGTTGTGCTTTGGTATAAGGTGATTTACCTTGTTTAATTAATTTAGAGAGCTCGTCCGGTGTCGGAATTCTTGTTAAAGTGTCTATGAATATGTAGCGGTCTCGATATTTTGCTTGAATGGGTGGCTGCAAAACTAGGTTAGCCGAAGAGGAATCAGATGAAAATGGATTCTTATGACCTAATTGCCAGCTTTCATTCGGTTGATTTACATAATCTTCAAGAATATTCTTCTTAATTTTATTAATTTCTTCGGTTTTGTCTTCTTCTGTCCCGGCGTATTTAAAATCTTGTCGCATCGACCACTTATTTGATACACGATATGGATAACAAATATAATTTTTACCTCTTTCTTTACACGACTCAAATCCGTTCTGGGCTTTTTTATTAAACAGTTGCAACGGATCGCGAGACTGTATGTCAAATTTTTTACAAAAGGCGTTACAGTCATCTGCTTGCCAAAATTTCCATTTGTTATTAAGCATTGCCGCAAGGGCCTTGCCATTGCCTGAGGAGATGTTAGGTAATTTAAGTTTATTGCTTATAACAAATTGTTTGAATTCATCGGGGTAAGATTTAATCATGTTCGGTGTAACTTCTGTCATATTAATTCTGGTAAATACTTGCTTTTCAGATTTTGATTGCTTGGCTTTTGATATAATCAGTTTGGGTAACTTTACGAAAACGGACATTGTGGTAAATATACATATTAATATAAACTCTTTTTAATTTCAATTTTTATAGGATGTCATCACCTTGCTAATTTGAAATTATTAATTCATTTACAAGTCAAAAAACAAATTCTGTCGCATCATCAAAAAAGTTGTTAATACTTTTTTTTAAAGATTTTCTAATTCTCTCTATAAAAATATCTTCATTATTAATTATATTTTTAATATCTGCGTTATTTATTGTAAATTCATACTCCAGACGATCAATAAATTGTATAATATAGGGGGGTGTGTTTTGATTTTTTTTGAACTCCTTTTTAATATAATTAAATGGTGATGTTTTTATTTGTTTTAATTGTTCATCTGTATGCCAGTTTTTACATATCTTATTGCAAAAATAAAATATCTCACCGTGAAATGAGGAAAAATAGGATTCAACTCCGTCTTTGATAATTTCTTTCACCTCGTCGCATTTATCCCAATCCCAGTTGAATTCTTTATATTCATTCGTTTCCAATACTAGTACATAGGTTACCAGTTTTTTATTAGCAAAACGTTTTTTATTTTTACTTTTTTCTCTTTTTTCTTCTGGTTTATAAATAACAAATCGATTCAATAATATTTCTTTCATGACACTAAAAAAATTAATTTCGCTAAACGTGGTTTTTATGATAACATCAACGACATAATCTTTATTATTTCCTATTATTATAGACTCAGATTTATCTATTTTAAAATCATCTGTATTTCCTTCAAATGATACAGCGTGATCAATATTCCACGTTAATTCACCATATTTTTTTTCAATGCTATCAATCATACTATTGCAGGTTTCTTCAACAGGTTTTATTTTGCTGTAAAAACTTTGGGCACTTGGTTTTGCGTTAATTTTTATTTTATTTATGATTGAATATAAATCATTAATATTAAATTGTGTATGTTTCTTGTATCGATTAATATTCAGCATATAACTCAAACAAAGATAATCACATTCTGTGAATCCCAATGATTTAATATCTTTATAGTCTTCCATTCGTAATTTTTTTTTTATTTTCTTCATTCTATCATATATGTCTTGGGCAAACCCCTTATAATACTCATTATCGTAGTTGATAAGGGGGATGCGGGTAAGTGCCTCTAACGGAGATTTACTGCTAGCGTTTAAAATTTTCCAATATTCTCGGACTGAATCTGGTTTCCCGATAGGTATATTATTTATTAATTTGGTATGGGTTTGGTAACAGGGTCCTTTTAATCTTCTGTTTAAATAGAAATACAATAATGTTTTCCAAGTAGCATATCTCGAACAATGGTCAGTAAAATCAATGGTTTCTTTTATATCAAAATCTTTGGTTTCTTTTTTATATTCGATTCCATTAGTCGCAAGCATTTCCGCTATTTTATCATCTCCAATATAATCCATAAGTTTATTAATTTTAAATTTTGTGTTAATGTTAGGTGTAAAATAAATATCATCATTTAATTTAAATCTTTTATGTATATCGTCTCCATTTTGGATTAATTGAAAATATACTTTTCGGATTGCCCTGGTTACCGGCACATGCAAATGTGATTCGTAACGCAACCCTATTTTATTACCAGATACCAGTTTGAGAGTTCTCTCTG